TTGTATCGAAGATGTTACCAACCATTTCAGGTCTTGTTTCGTCCTTCGATACTGCTAGAGCCTGAGACTGGACCAATCTCAGGGTAGCTGTCCTTAAAGACAACCCGGAGAACATAGGAGTCTCACCCTTAGTTCCACCATTTTTATTCTGGTGGTTCACCTTAACACTCCTCCTTAGCCTCAACCTCGATCATTGCACCGGCTGTTTGGCCGGAAAGGTGACCGAGGCCGTTCACACGGATGACCTTTCGGTCTGCCGCAAGGATCTCCAAGACCAGGCTTTTCACGCTGATCGACCCATCCCAAAACACCACCGCAACGTCACAAGACTGAATCAGCAATTGCCTGCTGGAGACTCTACCCCAAATCCAATCTCGGATCCGCCCCCCGAAAGTGGGTTCTCCTCTAAGCTCCTCAGAGTCCCATACCTCCAGCCCAAGCCGTTTGCCACAACTCCGCACACAGGAGGATTCCGGCATTTTGGCGTCCGTGAGGAGTACCTTGGGGGGGTCTTTACGGACCACTCGTCGGAGTAGCCTTTCAATAAGGCGTTTGTCGATCACACACCCCTCATGGAACAGGATAGCCATCTTCATGGGGGAACCCCCTTACAAGGGGCGGGCAATAGAGAAGCTATGGAAAACCTGAGTTGAGACGTTGTTAAACTGACAGATCGCTGTGATCAAAGGGGGCTTTCAGAGGTACAGGATCTAGCCTTTTACACCGAAGAACGATCGTCCGTTGGTGCTGGTGCCCGTGAGGGACTCCGCTACCTTATCCAGGTTCGGATAGGTCACCCCCCTACACTCGAAACCCTCTTCCTTCACCAGCACCTTGATCATGCTTCCCCCGTAGCGCCTCTCGATAACGGTGCCCACAGCGATCACCTTGGGGTCTCGCTTCTTCGGCTTGGGTTTCGGGGGTGCAACTTCGGCGGGAGTACCTTCCTCGGGGAGGATCTCCGGGACAGGCTCTGCAGGGGTCTCTGTAGGGGTAGGGGATGCCTCAGAGGCGTTTTCGTCCGAGAGCAGCATGGGAGTGGGGGTGGCGTTGATTTCGGCCACGTCGGCGTCCGTGGGGCTGTCCACAGGTACCGGGATGTTGCTGGGTCGTTCCGCCTTGATGATTTCCGAGAAGGAGAGCCTTCGGGGAGGGCGAAGTATCACGTCCCCGTACATCAGAGCACCGATACGAAGTACCCCAGCCAGCGTGTTGATCTTTTCGACTGTCCCAGCGGAAAAGGCGGACACCGGATCCCAATAGGAGATGGAATCCCCTACCCTGATGTTTGTAGGGTCACCCTCGGCGGGCGCTGGCCGTTTGCCCTTGCCCTTCCTACGGTAGATCAGTGTGAATGCCATCAACTACTCCCCCTCCGACACGTTCTCACAATACGTACCACCGAGACCCCCGTTATTATTACTAATTATTTTGGGGTAGCCCGTGTCGTTGTCAACGATCACTTGAAGGGCATAACGTACCCCAGACATATAGCTCTGATCCAAAGTCGTCGTTTGCTTATCCATACCGAATGGGACATCGGGAACCTCCACTGTGATCTCGGTCGTCTGGGAGACACCGGCCTCGTATGTTAAAAACACCATTAGAACGTAGGCGAAACCATAACCCTGTGGTGGTGGCGGAGGAGGTACCACCTTGGAAATATCCAACGTCACGATCCACGCCCCGTCCTCATCTGTCATTGATGTGATCTCAGGAATGAGTTCGTCAGCAAGGTTGTAACACAGAGATTCAGCATCTGACGCCACAAAACAACCAGTAGCAAGCGGGTTGAAAAACCAGATGGATGTCTCGTGGTTACATGCAAACGCTGATATGGGTCCGGGGTATTTCAGAGCCATCGTAAGCCCACCGAATGACCCCACCGTCTTGAAGGTCACTCGAATAAGGGGTTTTTCAGGTTCCGTCGTATCCGCATCAAAGATGTCGAAATCCGTGTCCTCCCCGACCGGCGTGTCAGAACTCTCTACGTCCAGATCTTCGGTGTCATCCCCGGTCTCGGCATCCTGCAAATCAGCATCTCCAGTTTCGTCAGAGACCCTGTCAAACACCGTATCCTCTCCCGGCAGGAAGGTGTCCTCCCCAGGTTCCACATCCTCAATCGGGACGTCCTCCCTAGTGATGGTGTCCTCACCACCTCCTTGGTACTCGTCGCCTTCTACCCACATGGTAGGATCCTCGATGTCAAAGCCGGTTCCGCAACCTGTCAACCCTACCGCCAAAGCCACCAGCAACCCGATGATGTGTCTCATTGCTCCCTCCTAGAAAACGATGTCGATGTCATAGTCCCGAGCGAAGTCCACGGCGTCCGTGGGGTCGAGCACCATCAGCTCGTCATCACTCGCATCCCGAGCCGAGTATCCCGTGATGGTCAGACCCTGTCGCAGGATCTTCATTGTTGCGATCAGGCTGTATGGAGCACCCAGGGCCTGCTGTGCCGTGCTGAACACCCTGGGAGCCACCACAGGGGCGGGCGGTGGTGTCACCGGAGCGGGAGCCACCGGGGGCTGGGTGAGTACCGAGGTCGGAGCCGAACTCACCGCCTTGGCGGTCGGGAACGTTGCTACCGGGTTCCCCGTGACCTTGGCGAAGTTGACTGCGCTCATCCGTACATAGGGGGTATGGGCGTAAACGTACCCCTCGGAAGTCTTGTCCGCCACCCGCTGCCGCAACTTGTCCCAGTCGATGAGCCGGTACTGCGGGGAAGAGCCGATGGCCCCGTACCCGATCTCGACCGCCTCGTTGATGCCCCGCCCCGTGGCGAACCAGTACTTGGAGGATACGCCGCTGGCGTTGGCCAGATTTGCCCCGACAAACTCCAGGCGGATTGTCCACGGGCGTCCCCGCCCTGCGATCTGCTCCGCTTCCTGCAACGTCAACTTGGCCATCACGTTTCTCCTACGGGGTCATTTGCCCCTCACACTGTCTACTCTGGTCCCGGCGACGATGATCCCACAATGATCCTACCATCCTTAAAAGAGAGCGCCAGCGTGGGATCATCTGACCGACCCTCAGAGTAGCTAATGTGAGGGGAAAGGACCCTGATCAAGGAGCACCCAATGAGCATCGACACCGCCAACGTCCACAGTATGTACCGGGGAAACAACCCAAACCCCAAGATCGGAATGGGGGCCACCATGATCATAGGGTCCGACCGTGAGCCCTACACAGTGGTCGAGGTCAGTCCGAATGGCAGGCGCTGCGTGGTGCAGGCCGACCGATCCATCCGCACTGACGACAACGGGATGTCCGACTGCCAGGACTACGACTACGAGCCGAATCATGAGGGCCGCAAGGTCACTCTGAGTCGCCGCAAGAACGGCGACTGGCGACAGGTCGGCGGCACCCAGCTCTTCTACATTGGGTACCGGAGCCGGTTCTTCGACTACAGCTTTTAGGAGGTCTGAGATGGACTCCACCCTTTCCCACCACGTTCTCGCACAGGTCACGGCTTCACACTGCTGCGTGTGCCGTGCCCACCTGACCGACGCTGAATCGGTAGAACGGGGCATCGGACCCGTGTGTAGTCGCAGATACTACGACCCCGTTCACGTTCCGACCGAGGCACAGGTGATGGACACTCTCGGCCTGCTCGCCGTGTCCAACCTGCCGGACCACCTCATCGATGCCTTCCTGACCCTGGTGAACAACGATCACACCAACGCCCGCAAAGCCAGCAACCTCCTGGTCTACTGGGCGTCAGCCCACTACGCCGACCGGGACGAGGTCTTCAAGTGCTGCGCCCTGATCCGGTCCCTCGGGTACACGGAACTGGCAGACAAGCTGGAGGTGGATCGTACCGAGGCGATGATCCTAGACAAAGGGGACCATCTCGAAGCGTTCATCTCGGACAAGGGCAAAATCCGCAGGGATATGAGTTTCATCGAGGGAGCCAAACACCTGATCGATGAGGAAATCGGTCTGATCGGGAACGTCACCAAGACCCGGATCAAGCGGGGCCACAAAGTCGGCTGGTGGGTACCCAAATCCGAGGAGGAGCACTTCCTGTGTGTCCTGGGTGTCAATATGCCCCGGTCCCTGGTGTGCGGAACGAAGGGCCTCTACGAAGTCCCCTACCGCCGCTGGTCCGACCTCATGAAGTTCCGGCACAAAACCAAACCCGCTGACCCGAAACCCCGCCTACCCGTTCAGTTGGAAATGAATCTGCTCAAGGTCATCCTGGCATGGGATCCGGTCTTCGTAACCGAGGGAACGGATGGGAAATTGCGAATAGTGACACCTTACAACGACTCCTTCATTGCCCAGCTCAAACTCCAGGTTCCCTATCGCCATCGGGCTTGGGAACGAACACAGCGGTACTGGGAGGTGTCTGCCATCTACAAAGACATTGTGCTAAAGATAATTAAAGAGAGCTACGGGGTGGCCACTCCCGTATCGAGCGCGACCACCCCGTAGCATATCAAGGAAAAGGACTTACCCGCCTCCAGGTTCGTCCCTGTAGTTCCGTCAGGCCGACTCGACCTTAGAGGCCCCCGCAGACAAGTGTTTGAAACCCAACTCCCACATTGCCGGAGCAGCCAAGCCGCCTCCAATACCCTGCGTGAGAGCCACGACCCAGGACTGGCCACCAGCCAATACCAGTCCGACCGCTGTCAGGCACCCCAATATAACAGTCACCCACGGGACAGCCTTCTTCGGGATCTTCGCCAGAATCTTGATCCGCCGCAGAAACCAGACGACCAGCATCAGGATGAAGCCGATAAATGCCGTCCAAGCACCGTGCGCTGCCAAATCAATTGCCGTCCCGATAGCTTCCCCCGCTTCCGCATCGGTCTCGGGAGGTACGACGATCTCCGCCGATGCTTCCTTCTCTTCTGCTGCGGGTGCTTCCTCTTCAGCCACAAGGACGATCTCAGAGGTTTCCTCCGCCATTACGGGGGCTTCCTCCGGGGTCTCCTCTGCGGATGCTTCCTCCTCGGCTACCTGAGCAGCCTCAGGGGTTTCCTCGACCACCACCAAAACCGGAGCCTCCTCTGCAATAGGAGCCTCCTCAATCACGGGGACATCGACAGGAGCAACCTCATGGGCAGCTTCCGCCGGAGTTGCGGGCGCATTCTCTGCAATCTCCGCCGCCGGAACCGGAAGTTCCTCAACGGAAGGTGCCTGACCCATGAGTACCATGGAGCCAAAACAGATGAGAGCAAAAAGCGCCAGTTTCCGAACGTTGCTCATTTTCTATCCTCCTTCAAAGACAGTGCTCAACACTGTCAGACATAAACAAGACCCCCAAAGCGCCACAAAACTTGGGATTTGTTATACGAAACAGGAAAGTTACTGTCCCAATTCGTTCGTAAAGTAAGGGTAGTCTTCTTTAGACTCCTTATGGACCCAACAACTACACCACGAGTACGATGACGAGCCTTCACCAAATCCCAATGTCTAAAACCCCGAAACTCAAAACGCTTTTTCGTGGGATTGTTTTCCCATACCTTCGTTCTCTTCGGGATAACCAAAAAAGACCTTAGACACAAGTAGGGCTTGCAGCCCCGACAAACCATAGCAACGGCATCTAAGTCATGTGCTTTCTCCAACTCAAGACATTTCCGCCACTTGGCAGTCATCCACCCGAAACAAACCTCGATTCTTAAGCCAATCCCATGAAGAAGCTCCCTCAGGTAATTCTTACCTGCTTGTAGATGAGCAGGATACCTAAAAGGACGAGGCTTCTTTGTCAGCACCCACAATCCTTCATGAAGATCCGCATGACATGTCCCACAAAGAGTAAGCCCATTTTGAGGGGAATCCCCACCACCTCGACTCTTAAACTGAATGTGGTGGGCTTGAAGGCGATCAGAGGTACCACAATGTTGACACTTGTATTTGTCTCGCCACAGCACCTTAGCTCGAAAACCCCCCTTACTGTATTCAGATTTCTGAAATTCTGCCCCTGTCAATTTTCGTCCTGCAACCAAACTACTTGTGTCAAACTGACCTTCTTCAATCGTAGCCTCGATGATGTTCAACCTCTTTTTGAGATCGACAAGCACTCTCAAAATGGATTCTTTCTTCTGTCGGATCGTTGGGGGCAGAAAGCCCCTTCTACCCCTGTTCCTGAATCTCGGTGCCCGAAAGCGTAACCGACTTCTCCTCGTTCGTCGATACGCTGCCCGTTGTGTCATTTTCCTCGAAACGTCTTGTCTCAAACGAATTGTGCCTCGGAAAACAACTTCTTTCTGATGCCTGTTTACAACTGCAATACCAACGTGTTTCGCTCCATCATCGATACCAACAGTGAAGGCTCCAACAGGATTCTCAACAACACGGCTCAATTGAATCGTAAACGGCACCACTTGGTGTACCTGGGCACGACCAGCTCGCAACAATTTTCTAGAGCGTGCTGGGTGAGTGGGAAGTAGCTGCTTCCCGTCAGCGTCAATCACAAAGATTTTCTGTGTCATTTAAGACACCTCCCGAAGGGAAATTGTTGTCCTCGGCAAAGTTTCCGGGCCTCTGGTTGTATCGAAGATGTTACCAACCATTTCAGGTCTTGTTTCGTCCTTCGATACTGCTAGAGCCTGAGACTGGACCAATCTCAGGGTAGCTGTCCTTAAAGACAACCCGGAGAACATAGGAGTCTCACCTTCAGTTCCACCATTTTTATTCTGGTGGTTCACCTTAACACTCCTCCTTAGCCTCGAAGCCGCATGTTCGGTTTTGTTCGCCTTTCATGAAGCTCCATTGTGTGTGGCCAATATCAACCGTTCAATGATCGCAGCCTTCGTCCCGTTCGTCGGGATCTGCAGCTTACGAGCGATGACCAGCAAATCGACCCTCTTCAACGTCTCAAGGATTTTCCTGGGAGGGAGGGGTTCTTCGAATGAGATGGCACCGGGCTTTGGAGGCGTGTCCACCCGGTAAACCTTCGGTTGTCCCACCTCGGCCAGTTGATCCTTGATGCGTTCTCGTTGTTCGGCAGTGAGACCGGGATTGGTCAGAGCCTGCCGAAGCTGTCCCTTGTACGCTCCCTCATAGGGTTTACGCACAGCGGGGTTGATCTTGTCTCTGCAGATGAAGGGCATCAGAACATATCCCTCAGGCCATCTGCTACCGAAGGGTGATGGACAACGGACTTGATCAAGTCAATCTGATCCCTATCCCAGCTTCCCGTCTGGGGGCGCAGCCTGACGTACGCCTGCATCTCTCGGGGCTGGTGCTTGTCCGGCTCGAAAAACACTTCGCGACCGAACTTGCTGGGTATGCTGTTGTCCTCCAAGATGAGCCGTGCTGCACGCCCCACCTTGTACAACGCACTGTCCCACCAATTAAGCTGCGAAATGAGGTGGTGTGCTCGCCCGAAACTGGCGAAACTCGTCCACAGAACCAGGGTGTGGGCGTCGACCATGGCGTAGACCTTGGGGGCCACACCGTAACCCGCCTGCCGTGTGGTCTCAGCGGTTAGGTATTTCTTCGCCAAGGCTTGTGCTCGATTGCTCATTGTTACCTCTGCTCGTCAGGGTACACTACAAGCTCAACGTCAGCAGGATTCGGAACGGCTCTGCTGTAACCCTTGAACATAGGCTTCCCGTCGATACGGAAGCGGTCGGCTGCTGCCCAGCCCTCACCATAGCCCGAAGGTGAGATGCTCCCACCCAGGTTGACACCCTCAGTCCGTGACTGACCATCACCCAGGATGCCGTTGGTGATCACCACCATCTGGATCTCGTCCCCGTCCGTCACCTTGTAGGTGCTGCCCGAGGGAGTCACGTCCTCACGGTAGTTCCGCACGAGCATTGCACGGCACCCCAGGATCCCGCCCTTGAGGACAGGCTCAAAAGCACTGGGGAAGGTGTCGGACACCCAGTTAATGGGAGCGCCAGGGTAGTCCCCGCTGAGGGTGAAGGCTGATCCACCACCCCGATACAAACGGAACCGGCGGGAACCCGTGGGTCCACCACCACCTTCGCTGGTCTGACGCCAGGCACCGAAACTCGTCACCGAAATGGACCCGTCAGCCAGGGCCAGGAGTTCCCCAGGCTCACCAAAGAAGCGAGTGTACTCGCCGCCCTCGGAAGTCAAGGGCATCACCGTCTGGATGGGCCTCGGACCAGTCGGACTGGTCTTGACCGCAGAAGCGGTATCGTTCAAGGGGTTCTCACACAGGAAGTCGCTATCCTGGAGGAGGGCACCCATCGGGAGCCTCTCCGTCATTCCTGTGATGTTGATCTGGCTCGTCCCGTCCCCCGCATTCATCGGAAGGTTGTCCCCACCCAACAGCGGGGACATTGACTGGCCCTGGACTCGGACAACCGTGTTGTCGTGGGGGATCTCCATCCGAGCAATCGACTGCGGGTTGACGGCTCCCACACCACGCATCGCAACGGTGACACCTCGCCCGGCCTTCCCCGTGGGAATCGCTTCGATGCGGACCTTGTTGCCCCCAAAGGACATCTGCTCCTGCGGCGTAGCCGAGATCGTCTGCTTCAGCTTGGAGTGTCCATTGATCCTATCAGCCAACGACACGACAGTCCTTTCAGCCAGCCCCCCCGTGATGTCCGTCTTCAAGACCCGCACGAAGGTCGTCTCCCCACCCATGTCATAGGTGTAGAGGGTCAGGTCCATGGGGTCGAGCATGCCGAAGCGCAGTGTCACGGGGGCACCACCACCGAGGGGACCAACCGTGGGGTTGTGTACGAACACCTGAACTGTGCCCGGTGCTGTCACCTCTGCGGTAAACAGAAGACCAGTCTCAGCGGCAACGGTGCTGTAATGCACCACCAGTTTCTGCGTCGGGGCTGCCCCTGGGAGTGCCGTGAGGGCGACAACGGGAAGCATCGCTCCTGCTCCTACAACGGGAAGCGTCACCCCAGCAACATCAGCAACCGAGGGATCCCCCCCCGGATCAGAAAGGAAGGCAGCCGGTGTCCAGATATTGAAGTACTGGAGGGTCACTGTGTCCGCTGCCGACACCCAACCCCGGACCTTCACCAGAGGTGACGTGTCCGTGCTGACGAGCACAGAATCTGCCATGAGGGAGGCACCCGCCACCGTGACAGTGTCCGTGATGACCTGTCCCGGTGCAATCTCCGTGGGGTTGGGGAAACTAAGGCTCCCCGTACCGACCTCTCGAATCGTCCTGGTCTCGTTTACTGTGAAAATGTCCTCGGCTGGGATATTCCAGGGGGCTGCCTGAAGGATGATGGCGTTGGCGTCGGTAGCGGCCCACAGGTCCACCGCTGTGCCGTCCAAGAGTCCGATCCGAAGCGTGAAATAGTCCGTTGCCGTGGGGTTCAGTCCAGCATTGTAGAGCAAGTACAAGTCGAGGGACGCCCTGGACGTATTGGTCTTCTGTCCCTCGGTGAAGGCACGGGGGAGAACCCGGAAGGGAACGTCCACCTCATCCATGTACCGATGAGCAGACTTAGCGTTGGCTTCGGTGAAACCCACATCCAGGGGTGTGCCCGGATAGAGTTGGCCACCGATCTTGCCGGTACCCATCGTCGTGTAGAAGTCCAGGGACGCCAGCACCTCGAACGCATGAGCATTCGGGATCTCAGGAACGAAATCCCCATTGGCGTCGTACTGCTCGATAGGCATCCGCATCGCATACTGAGCGCCCACCGAAAGCTGTCCATAGCGAGTCTCGTAGTCGGACTCGGTCTTCGCACCACCACGGCTCATGTAGGGGTCGCCCTGGTAGACCGTGCGGTTGTACGCTGCGTAGAACTGATCGTGGTACGCAGCCGGGCAGGGGAGGACCATGTGGACCCCCCGGATCTCCAGGTCATCTCCGTCTACGTTGCCGCCCGGAGTACCATCAAGGCCGAGGCCCGTGCCACCAAACTTCCTCACGGTGACCAGGTTGTTCTGGTCGATGAAGCCCCGAGCGAAACCAAACGTCGAGCATTCCACAACGTAGTGATAGTCCTCCGGCACGTCCCCGTCGATGTAACCCACAGCACGTGTGATATCAAGGGCGTTGAAGGGAATCAGGTAAGTATGGTCTCCGTCGCTCTCGCCAAAGTCCTTAGCCCCACCCTGGAGGATGAACAGCGTCTGCTGGGTGGCATCCTGCCTGAGAAGGTTCGGGACCGGATCCGTCTCAGGGTCAATCCGGTTGGCCTGGAAGCTCCGGCCACCCTTCGCATCGAAGTCCCTGACATCGTACACACCGTAAAGGCGTGCAATCCCGTAGTAGGGCGGAAGCTGAATGCCCTTGAGACCCTTACCGAAATCCGAGGAGTTGACCGCAGCCAATTTGTTCACGACGCCCTGAGCAAAGGGGTTGACCGTGTTGATGTCCTCGGGTGCCCGCCGTGCCCAAATGAAGGGCAGCGTCTGCATGTACGCAGGCATCGTTCCGCTGCGCCCATACTCCCAGGGGAGGACGCCACCGCCACCGTCCGGGATGTTGCCCGTGGCGAAGAACATTGAGTAGACCGCCGGGACACTCGCAGCCGTGGGGTGCCCACCGATGATGTTGAATACCGGGCTGGTCGTATCTGCCTCATCCTTAAACAGGTGATTGATCCCGCTCAGGAAGGGGCCGGTCCCACTCGCCTGGTCTACGTAGTAAGGGATGTCCTGCCGACCGAACCGGGGCATGAATTCGTAAGGGACGGGGAAACCCATCTTTTTGCCCGTGCTGTCCTGGGAACCAGCCGCCCCCGTCCAGATCAGCAAAGCGTCCTTCGCCACACTCGTCAGGTTGTAGGTGTACTCCCCGAACAGGCACCTGTTCGCCGGAATCGGTACGGGAGCGATGACGTCCACGAAGGACTGTTCCTGGAGGGTCATCCGGCGATCCCGGAAGGGACGGAACAGGACGGTCTTGGAACCCCGGTCGAAGAACAGTTCGTTCTCCCGATCCTGCTCGGTGTACCCGATCACCTCCCCACCGTAGTTGGGGGCGAGGGGGGCATTCCAACCGAGACCCGGCAGACGGTTCCAAAGCTGGACGTGGCTGGGTTGCCAGTTGGTCTCGTCCGTGGGTGTCCCCACCGCACTGAAGGTCGTGTCAAGGGATGCAGGGCTCTGCCGGAGGTAGGCCCCGTTCGTGTCCGTGGTGCCCCCCTTCATGGAGAAGCGGACCAGTTCGTCTGGGATACGCACCATACCACCCCGACCCGGATGGTAGAGCAGCGCCATGCTGATCAGAAGCTGTGACTCGACCGCTGCACGAGCCGCTACGAACGGCATCGAGATGTCGTAGTTGTAGCCGTGGCCGAGGTACTCCCGCTTCCACGGATGCTCGGTCAGACCACCGATGTCCGTCAGCACGATGGCCATATCAGCGACCTTCGTGTTGTAGCTTGACACGTCGTCAGCGTTGGTCTCCTGGGACCGGAACTCCACCGTTACGGTGTTGCCCGTGGCACTGTCGAACGCCGTGAACTCTGCACACACGGAAACAACCCGGATCTCGGTGGCTGCGGAGGGTGTGGACGCCGTGTAGGGCACCGTTCCAGCACCAATCACCTTCCAGCAACCATTGTTCTGGTTGCTGGCGTTGTCACCATAAATGACAACGTAGACCTCGGAAGAGTACCCCGAGTAGTCCGTCCCATCCGCCGTAAGCATCCCGTAGAGAGTGCGTTTGCCCCGAAGCAGAGGACTGGAAACAGCAGTCGGATCGTTGGCGATGTTTCCAGCAGCGTCCAAGGAGTAGTAATCACCCAGCGCATCAAAATCGATACCCACGTCGATGGTACTAACGGTACCCACCGTTGTCATATCCGCAGTGGCCACCGCCGTGATACGCATCTCCGGGCGCAACATCCCACCGAGTACGATGAAGGGCTTCTCGAAGTTCGTTTCCCGGTAGGGGGAGAAGGGTCCAACGTGACGAGCCTTCCGTGCGTCGCTGCTGAGAGCGGTCGGAGGCTGTTCGTTGGCCCGCTCCTCCAGGAAACGCAACGTGACTGGGTGCTGATTGCCGTTGGCCGGGTCCACAATGGGGTACCCTGACTTCCAGTACTCCTTGGGGGTCACGGCCCGCACAGCCCTGGTGTCCCCGTCCCTGAAGGTTGCCCGAGCACCTCCCGATCCGGCCAGTCCACCTGTAAAGAGCAAGAGGGTGGTGCCGTTACAGAAGACATCGGTCGCAGGCTGTCCGAACACATTCATGAAGCCACTGGGGTAGAACCCGGCTCCCACGTCCCAGGCGAAACCCGCCCCGGAGGTGAAGGTGTTGGCGTTGGTCAGTCCGACGTTCCCGCCGTCCTGGATCGCCTCGTTATTCAGAAGGACCGTCACGTCCGGCTGGATGGTCGCTGCGTCCGACCAGATGGTACGGATCCCGTCCGGGCCATCCGCAGCCTCAGTGTGGTTCGGAACAGCAATGGAACCGTCCCCATAGAGGTAGGTGATCTCGTGGGTTTCAGGCCCCTGGGTGTTGCCTGCCGCAGCGTGTTTCCAGGTGGCGTGCAAGTCTCCCTTGAGGAGTGCAGCGACGTTGTGCTCCAGGAGCCTGCCAAAGTCCCAGTCGTTGGGATTGACAGCATGGCGCATGTCCATAATGTCCTGGGCAGCGACCTGGTCCGAGTACAACCCATCCGGGCGGGTGTTGAAAAACCCTACCTCAGTGGCCGCTGCGTGCCCCACAGCCGCCGTTCCGTACCGACCCCTACCACCGGCAGGGATGGTGATCGTACCGGCTACAAGGTCCAGTGCGCTAATCCCAACGATCTCGTTCTCCAGCACCAGGAAGACGCTGGTAAGGACGTGGTGCGTGTCCTCCAAGCCACAACCGTTCAAGTTCGTGACGTTCACCATCGCATCGGCCCCGGCGGGGTCCAAAGCGTCAGTCGGGGACAGGTCGTTGGTGAGGGTTGCCTGCAACAGCACTCGTGCTCCCAAGAGGGGGTCCGGGAGGAACTTGCTGCTGGGCGTCCTGTTGAACGCACCGTTGTGGTTCGGATTACCTGCCGTGTTGACCGCCATATAGACGTTGGAGCAACGGCGGAAGATGGCACAGACCGGGACAGCATAGGTGTAGCCATCGATCGTGCCGAGAGAGTTGTTAGGATCCCCTGAACCTGCACGCCAGAGGCTGGGGTCACCCAGCGCCTCACGCATATTGACGAAGTTGTCACCACCGACCGGAAGGGCTGCCGTGCCCTGTCCGAGCACGTTGGGGTCATCCAAACCCTCGGGATAAACGTCCAGTGCCACCGAAGCCCCGAGGCCGGTGCCCTGTCCGTGAACCCTGAGCCTGTACTGGATCTGGACCCGAGCCGTGGTTTCGTAACCGATGGTGGGATCCTCAAGATCGTCAGCCAGATTGGTGCCGCCGTACTTGGTGTTTCCGAACTTCCAGATGGTAGAAGCGGATGGCTTGTTCACCGTGGAAGGGTTGGCGTCTACCCGAGTGGCCCATGCCTCAAGGAAAATGAAGTCTATCCGTGTGTCACTTTCGGGCGGCGGATACAACTTGATGATGTTGGCAAGGTCACCCTCGACCGTGGTGGACCCACAAACAGGAATGACCCAGCCATTGACGTTCGCCCACAGAACCGGATCCTGCTCCGCAGCCTCGCCGGAACCAAAGGGTACCCGAGGGTTGCCCAGCTTAATCTGGTTTGCCCACAGGGGATCCGTCTGGTAGTCCTGCACAGTCCTGGTCGGGTCCATGAAAAACCCAGAAGGGAGCATCGTGCTGACAAGTTCCTTAGACATCTCGGAGGAAATGTCGTCCTGAAGCGATAACTCAGAATCGAGTGGGGGGCGACCTTTCTGCCAAACGACATGCCGGAACTGCCGCCTGTAAGCATCCAGTGTCCGGGAAACCCCGCTGCCATAGTCCTTATTAGCCATTCTATTTCCTCCGATAAACGGGAAGTCCGTATAATTGCCGGTGTCTCCCAACAGTTTTTCTTGTCAGGCCCCATTGTGAGGCAAGCACCCCATCAGACACCGTACCTGCAAGGGGATGCCATGGATACCGTTGGGCAATGTCCAGACAAAAAACGGGCACCCCGATCTTTTTCCTGTAAACACAAACTGCAGCAGGGGTCACACCCCCTTCTTTAGCTACTGCTACGTCAGACATTGTACCAACCAGAGCATGCCAACTTCTATGCCGTTCCGGCACAGGAGGGGCAGGAGCAAATAGCGTTTGTGGCCCCGTCGTTTTTCGTTGCCATCTCAGTTCCAAACCCGTGTTGTTCCGCCTGGGGTTAATCAGTTTCCGCTGTGTCCGTTCCCGGTGACAGTTGGCACAAACCACGTCGCACTTGGCAGCCTCTGTCCGAATGGCTGCCTTTGAACCGGCATGTGGAACACAGCACAGCTTTTTCCCACGGACATGGTCAAAGTCCATCTGGCTGTAGTGGAATGTATCCCCACAGTCAATACAAGGGACAGCCTTCAACGACTGAACCAACCTGGTGCGTGTGCTACTCTGCTTGGGAGGGTGCCAAGTTCTTAGTCTGTGGCAACGCACACAAACCACGTCACACTTGTTGATTTCAGTCAAAAGCCTGCTCCAAGGAGCAGCCGTTTTGTGTATGAGATGGTTGATGTTCCACAACTTTGTGCTTGGATCCAGATGATCAAAATCCATCACATAAGGAGGGTAACTCATACCACAATCCTTACAGGGAACACTCTTCAAACGATCAATCTCCTGCTGCCTCTCAGCTTTTCGCCTGCGTGAGATCACAAGGTTCAGTGCCCGGTAGTGCTCCCTATTCTCCTCCCTGTACTTTGCCCATCTAGCCTTCTGCTTTTGATACCGTTCACGTCCGTATTTCCGTTCACAGTCTCGGCAATGCTGAAACCCCGGACGGCACTCACCGGACCCCCCGCATTTGGAACATTTGTGCAGTGTCTGAACTGTGGATGCCTGAGTCATGCACTACCCCTACTGTGCCTGTCGGGCGGTAATCTCGATCCGACTGTACTTCACGACCTGCGTCTTCACAGTACCATCGGGATTGGTCAGGACCCGGCGCTCATTAGTGGACACAGGAAACTCAGACGTTCCTGCCTGGATCAACTGGGGCTCCCCCAAAACAGCCTGTCCGCACTCATGGGTTACGAGGTTCACCCAGTGCAAGCAGCCCATCTGGTTACCTTCAGCATCTAGAACCCTGATCAGGTTCGTGCTGTTGGCCAGGTCGTCCATTGTGATCCGCATCTCTATCTCCTTAGAACAGCACTGCAAAGTGCGCCAGGTAAATCTTGTCCAGTGAGGAACTGCGGAAGGCAACCCGGAAAGCGGTCGTCTTCGCACAGAAGGCCACTGGTTCCAAAAATCCTGTTTCACACCAGTGCATTCCATTATCTGGGGAAATATAAAAGGATAACCCGGTCGGTTCCTGGTCTGTTTCCTCTACGGTACGGATGGCAGGAGTGTTCTGTCCCGCCAACACACCGAAATCAGCACAGATGTCCTCGGTGACGCTGAACTCCAAAATCTTCCAGTAGACCATGAACTCATCAGCACCAGCCGCCGCATAGGGGCTGATGTCGATGTTGTCCGAGATCAGGAGGCCAGGACGGACGGGGGTCGTAAGGAAGTTTTGCCCGAGGAGCGCCGTGTGTGTAGGCATCTGCCCATCATTGAGCCCAGGACCTCGTCCTGACTGATATCTGGGGGTGACATCCACACCGAGGATGGGATCATGGAACGCCAGGGTCGGGTCCAGTTCCCCTACGTTGGCTGCCGTAAGGAGCGGGTTGAAGTAGATGTTCCCGAACTGCGGATATGCCGCAAGAAGATGAGCGAAAGAGATGCTGGAAACATCCTCACCGTCAACGTCTCCGCCCCCGTCCAACACATAGGAGTCCGCCGTGATCGGGAACTCCGCACCTGGGAAGATGGGCAGGACGTACTTCCCGTTGATGGGCACGCCAACGCCAGCGTCAGGAACCCGCTCCACCTGTGTGATAGCGGGGACGCCTCCAACGTGGCTGCCAAGATCTACGAGTACCCTCATCGGTCACCTCTAATCAATATTGTAGTCATCCACCAGAGCGGGAATTGGGTACTGTGTGGGGTTCGGATTCAGTGTCAGCACGTTCGTTGCCCTATTCCCCTGACACACATAGTGAACTGTCCCCGGAGGAGCCACTGAGGCGAACGCAAACACATCGTAAAGAACAATGTCATTCTCAACCCAGTTACCCAGTACCAGGAAATTAGGGTAAATGGTAAGGTTGGAATTACACTCGATGCGGATGTCCCCCGCCCCGCTCGTTTCTACCCTGTTCCCCTGGATGGTCACGTCATCAATAATAGGGGTTGCGTTATTCCAAATTACCCGCAACGTTCCCATTACATAGTTACCTGTCACGGTACATTTCGTGCCGCCAATATCCAAGGCGTAATAGGGATCAATAGTTGGTCCTACGTTGTTTCCCTGAACAGTGGTCCTTTCTGCTGACACGAGAAGATGGCTAACCTTGTTTCCTGACACAGTACACAAGGTACCCTGCACCTCAAGACTTGCGGCTCCCCCAGACTTTGCAGTACTTACCTTATTGTCGCCTACTACGGTGGCACTGTCATCCGTACCACAGAGGACAGTGACATCACCATTAAAGGACTGAACAACGTTACCCACAATGGTACCGGAGGTTACCGTAACAATTATGTCCCCGACAGAAAGAAACTCATTACTGTTGACAACGGCTGTTTCGCCCACCAAAAGGGTAACACTGGAGGTAGCATCAAATCTGTTGCCCGTAAAAAGGACTTGGGCCTCGGATAAAGCCAGGCCCGTTGCCCTGATTATGTTGGATTCCCAGACTTGAGCCTTTCCAAACAAACCACCATCCTCTGTTCCTGCGACATCCTCCCCTACGTGGATGACAGTGTTACCCATCATCAGCAAATCATTTGCTTTACGTAAAGTAGGCGTAACAGGATCAGGCCAGAAATAGGGTGTCTTCAGGTGCTCGATGTAGTTGTCTACCAAGCGGCAGTCGTCATTCACATAACAACCGATGCCAAGTGTCCCCGTCCCTTCGATCCGGTTCCCTTCCAACACAGTCTTCACACCAAACACCGTTAACGTCCCATCTGGGGAAACGGTAAATTCGAACGTGTTGTGGGCAACGTAGTTCGACTCGTAGATGTCGATGAAAGTCTCTGGTGTGTAGGTCGTCTCAACGAACCACCCGTAATGGTCATAGTTGACGAAGATACGGGGCATCGAGTTGTGAACAATGCTATTCCCTTGCCCTACCACGATCCAGTTGTCCGAGTGACTTTCCAGAACACAACCCGTACCTGCAAGGACAGAAACAGGTGCTATATGAATACCCACCGCCCCCACCACATGGGAGTCATTCCTACGGATGATTCCGGGTGCAGCCTTAGTCACGGCCATCTCGGTCGTCACATACAGGGCAGCCCCAGGGATCGCCGTGTCAAAGTCCGAGGCCATGTAGATGCTATTGCCCATCACCTCGAAACCCTGCATCGAGTAGTTGACCAATAGGGTCGAAATCTTCATCCCGGCTCGCCACGTTCTCGGTACTGTCACGGGGGGGATGTCCAGGTGGACGTTGTAGAGGAAGTTGTAGGCCACCTCCCCGACCAGACCTATAATCAAAGCGCCCGGACCCCTTGTGTCCCAGATCCGGTTGTGCCTGACGTTGATCCCCCCAATGTCCGATGAGGGGGTGGCAATCCCAGAGCCTGAGGCACTGGCAAAAATGCCATGGTTGAAACGACGGATGTCATTCCGGTCGATTGTGATATCCCGACCCGCTGAGAGCACCGGACCGATCCCTTCGATTTGGATGCCCGAGGTAACGTCCGCCAGGGGCCATCCTGACTGAGCGGCAATCCCCCAGAAGGTGTTATCCTTAATCACACACTGCTTGAGTCCCGAAGCCAACCGGACATGGACACCGGATGTGTACAGGGTCAGACCGACGTTCTTCTTGATCTGAAGGTTGACGCAGTCGCCTAAATTCACCGTGAAGAACCCATCCCCCTCGGCCAAGCGACAGTTCTCCAACGTGATGTTGGTACAGGTGGATCCTGCCGCCTTGTTGGTCAGGACGAAGGCTCCCAGAGGGTCAGCATCGGTCGGGAGTGCCCCTCCTTGCCACAGATACCGGAAGGCCACCCCCCGGATCACGATGTTGGAATGCCCGTTAAGATCCAGAAGCGGCTCACGGGCGGTCGCTGCTGCTTCATCCCCCCAACAAATCTCTGTGTATGGTATGGCTGTCGATTCTTTCGCTGCCGACTCAATGATGATACCATCGGTTTTGATCTGGATGGGGTACGTTCCGTCCTGTTCCCAGGTCGGACCCACCACGAAGATCCTGATCTGTGCCACACCCTCGCCCCCATCAGGGTTGCCGATCTCGTTGGCGTAGCCGATGGCCTCGCTCAAGGTGGCGAAGTTCGGGCGGTAGGCCAACCAATCTCCAGCCTCTCCCAGGGGAGCCCTCTCTCCCACATAGAGGTCGACCCGTTTGTCCACATCCTGGAGGGGTGCCCTGAGGTCTGTTGTGGTAATGGTAATGGGACCAATGCCCAACACCTCAACCTTCCACAACAGGATGTCCTCGGGAGAGGGCAGCGGAAGAGTCGTGGCCACAGCCAGGGTCACACAGTCACCAGGCAGCGACGTGTAGTACAGGTAGTGAACACCAAGCCCTACTGGAGTGATCATCATAGACAAAGCAGGAGGACTCTGACGCACACCCTCTTTGATGATCGTGGCTGGTGCCACGGTACAGGTGATGTCTGCCCCTACAATGTTGGTTGTCAGTGCCCCATCTCGGATCAGCCAAGAACTGAACAAGTCATCGAACAGATGAGTTTGGTCTCCCGTCGTGGGATTCTGGTCGATGACCGAGACAGACCCATCGGTGTTGACCCTCGTTCCCGAGTACTCGAACCGGAGGGCGTTGGCCCGCTTGGCAGACCCGTAGGTCGTGTCGTACTGGTACTCCACCCCTATGGTGCCCGTGGCGGTCTGGGGTGTCAGGAACTCTCGCCTGAACACGGCACTAGCGGGGTGCGTCGAGTCCACTGTAGCAGCCGTAGCTAGAATCCCCCCGCCGTAGCAACCCGTCAAGTTCGTGACATTGTCGGGACCTACAACAGCTTCAACCACTCCTGCATAACCGAAAATGGAACCTCTCAAGCCTGAAACTCCCACACTGAACAGTGGGTCACCATAGGGCGTCTCACCCCAAACCAGTTCTACGAAACCACCGGGAGGGATCTGATCGGCAACCCAACCTTGTAGTGTGATTGTCGTTCCTGCGCCCCGGCTACTGTTAATCACCTGAGTAGAGAGGGCCGCAAAAAAACGATTACTGTACACATCAGCGTGCTCAGGAGACCCCGTGGGGTCAGCAACACAAGCGCCTGTGACAGGCAGGGCATCGGAGCCTGTGACACGCACACCGCTGCCAAGCTGACCCTCCTCCATCGAGTAGGGTACGCAGCAGGCAAACAGAACCAACTCTTCTCTGGGATTATCAGCACCGTAACTGGTAGCGTCGAGATCTGAACCCGTCTGTGGGGCATGGGACAGCCGCACCAGTCCGTTAGAATAGTCTACCGTGATGAACTGCTTCTCATCCAGCTTCGAAGGATCGAGCACCACCTCGTTGGATGTGATAGGACGGCTCCAGTCTGGACCAGTAACACTCAGGGACAGTGGAGCGCCCGCCGGGTCATCCACAAGGTGTTCCATCGCCGGGAACAAGACCATGCGGAAGCCCAGGTCCAACAAATTGCCAGGATTGACATTGTTCCCAGGAGTACCCGGCCCTTTCGTGTCGAAGACCGCACGGTCGGCTCGGCCAGGGTTGATCCCAGCGTCTTCGACACCCATGGACTTCATCGTACTCTCAACCCAGTCCGGGTTGATGATGTTGGTCAACCGAGCGGAATCCACGGCGTCAACGTCGAAATAGTTGCCAGTCACGGCATTGTTCCAAAGCGTGGTGACCGGACTGTGTACCGTGCAGACCAGTTCTATGTAGTCAGTTGGTGTGACCGCAATTTCCTGGGTGAGGAGTTCGGGGGTGCCAAAGAAGGTGGCACCCGTGGTGGGATTACACTCTTCCATCCGGCGGACCCAGGTCTCACCACCACCGGGAGTCGCCATCACCTCGAACCATCCCAGGAGGACGTCCAACGAAGCCCTCTTCCCGGTGGCCACGTTGGTTGTCAGCCCGGCATTCCCGACGATCTTGATGTCGAACACCCTGATGATGTCCCCAACAACCAACTCAGCAGCGGCCTCCAACAACCTCATCCACCCCGCCTGGAGTACGACAGGGACACCCCCGTACAGACGTGCTGCCGTGTGCCCCTTCGGACGGGGGACGGGCAGGGAGGGCTTGTTGCGGTAGTCAAAGGGAAGCCCCACCGGCATGGTAGAACCACCGTTAGCCAGCCAGTACTCTGTGAACCCTGCCAGCCAGTCCTTATAGGGATACTGCTCGTCCGTGTTGAGCGCCCTAACGGGCGACACAACGGCAAAAGTCTTTTCATGTCCTTTAGCCACGCCCGGCTCAGGGATAGCTGTCATGCGAGTCGCACGGGGCTGAACAATCGTAACCCCCCGCACGGAACAGGGATTAGCCGCTGCCGTAAAGTAGGTGCCAACACGCTTGGTGTAGTCCAGTGTCAGCTCAGAAGCACGGACGGCAACTACTCGGAAGATTTCACCTTTGCTGGAGGCACTGTTCGGAGTCAGGTCCGGGACCATGCTGTTCCCATCACCCACACCGCCGCCAGTAAAGGGTCCTTCGTCGCCCGTCTGGTTAATGAAAACGTAGAGCCCCCCCGGAAAACGGTCAAGGATGTCAATCCCAAAAATGTCTAGCATCGCCGTGAAGCCACCACCGGCGAGCGTAAACGTATCCCCCGTAGTCCCTGTGCCCTGCTGGAGAACCCAGTAGTAGGAGTCTGAATCAGGCGCCTTGAGCGTCGGACCCACCGGCTCAAACGAGATGGGATGTCCAATCAGGGATCCACCCTTCGGTCCGAACCTATTCGTGCGGAAGTTGTAAGGAGCGAAGTTGATCTCGGGGTGTCCCGGATCCCCAATCTTGGACTTTTTGATCCGCCGGGGGTTAGGGGTACTTATGTCAGCGGACGAGATGTCCCCAGAAGTACCCGTATCGAAAGCGTAGGATCCGGCCCAGGAACCAATGAACCCCTGAAGAATCTCAGAGGCTTCCAGAACCTTGGTGGCCGGAACGGTGGTCAGGTTGGCCAATGGTTCCTGCCAGGGATCAAGGGGGATGTTATTTGTGCTCATCCGTCACTGTTCCTTTAGGCATGGCATAATTGCCCCTTACCTTGCAAAGGTAATTCGCTCACCGTTGATAGACCCTCCGGTCTGCAACTGGTGTCCAGGTTGAGCAGTCCCAACCGATGGCATTTAGTCCGCTCAAGCAAAATACCCCGAACTTTCCGGTACGGAGTCCAACGACCTATCTCAAAGTCGTAATGTCTTGCCAAAACGTTTCGTGCAGCATTCTCATCAGAGTGCAAAACAACCCCATCAAAACAGTAAAACGAATCCCCCTTACGACGTCCACGAAGAACACCATAACGAGAATCCACTTGCGATGTATATGCACAATTAACGAGCGCAAGCGTAGAACCTCTACGCTGAGATACGGAATCAAGACTCTCCGCAATGACACCCTTGGTCCAAGCGGAAAGTCGCCGGTTCATATTCCTCCCATAAGATCTTTTCGAAGGAATAGGTGAGGTTAAATCCTCAGCAACCACTACTGCTGCTTTATCAACAACAGCATGAGCAGCTTTGAAAACCTTGTCTCGAACACAAACCTTTACAACCCGATCTCGTCGATCAAGTTTCTTTCGACCAAGATTGTTTCGTTCGATGTCCACCCTTTTATGAGGCTTGTTCCTAGCAATTGCCTTGAGTTTGTTTCGTCGTTGGTATTTGACCTTCAGGTAACCGGACTCTGAGGACAACAGTTTCCCCAATCCTTCCCCATGGTGGTCTCCGTCAGAATCTACAAGGACTTCCGTGTAACCTTTGTCCACCCCAAGTGTTTTGTCTCCGTGACGGTTTTCCTTTTTGACCTCGATTTGATAATGGATCTCAACCTTACCACCTCGAAGGATCAGTCGGAGAGTACCTGTTGGGTGTACGTTAGTGTCTAAGGGAATCGAGATCCTTTTTCGTGGTGTTAACCCTGGTATCTTAAGCCAAACGCTACCGTCGAGTTCAAAAGTCCTGTAGTTGTCAGTACGAACGATGATCTGATTATGGGTGTGGTTGTGTCCTCGCTTCCAGTACTTTCGCATGATACGAGTCAAATAAGGATCGGTGGTCCAATTATCTGACTTAAGAAGCGTATACAGACACTTTCTTTCAGCAACGTCAGTTGTGTGGCGGCAAACCGCTTTTCTTGCTTTGACCTTTGCTGCTTCCCTAGAGGTCTTGATGTCAGAAACAGTATCCCTTAGGGTTTCTTTCCAGGCGTTGGCTGGAACATCAAACTCTTTCTTCTGTTGCAGCCATTCGTCCCGGATTTCCCTATCCGATTTTCCCACCCCATTTACAGATCCGAATCGTTGCCATATTTCTGAACGAAGTTCCCCTAATCGGTGCGCTTGTTCCTCTAAGGCAGTGAATTTACCTGCATTGAGGTTTTTGGAAAAGAGTATTCGGGTAACCTTCATCTAGTCTGTATTTCCCCCCCGTCACGTCCTAGTGAGGGTGTCTTCAAATAAAAAGCCAAATGCCTATTTGTCCTCCATGCTACGCCTAACCAGGGATCCTTATAACCAACTCACCGATCAGGCCCCAGGACCAGTCGCCGGGTCCATGTACGCTTCCCAAGCACTCAATTCCGCCGCAGTCGGGGCCAGCACGTTGTCGGGGTGTACCAGCGAAAGTTCCTGGATGCCCCGAACCCGATGCGCCCACACTGCGGGATCGGCAACAGCCGGGAGGAAGGTGCCGGGCACCGTGGCCTTCATCGTGAGGTCGTAGTTCGTGAAGTCTGGGCCTGCCATGACCTTCACCAAAACGGGAACCTCATCCCGTGGGGTACCCCCACCGATAGAGTACCCTGCGGCCAGTGTTGCCACTGGACCAACATGGATACGGATCTGGCTGAAAACGGCCCCTGTGTCCGGGTCTACGCCCGTGAAGGTATAAGGCCCGACTACCTGACAACCAGCCCCGTCCGAGAAAGCATCCTGCTTGCTGGGTCCATCACCGTCACGGCGACCAACGTCCATCCAGGTCGTCAAACCCGGCACCTTGATCATGATGGCAATGTCCTGACCAGCGATGGCCAAAGCTCCCGGACCGACACCTGTAAAGGCGAAATCACCCAGGACCAGCCCGTCGATGCGGAAGGTCACTGTGGCCTGACCAGCGGCATCCCAGTGAAGCGTCGCATCACGGGAGAAGGCTGCATCGAAGGCACGGATGTACTCTCGCAGTCCGGCGGCTGCACTGTAATCGAACTGTGTGTCAGCACCGGATAATTCCCCCACCGCCGGACGGAAGTTCGTCGTGTAGTCCGTCTGGGGGTACAACAGCACCCCAGCGGAAGCGAACGGATTTCGTATCCAGTTTTCGGGCGGCGGGTTTCTGTCGGGCTGTCCTGCCGCCTGAAGCTCAGGCACCAGAGCGACGGAGGTCAAGTAGTCCTGCTCCTGGAGCCATGACGCCGGATCCCATACCGCCTGAGCGGGAGCCGGGATGTATGCCGTGTTCCCGATCTGAACGGGCACGGGGGCGGGACCACCAGCCCAGGTGCCCATTCCAGGTCCAACAAGAGCCGCTATCTTGGCTGCGGGCCAACCAACAATCGGGAGGTCTTGCTTGATCCGGTACACCTCATCCAGGAACCGTTCGGACACATCCTTCGTTGCATCCGAAAGGATACCCCAAGCTCGGGGAGTAGCATCGACAAAGTTGCCGAAGGATGAACCCACTCCGACACCAGCCGCAAGGTGGAAACCAGTGGAGTGGAAGAGCACCTGATCGGTGAGTGCTCCACTCAGGGGCAGTTTATACCCAAGTCCATCAGCCGAAACGGGCTGCATCGGAGGCGTCGTGGGACGCCTCACAAACACTCGGGGGGCAGCATTCGTTGCAAAGGCAGGTAGAACATCCCCGTCGAGGGTCGCAGCGGTTTGGAACTGAATCACGAGGGCATCCGCAGCCGTTGGCCCCAGATTTTCCGTGAAGAGACCTGTGAAGGTGAAGGGGAACTCCACCCGCTGTCGTCGCTCGCCCCGTGCATCCGTGGTACCACCAGGGATGTTGTAGGTCGGAGTACCCGCCACCGTGTCGTAAGCAAAGTGGGACAGGGACAGGAGCGCCGGGTTGGCACTGGAGACCGAGGAGGGCTCTGCCGAAGGATCACCCGTCATCGGGTTGTCATCCACCCTGTAACCATCGTCCCAAGCGTTGGCGAACTCAGCGTACAACGTGGCAATGCGGAAGTTGGTCGTGCCGTCGATGTGCAGCGGGACCATGTAGGCCACCCCGCTGACATACATGTAGTCAAGTGGTGGGACGCTGACATCGTAGCTCCACTCGGATGCGACGTCCGGCGTCGGGGTCGTGACGGTATCCGCCAGGAACATGTTCTCCCGCAGGACGTTGTAAGCGTTGCCCTCGTAGCCATACGTCGGCGGAATGTCCCCAACCACCTTACGGTTCACCAGATCGGCATAGGTGTCCGGGACACCAACGAGCGGATCCACCTGAGGAGTCACCCCATAGGTCTCGTATCCGTCCGCCGCATCCCAGGGCATCACACCATCTCGGACGCAGGTTTCGAAGTCCGCTTCGGTCTTGAAATGGATCAAGACGTTGGTCCCGATGCGTCGGCCAGCTACAACAGCTTCGGACTGGAAGAAGAACTGCTTGTACCGGGCAAGCTGCCAGGTCCAATAGTCCTGATCGAAACCCCCATAGGCTCCAGCGTTTACTAGTCGGTCGGCACCCCCTACTGTCTCCACCAGGCCAGCAATCGTGTTGTAAGGAAGAGCCACCTCGAAGTAGCGCCCCGTCTCCCGTGTGCCAATAGGGGTCTCCCCTCTCGGGGTGTACTTCAGTCCTGTGCTCTGGCTGTAATCATCCAGATAGGGCAGGCGGTATCGGAAAAAGTTGTCTGGTGCCACTACCGTCCGACCCAACGTGGGAGTCGGAGGGATGAAACTGGCGTTGTTGAGTACGACAGGGCTGTACGCTGCAACGCTCGCCCCCAGGATTGGGATGCCGTAGTCCGTGGGGTCAATCTCACCAGCGTCAGGGTCCGTACCCAGTCGAACCTGACCGGCTCCGGGAATTATAGCGTCCTTGACTCTCGGTGCCCCCGCCGCCGGAAGGGCTGACCCATCGATACCTGACAGTCCTGTGTGCATTTCCTCCAGATCATACTGCCCTGAGGCCCTGCCCGGATAAGCAAAGGGATCGTAGTTGCCGTCAGCGTCTTCACCGGGGGCGAAAATGCCCCCTACATCCCCATCGCAACTCGTTGGGGTAGGACTGGCGATGCACCCCGGATTCTGGTACAGCCCCTGGCCCAGCAGGAGAGCCGCCCAGCACCTCTCCTCCAACGTCTGGTCAAGGAAGGCGGTCCCCGAGTCCAGGGACGGGAAATGAACAAGCGCCAGAACACCTCTGTCTGCCGGGTGAAGAGCACCCGATAGGTTGATGACAGGAGCGTCCTCCGTGGCCCACGGAAGGGCCGCAAGGGGCGTGAAGAGGCGTGTCCGCACGACACCATCGGTAACGGGGTCTGTGTAGCCCCCAGCGATGGGGCAGACCTCGACCAGTCCCACCCCAAGACTGCTTGGGATGTGATTCCAGATGGGGTCCGTGTAGGGATCCTCACCAGGGAGACCATAGGACAGGAAGGACACATCCCCCACCGGAGTCGGGGCCGTCCAGTAGCAGGGGTAGACCTCCTCGCCAGTCTCCGTGTTCCCTGGGGGTTCCTCATGAGGAACAGGACCGTCGTCCATCCGAGCCTCACCCCAGTCGGGGACGCAGTCGAACTGTGGGGTAATATGTGCGAGCCACTCACCAAGTTTCGGGGGCTCGGGGGCGATAGCACCCATGAGTTCGTCCAAGGCTCCTTCGACGTTCTCCGAGAAGATCAACGGGGGATGCCCGTCGATGCTGATAGCGATGGCCGAATGTGCCCCACTAGGGTCATTCAGATGAGTCAGAAGGACAGCACCAGTTCCGGCCACGCCGCCCAGCGGAGGCATGGGGTACCCGGCTTCAGGAACGATTCCTCCGGGTGGGATGAAACCAGGCTCCCCAATGTTCGGGGGCAGCCCGACCATCCCAGCGCCGACAAGAGCATACTCATCCGTCTGGCCCGGAGTGGTCTTGCCTGGACCTGTCTTGATGCTTCCAGGGTTAGTCGGTCTCGGCATCTCCGTTCCCCCTATTACGGTGCAGGCGCAGACGGAACAGGATAGGACCTGTCGCCTACGATAAGCAGCATATTTCTCGTGCGGTACAGACCAGCGCACGTTGCATTGTCCGTGTCCGTGAAGCGCACGTTGTTTTCGTCATCCAGTTCGGCAAAACGGCTCAGAACAACAAGGACAACCTCGTTTTTACGGAACAGGATCCCGTTCCCATCTACAGCATGAACCTCTTCCACGATCCTGGCCAGGAAGGGATGCATGACCTTGTGGCGTGTCGCTCCGTACAACGGCTGGGACAGGACAGTCGGCCTGTAAACCCAGTCAGCGGCGAAGGGGTAGAAGGCCCTGAATTCGCCATCTACCAGAGGGGACTCGTCCGCTGCCAGACCCCCGAACTGAAGGATGTTCTGTGTGTCCGCCGGAACGAAGGGATGGAGATTGAGCAGCCCCGTGTCCGAGTTGAAATCCGACACTGCGATGTTGGCCGTGGCGCAGAAATACCACTCCCTGGTGAGGGGTACGGCACCATCATCGTTGATGGGGATCTGATCCAGTGCCATCCCGTAGGGGTAACCCCTATCCTGGGAACCGGAACCGATCTGCCCGGACCACACAGTTGGCCCCATCAGGAGAGGTTCTACGTTAAGGATGGTGGGAATGACCCCATCCCCCGTTGACTTGATGTCCCCCTCTTTGACCCCAGCCGTCTGCGGTGCATTCGACCGGAAGTAGGCACTCACCTGATAGCCACCACCGTTGACACCGTAGTTGGAGATCGGGTCCAGTGGGAAATAGGTGATGTCGCAGAGGGTGTGCCCAACACCCGAGAGGTTCGTTGTTACGTCCAGCTTCCGGCTACTACTTCCGTACTCGGTCGTAGCCGTATCAACGACCATGGGAGCCGCCGTTTGGGCATCAACGACAGTGATCAGCTTGGTCCTACTACCGTACAATCGACGTGGCGGGTACAGGGTGTCCCGGTCCCGGCTCACGACGGTGTCGGGCACCGGAACACCCGCACTCGGGGGCACTGCATGGCTGGTCGTGTCGTTGGCGATATACTCCAGATGCACCTCTCGGTAGGTGTCCCGGTACTCAGGGGCCAGGAGCGCCTCGAAATCGTTTGGCCTCTGTCCGGCGTCGTTCTCAATGATCGGACCGGGACCGGGAGCTTCTCCGAAGGCCTTCGACCCGTCGTACACGTCACCATCAGGAGTGATCAGGAGGTCCGGGGTATCCGTAGTCCCCGTCCCCAGCGGATAGGTGATCTCGACTTCAAGGAAGATCCTACGGGGTGACCCGTCTGCGGGTGCAACCAAGTCCTCAACCATGTCATAGGTAGCGACATCGAGACCCCCAGTCACTTGGGTGGGATTGCCATCCAACGTGACCTGGAGATGCATTGTGCCCAAACCCGTGACGAGGGACGCCTGGACGGTCTGATCCACCGGGCCGTTCCAGTCTCCATCATCGTGGTAGATGCTCAGGACGTCCGTGATAACCGTCCCCAAAGGAGCGAATTCAGCTACCGAGGGAGTGAAACCGCCTGGAATGAATGAACCGCCCCCATCTGCTGTGCCCTGGAAGATGCCACCAAGAGTCGTGGCATCCAATTCCTCCAGGTTCAGGTTCAAAACGTCGCCCTCAGACCAGATGGTCGTCGTCCCTCCTACCACGGGGTCCACATACTTGCCGGGGTTTATCAGGCCCGGTGCAACCACAGGACCAACCTCCCGGTCACCGGGATAGAAAGCGATCACGAGCCGTTCGACTACGGGCTGATCCCCGAAACGCCGGGCGACATGGTCGAAATCTCTAATGAAAACGCCTCGTTGCGTGTCCCCAGAGGTCACGTTGTTGCCGTGGTGTGCGGAACTCCGCCCCACCTCGTTGCAGATGAGGAACTGGGAGGACACGTCCCCGCTATCCCCGCCCAGATCCTGTTTGCTGGATGTGTCCACGGACCAAGTGTGGTTCGAGCCGTCCATGAGGGACTGGAACTGATACTGCAACTCAGAGGCCGTGTCCAAGCCACCGGGCAACAGAATATGTCGCCGGAGATCCAGGATACGGGTCGGGTCGATGACGTCGCAGTAGTGGGAGTCAGGACGGTCAGAGGCCCCAGCGGGAATCGCCCCCAGGGGTCCATTGTATCCTAGATGCTGATAGGTGGGCGCTCCGTTGGCATTGGACACGGGGTCGAAACCCTTAAAGCCCGCCATGCTGCTGGAGACGTCATTATGCCTATGAACGAAACAGAGGGGAATGGCATAAACGTACCCATCCAGTGACCCAAGGGCCATCGCTGCGGCCTCAGAACCGTCACCCGCCACCCAGAGTCCCGTGTCCTCTACATCGTAGGCAACAGCAGAGGAACTCATCCATACGGACGTGCGATCCGCCGGGACAAAGGGATAGGGGCTGACAGGGGCAGGGGTGCCCCCCTGGGCGTAGATGGTGGGTGCTGGCCCCGGTGCCGCCGTGGTGTTGCTGAAGGCGTCCGGGTGCTTCTTGTAGCCCACGCCCTGGTGTGTGTCCGTGTGACGGATACGGTACTGAAGTTGCACCCGCTGACTCGTCTCAGCGTTCACTATCGGGTCCACGATCTCGTCTTCGAGCCACACAGGCCACGGAGACAGCACGTTTCCATGGCGATAGAGGGCATCCTGATCCGTAGCAGGTTTGGCGAAACGGTCGGCTCCACCTATCAGCAGCGGTCCTGAGACCACCATCGCTCCGACCACCATCGTCGTTACAGCAAGGGTGATGAAGTTCCCTGTCGGGGGAGGCCCAACATCCCCCGCTCCGGGCACTACACCTTCGACCGTGACTGTGTCAAAGGAAACTGAAGCCGCCACCGTGGTGGCGAAGGAGTTGGCAGGGTCATTGAGGGCCTGGGCGATGTTGGCAGCGGTGGCTGCCTCGTCCACACCAATGAGGAATGTGTCCACCCCACCGGGAATGGCGACTGCCGTAAGATTCATCCCCGCAATTGTTACGAGGTCACCAGCAACCAGGACAGCAGCGTCGGCCACCTGAAGCTGACCCGAAGCCTTCGGGCTGGGGGCAACAAGCGCCTGCCAAACTTCAAGGAACAGGAAGTCCGTGCGCTTCACTGTCCCCTCAGTCCCGTCATATGTCTGAGGAGGTGACAAGGGGATCAGGTTCCAACCCGGCGTTCGGGTGTAGGTGTACTCTACGACGATGGGCCGTCCTGCCACCACACACTCCAACCGAGGAAGTAGGAAACAGTTGATCATCGTTCGATCGGGGAGGATCCCGGCATCACCTGGCCCAATGGACCCGTACGATCCACCATAGTCTTCGATGTCGTCCACGACCACTGCCGGAGCGAGTTGGAGGGTGTAATCGTGCAGGACGTCGTAGTGAGTCTGCCCCCGCAACCAGCCGGAAGGCACCTGCCACCGCCTGAACGTGAAGGTATCCCACCAGGCTGCATCCTGGCCACACTGCAACTCAGAATCGAGGACGGCCTTGCCGGACTGCCATACGACAGTCGTAAGTGCCCGCTCTCCGACCTCGATGTTTCGAGACACAGTATTTGGGGTCGGCGTAGCACCCAGCGGATCTCTCAATCCGTCGTAATGCTTGGTGTAATCTTTCACGGCCATCTCCCCTACCCCTATTTTGTCCGTCCGAACACTTCTGGATGGGTCCGTCTGTTCCGGCGACCAGTTTCCCAGGCCCCCTTACCAGCGTAACGTTTCTCAATTACGCCCCACAGGGTACTATCCTGGGTAACTACAGTCATATGTTCGCCCGTCATAGATTCAAAAGCTTTGATTTTGCTGTCCGCAGCACCGGGCAAAGTCCCATCCTTATTTCGCCACCCCTTCAGTTCGACCCAACCCGCAGGTACAAGGTTTCCCAACGACCGAGCCAGCAGGAAATCAGGTGTCCATCGCTGACCGTTAGGCAAAAGGAACACCTTTGGCTCGTACTCATATGGGATGTTCTCCGATATAAGTACTCTAGCGAAATTGGCTTCAAGGGTACTTCGACAATAGTGTGGAATACCAACACGGAAGCCAGTAATACCCCGTCCAGCGTTTGCGGACACCACAGTTCCGTTTCGTACCTTTGAGGCCATAATCCTATCAAAAACGCCGGGACTCCGAAACCCAAATTGTTCCCCCTGTTGGAACCGACGCCTGGTTGCTGCTCCTATCTTCAAACGGACCTGTGGATCATTACGGATCTCAGACAGCACACGCCGACCCCGGTCCCCCTGCGCTTGTCTCGACTCATCAGTCAACTTGTGCGAAATGCCACGGCCACCCCTACTGATAGCACGTTTGTGCTCATCGGTGAATTTTTTACCCTTCCAGGGAGCGGCCTTTTTAAGCCGAACTGATTGTGCAGCCCGTTCATCAGGGTTTGCCCATCGTTTGAATGCTGCTACAGATTGTTTGGCTCGACATTCAGGAGATCGTTTTCGGGAACCCGGCACCTCTGTTAAGGCATCTGGATATTTCGTTTTGTATTCCTCAACTGTCATAGCATGTGTCGCTTTGATGTGTGCCCCCAACCGTCGTCGTTCTACACCACAGATTTGACACACCACAACATGGAGATGGTTCTTACAAATCACCATGTCTACATTCTCTAAGCTCATTGTTGGTTCGGACATCAAAAGGAAAGTCTCCACGTAATGGTCAGCACCGCAGTCGACGGCTTTGAAAGACAACTGAAGGTTAAATAGTTAGCCATCAGGTCTTTGCCAGTCACATCAATCGTCGGGTCATAGTCAGTCGGGCCGTTCTGGATCGGGTTCGTGATGAGCGGGTTCAATGACGCCGTGCTCATCAGGCCCATCTCGTTCAACGGCCCGACCGCCTCGGCCTCCCCGAAGGTCGTAGTGAAATCCACGACGTTCGTTGGGTAGGAAACCGCCACCCCGTTGGCATTCCTGAACTGAGTAGAGGCAAAAGCCTTCCGTCCGATCTCGGCGTTCAGTTCTCGCTGCCCCGTCTGCGGGGCGTCGGGTGAGAGGATGTTGCCTGTCGCCCCGGTGCCCACCCCCAGCATCACCAGCCCGTTGTTCTGGGCCGGGCTTGGGTCCGTGCTGTTTTTGAAAAGTCGGGCAGCCAAAATGCCAGCATCCAAAACGATTTGATTTTTCTTTTCCCAATACTCCAGAACTTCCCCGGTAGTGGCATCTCGCATTTCGAGGATGAAAACGCCTCCCACTGCGGCGGTAATGCCCCCCTTTTCCAGGAAGGTTCCCATATCGAGGCCCATTTTCACCCCCTGCTGGATCTTACGTGCTTTGTCTCTATGTAGCATCCCGGCTCCTTACCCTTGCCCTAAAATAGAGGCTCTACCGTCACACCGCTGGAGACGACAAAACCTCAATCACTGTACCGCCCACGGGAAGGAGGGCACCGCCCTGACACACAAAACCGAGAAGCGGATCATGTTCTCCTGGTCCGACAGGGTTAACCGTCTGCCAACCCCCGGCCAACACCGATGACTGATTGATCTTCGCCCCCCCAGTCAAGATACCTCCGGCCTCCGTCCCCAGGACATCCTGCACCACAATCTGCGGGGGCGTGCCCCAGATGCTAACCAGATTCCCAACCACTACGGGGGACAAGGACTCCACCGTCACCGCACGGCTTCCCCACCAAGTCAAACCAGCCACCGCCTCCACCCAGTTCCGGGTGACGGCGTGGTTGTTGATGGCGTCAGCCAAACTGAGATGCGGCGTCGGGGCCGCTGCAAATTCCGTGGGGAGAACCGGAACAGCCACTGCCGTGAAAACAACGGACCAGCCTGCATCGCTCCGTACCTCTGCTGTAGTGCCCACGGGAACCGTCAGCCCAAGGAACTCCAGGATTCCGAAGTCCTGGGCCGCTTCCAATGCTGACAGTCCACCCCAAGGCCCCGTGTGCGAATACTCTCCTGCTCCCGTATACTCCGCCAGGCAAGCCCCATAACCATTGACTGGGGGCGTCCCCGAGGGGTTGACAGCCCAACGGTACGGTGTGGTGGGTGGCGTGTTGTCTGCACTGTCCAGGGACATGATCTCGATGAGTTGCTTCTCTTGCTGGTTCTGCCCTATGACAGCGTGCAATCGGAGGAACCAATCAGTGCGGCGGTAGATCCCTTTGATCCCGGTCCCCGGTTTAGCAGCACCCTCTACGAAGTTCGGGTACAGAACAGCCGTTCCCGGCCCGAGCGTCCCGCCAAGGGGCTTCATGTCGATGATTTGTCCACCCAGATCCACCACTGGGCCAAGATAGTTGCCTCCAGATGCAAACAAGGTTTTGCCCGGCATCCCACCGCCTTGCTCGAACGGGCTGGGCTTCGGTGATGTCATCTTCTCCCAGAACTTAGTGCCTTTGAACCCCAAGACGTGGGCACCAACGGCTTCTCCCACCTTCGTCCCGGTTGCCTTGAGGCCAGCACTCTGGCCAACGCCACCCAGGGAGGCTCCCGTACCCGTCTTGGAGTACACTTCCTCACCCTCATCCGGCGAATGCCCAGAGAAACCTTGTGGCAGAGTACCCTCGCAGGGGGTGGAGATCAGGCCCGTATCACCGCTGTTGTCCACCTCCATGAACTTCATATTCTCGTAGAGGGCTTCGGCGTCATCCACGAAAACCAGGACATTGTAGGGGTCGTTCAAGGTGAAGCCCGGATTCTCGTTCAGAATGTGGGCAGGGTCGTTCAGGAACGACCCGTGGATCTCTTCGTGCGTGGCTCCTACACCCTGGCTCATCGGAACAGGGGGTGTACCCTCGTTCAGAAGCGTCATCCCATCCTGGACGGGTTGGCCCAGGAGGTAGGTGTCGGTGATGGGTTTGCCTGGGTAGAACAAGACCGTGACGGTTGCCGTAGCGGAGGAGAAGTTCAGTCCCTTGTCCAGCACCAGCGTCTGCTGGTTGGCATCAAATGTCCAGTCCGTCCGGGCATAAACCGTCGAGCCATCCACCACCTTGTAGACACCCTCGGCTACCATATGGAGCGGGGCCAGGGCCAGCGAATTGATACTGGCAACCTGGAGAGTTGCCGTCTCCAGCGTCCTGTCCAACAACCAGTCACCGCTGGTGAGGACGTTGTTCTGGTTGAGCACCATGTGGTCCGGGGACTTGTGCTCCTCCGTGATCGTTTTGAAGATCTTGTACCGGACCCAATCCCAATGTTGCTGGGTCACGGATCGCTGATCCAAGGCCCCGAACGAGATGCTCCCAAAAATGGCTGGCAGTTTGGGGATCTCCGCATCCTCTACGTTGATCCACCCAGCGGAGGGGACCGCCGTCTGGGTGGCGTACCCACTGCCAGGAACGCCCGGAGTCTCAGGAACGTAGTAGGGAGGCATCGGAAGGTCCGGACGGAGCATTGTGACGCCCCACTCGGGGGTCCGTAGCAGGCGCACCTCCATGGGGGTCCGCCAGTCCATCTCTTCCACAACGGGGCCAATCTCATCGGAATTCTTCGCCGTCGTGCTGTCCGTCCGAGGAATCTGCCACTGATCGATGTCGTCCTTGTTCCCGCCAAGCCAGATCCCGAAGGTCCGTTTCACTGTGGCAGGCGGGATCACCGAATAGGACACCGACCGCCATCTGGTGGTCATGTCCGATGTGGGGGCGACAGATCCGAAGAGGAACTGGCTGCTACCACCGGAGGCGAACGGCCCCATCCCAACGGTCGGAAGCTGGAGGGTGTTGTCGATGAGAAGTGATGCAACCCCGCTAGAAGCGATCAACCTATAGGCGTGCAGCGCATCATCGGTCCAGTCGAAGTCGTAGGCTTGGACAATCACCCCCGCCTCAGTCCTAAGCTCTACCCCAGGGGTCGCACCCTCACGGAGCCAGAACTGGATGCTGTGCCCCGAGGGAGATGCCAGGGTGAACAAGTAGCCTGCAGCATCAGAGGCCACCAGCACCTCGCCAATCCGGTCACCAGGGTCACCGCAAACGAGTCCCGTCGTGTCCGCTGTTGCTCGGTAACGGGTGGTCTCACCCGCAGGCACAGTGAGGGTGAAGTCTGGCCCCTCGGACAGCCCATCATTCCCAACATCCCCGCTGTAGTCCCAGCCCTGTTGGTCAGGGGACATGAACCCAGCACAACTCACGGAGGGCATCTCCACAAGTTGCCGCCAAGGGTCGTCGCCCTCGTAGTACATCAGGGTCGCCAAGCGGATCACCCGCACCCCATCCTGGAGGACAATCTCAGCATCCCCGGCCCCGAGCACGGCGGAGTCCACCCCGAAAAAGGCCCGGAGGTCTACGTTGGCGTCAGGGAACAGGAAGGGCTCGATCCGGCTGTATCCGTAGACCAGATTATAGGCGTCGCTTCCGGCAGTGCTCTTAAGCTGCATCCCCCCGGTCATCAGGATCTCGGACGTTCCAAACGGCTCAGTGAGGAACCACTCTTCGTTGGGGTCCTCTTCGGGAAGATCCCCCATCTCCGTGTTCACGACTTGAACGTATCCTCGCAAAGACGTTTGGTCAGGAACGATACCGTAGCGGAGGAAGGACCAGGAGGAATGTGACACGGCGAAGGAGTCCAGCGACCCCCAAAAGACCTGGCCTTCGTACTCGGTGCTCAACAAAAGGGACGTCTGGGCAGGCTGAGGCATGTGCGCCACGGTACCGTCCAACGTCGCAACCCGCCCGGAGAGTCTACCCGAAATGTCAAGCGTTGCCGTCCGCTGCTCTGGGTCCACCACCATCCGGTAGGTGGATGAATCCTCCACCCAGTCCACCTCAAAGATCGCATCGAAGTACTTGTTATCGTACAGCTTGGGATTGGCGGGGAAGCCGGGGGTCACCGTAATCTCGGTCGTTCCCGTACTGTGGCGGATCACGGAGGAAGCCGTGTAGACACCCGCCTGGGAGCCACTCAGAATATTGAACCGACCGCCTGTAGTGAATCCCGTAGGCACACTGGAGGAAGCTGCGGTACACACGGTAGAGGAGATGATGCTGATGGTGGCCTTCGGTCCCAGATCCCACCCGTCCAACAGATGCATCATCGTTGGATCTTTGAGTATCCCGACGTGACGAATAATATCCGTTGTGCCTAGCTGAATAGCTCCGGCCAGGTACAGGTGGTGATTGTCGTGGACACCGAACCCAACACCCGTGAAGACTCCGTGGGGTGACACGGAAGCCACCTCTGTCACGGGATCTTTGGGCACCGAAAACTTCCCAACCAGATAGAGGTTAGAGGGGAAATTAAGGTCGATCTCCCCCCAGTACATCGCAACCTTGGGGTCGTCAGGATTAAAGGCTCCCGACTGGCTGTCAATGACAGTATAAATGCCGTTGACCGCTGAACCCGTGTCTTGCCCCTCTAACGTCCAAGGGGGGTCGTCCAGTGTAGGACTCTGGGCACCCTCAAAAGCCCGTGTCGTGCCCTCGGTGGGCGACTCAAAGGCCGGAACCTGGGAGACACGGGGATCCTGATTCAGGATCATCGTGGTAGGACTGTTGAGGAGCGCCGAAGCGTCCTTCTCGAACCCCATGTACCGATGGCTGACCAAGAGCGGTTCGGGGTAATCTGGGGGTCCAATCACCACACCCATCGGGAAACGGCTGATGTCGGGTGCCCCCTTGGCGTGGGTGGCGTCCTGGATCTGCTCGCCGTGGAAGGCGGGATCGTGGTGTCCGGTTGCCCGGTCCCACTTGTTCAGAACAGCCCCTTCTACGTTCAACCCCGCCAAAGGCATGATTGGTGTGGCCATCCAGTGATAGTCTATTTTGACGTCGGCTTGAGGGTCGCCCGGTGGGAGCAACGGAATGGGAATCGTCGGTGTGACCTTTCCCCAATAGGGATTCACATCGGAAACATCGACTTCACCACCATTGACCCACAGTGCTACGTCCTGCTTGGTGGCGGGAGTCATGTCCCCCCAGTCCTTCACCAAGGGACCTCGCTGAGTCAGAAGCCAGGGCCGTGTGTGCGCTGCGGATCCCTGGAAGAGGCCCATCATGTTATGCAGGAAGTTCCACGCTGCGGACCACACCGTCTCGGTCTGCTCGAACGACACGTCCAGGAGTTGAAACCCCGAAATGTTCGTGAGGGACGGCGAGAGCAACCACCGCACCCCTGCCCCAGCCAGCGTGGAGGGTTCCGAAATGGTGGCTGTAGGCACTGTAACGAGGGGCACGCCTCCGAGAAGGAAGGTGATGAAACCCGCCTTCCTGTTCCGCACCATCGAGAGTGTGATGTCCCCGGAACTCCAGGTGGCCATCACCGTTGTGATCCAGACCCCACTCTGGATATGGATACGATCCTGATTACCAGCCACCTTCTGAAGTGTCACCGTCGCCTGTGTGCCCATCCCCACAGGACCTGTGGCAAAGATGGCCTGTCCCAGGTTCAACGTCGTAAAGGCTGCCAACGGAGGGGCATAGATCGCTGCTCCCGCATTGACGATCACGTCTGCACGGAACGTAGAGTCAGCGGGGATCGTTCCACCCAAGACCAGGAAGTCCCAACCGTAGCTGAGAACCTTAGCCTTATTAAGAATGAGTTTGCCCCCTGTGATGAGGGACTGACCGTTACCAGGGAACACCTCGGTCCCGGTAAAAGTCGTGGCCTCGCTCGGCAGGATCGTCCCGTCGTACTCAATCTCGGTTGCGGGGCTGATCGTACAGTTGTACTGCACCGACGTCATCCCCTGCACTTCTTGATGCACCTGGGAGGCGTCTCCATTATATGGGTGAGTGATGATGACAGGTGTCAAGGTGATCGGATAGTCTGGGTCAGACGTGAATTGGTACGAGGCAGGGTTCGTGATACCTGGAGATCCGGCAGGTTCATCCGCCGCCGAGAGCATCGCATGGCTGAACTGGAACAGCAGTTCGTTCCCGCTGGCAGCGGAGACGGTGTAAACGGGAGCTTCCCCGATGGTCAACAATTCAAAGGGGATGTCTAGGATGGGGTTCCCTGAGACGTCGGTCGGTCCCGTGGCCCACACTTCATAGGTCCCACCCAGAGTGGTTCCCGTGTGTGTGATGATGACGGACAAGACACCCTGGAAGTGATCGTGCAGAGAGATGCTGCCCAACTTTTCAATTCGTACCGAAAGCACCTCGGAGGCGGCAGCATCCACGGGAGTCAACAGATAGGAAAGGGGATCCACCAGCGAAAGATCATTGGGATCCATCTCCTCAGAGAAGAACACCTCGATCTCCCAACCGTTCAAGCTAACAGCGGAAGACAAACGAGGGGGTACTAGCTCGATCCCACCATAGGGTCCTGTCCCATAGGGGTCACCACCATAACCCCCATCGACGGCAATCGGCGGGGCGGGGAAATCGATGGCTCCATAGGAGTCCTCACCGTAGCCATAGGCCACGTTCTGGGGATCGAACGTTCCGTCCCCGGCACGGGGACTCCATCCTACACCACCGTAACCGGCTCCTGCAGGATGAGGCAGAGGATATGTAAAGGGTCCAGGCACGATGCCCCCGTTTTAGATGATGAACCAACCAGCGGCACCGCTAAAGTACATTGTCAGGCTGAACTGGTGGTCCAACGGGTTGTTGTAGACACGGGGTCCAGCGACACCGTCGATATTGGCTGCCCCCGGAACGATGTTCACAGGAGTAAGTGGAGCCAACACACCCGCCTCGTGCTTGACCGTAAGCTGTGTCGCCACAGCAGGAGCTACTGGAAGTGTCACCGTAACAGTACCTGCCGTGTTATCCACCCCAACAATAGCGATTCCTGGTCCAACAAGCGCTCCAGGATTGAGCATTGGCTGATAGCCACCAGGAACGGCAATAATGGGCACATCTGCCGAGACTGTACCGTGAACATGGAACAGATTGGCTCCAATGCAACTCAGACCCACATGATTGACGTAGCTCCCTGCAACATATGTCGCCGCCGGGGGGACCAAGTCTCCCATCATTGTGTTGAGTGCCCCGCCCTGATCATCCGTCATGTAGAGGATGAAGGCGGTCGGCCCCGTGTTCAGACCCGTGAGTCTTAGTGTGGTCCCCATGACGGCTGTAGCCGCCAAACTCAGGGAAGTGGTGTTGATTCGGGCCACCAAAGTGCCAATGGTGTCCGCCGCCAGGATCGTGTGCTCCTCCACACCATTGATGGTCTGAATGTAGAAGGTGCCTGTGGCGGGACCAGGAACAAAAGGTCCGGCAGCCAACAAAGTGGGGGCCGTCGCCGTTGAGGGGTCCGCCAACTCTAGACGTCCGTTAGTAACAGTGTGGGCACCGGGGGCAACCCACACAGAACCCGTAGTGGGTGCGGGGTTTCCTGCGGAACCCGCTTGTAGATGAACGTCACCGCCCCCAGGGCCAAGTGCCCCTACCCCGGATCCTGCAACCAGACTTGCAGCCCCCGGCCTGAGGAGTAGACCAGCACTGTTCCTCGTGTGGACAGTGTAGTCGAAAGGCAAAGAAGGATCGGAACCCACCTGAACCAGAGCCAACGAATTCAGCCCCGTCACGTTGGGGAAGACATTGCGACCCATCTTAAGGATCACACCCATCCCAAAGGTGTTGGGGTCGACCGTAAACTCGGAGCCCAGGCCATCCCCCATCAGGGGGCCTATATCAACCTGACCCTCTACCTGAAGACCGCCCAACAGGAGCGGCTCGTAGGGTACCACCGGGGCAAGTGCCGCCGTGATCTGAACAGCTCCGGCACCCGCCTCGATGGTCCGGCCCAACCCATCACCCGCTACCGGGGGGTTCAAGGAAGCGAGGCCGTTATATGCAGACTCCAGGGAGTAGAACGGTGCTCCCGTGACGGGCAGCACGTAACGAGTCAGGAGCGTAAGGGCCTCCTGGACGTTACCCACCGGGATCTGCTGAAGACTGTTCAGCGAAAGCGTCGTCAGAGGGTTGGTGAAGTTGTTGTCAAAATAGTTGGCGTAGCTCTGAGAACTGGGCTCCACCGTAGGCACGTTTCCAGGGGCCGTGGGGACATCCAGATAATCCCCTGCGGTAGCTCCACGGACAACAACGTCCCCGTGGTTGAAAGTGCAGGATCCGGTCGTACCAGTCGGGGTCACTGACACAGGGGCAACCAGCAGAGCTACATCAAAGGAAACAGCGTTGAGTTCCAGTTCCACATCGTGGGTGTAGGCCCCCACCCCGTAAGCCCCGGAACTAAGCACCACAGGCCCCCCAATCTCAGAGGTAGCAAACGTCGTACTGCTGGGGTATCCCTGATAGGCAGTACCTCCGACCCCTGCTGTAATCACAGCACTGCGGATGTCTACAGCCAGCGTAGATGCTCCTGCGACAGGATCCGAGAGACAGAACACAGCGGATGGCCCAACGATCATCCCCCCTGTAAAGGTGACTGCTCCAGCAAGGTTCTCAAGGACGAGCGCATATTGAGTTGCAGGAGAGCCCTCTGAACTCAAGAGACATTGGTCAGCCCAGACCGTAGACTCAAAAGCCTGATCAACATGAAGAGCAGGCCCCTGCGTTCCGGAAACACCTTCCTGCTGGACTGCAACGTCCTGAAGGATGAGAATACCACCGTTGTTTTCCAGAACCGCCCCGGTTGTAACGAGACTATTCGTCAGGTGCATCCCTATCAAAACACAGAGGTCACCGGGACCTGTTGCCGTAAACGTGTGGGAACCTGTAGTGGTGGCATCAACTGTAGTGACCCGATTGTAGTACCCCCCAGCCCCCATCAAATAAACGAAGGGGACCAGCGCTAAGTCCTCATTGTAAGTCCCAGGGGCCACATTGATGATGTAGGGATCCCCTGCAGCCAAGGCCGGTTCCCCCCTGGCGACAGCAGCGGAAGCGTAGCTGATGGCTTCAGAGATGGAGGAGAAGTCCCCACACCCTACCGCCGACATCCGCATCCCACTCTCATCTCTCGCTGCGGAGTCCGGTCCGGGGACACGCACGATATTTGTAGTATCGTCGGACGCCTGAGAGGTAAGGAAGGTCCGCCCCCTGTTGGGATCAACGTAGAGCGTCCGGCCCGTAGTCATTCCCCGGCGCACCATCAGCATCAGCCGCTGGATGTTCTGGTTCTGGACATCCGACCACCCTTCGGTCGCTGCGTCCACAGGAACCACACCACCTTGGTCCCGACGCTCCCCGGCGGCGATGAGCTTCAGATCACCGAAGGTAGTCATCAATCGAAGCCGGATGAACTGAGAGTCCTCGTCTACCGTGCCCGCATCAGTGATGAGACGGATGAGGTAGGAACCGTCCCAGTCTACATCAAACTTGCACGTGGCCGACGTGCTACCCTCGGGGGGCAGCAGGCCCGCAGTGGACGGAGTACCTGTGAAGTCGTTCCCAGAGGCCGCTGTGGGGCCAGGGGAATCCGGAGTGAACACAAGGGACCAACTGTAGGTCGTCGCCACGTTAAGTGACTCACAGACCACACGGTAGCCCTTTTGTAGATCGTTCCTGCTGATCCCCGTCTCGGTGGGTCCAACCTGGGGGCCAACCGGAGAGGTGTATAGTTTACTGACGATTACCGCTGCCATGGCTTCTGCTACCTTTCCCCACGCACAAAAACGTAGGAATTAGCCCCTACTCCAACGAGGACAGTTTCGTTTCAGCTAATGCCGAAACCAGCGCCCCGTTACACACTGTCAAGAACCCTAGAAACGTTCTCCTACCTCATTGGCTAAAAACTGGGTTAACCCTCGTCCTCATCCATGATAGCATTGAGAACCGCCATGAACTCCTGGTTGTTCAGCCCCTTCATCCGTTCTTTCGTTTCAGGGCTGGCCTTTGCCAAGAACTTAGCTTTGAGTTCCCAGGGCTTCAATTTGCCCTTCTGACCCGGCTTCACATTCTTCTTCTGATAGGCCTGAACTTCTTCAAGATCCTTATCCTTGAGACCCCTGGATTTCACAACTTTATCGGACAATTCCTTTCGGTCCTTCCGTTTGGTGTCGGACTTATCCGTCTTCTTCAGGTCCTTCTTGGCCGCTTCGTCCTTCTTCCACTCTTCGTGGCCCTCAGAGATCCCCCGGTTGCGCAGCACCCTCCTCTCCCACTTATCCTTGGAGAGAGGACGCTCATTCTTCTGTCTCTTCTTGTCCACGTACTCCTGGTAGGAGGGAGTCGAAGCAGCACACCTTCTCAACAAAGGAACAAGGTACTTCCGAAATTCTGGCCGGTCGTGGGCCAACTTGAGCACTTTCTCACGTAAAACCATTGTGTCCCCTCTCCACAGTCTGTAACCCCAAACCCAACTTCTTTCAGACTAGACCTCACCCTACCGAATTTATAGGCGCATCAATGGACGGCTTAGATGAGAAACTGTACGGTGGCATCTTCCTGACTAGCCAAACGAGGTTCCTGCACTCCCAACCTGTCCACCTGAACCTCATAGGACTGCCCAGTAGCACTGACCCCCATCCGACGACGAAGCCGGAGGATGCTGGGGGCAACCTTCACCCCTGTAGCCGGTGCTGCTATCAATGTGCTACCCGCTGGTCCCCCGTACTGTCCCAACACAGTCTTGAGTCGATAGGAGCCTGCATTGGGGCCACTCAGGAGGGTCAGAATTTCACCCTCCTGGATCGTGTGCCAGGAAAGCTGCGCCGTGTCCTCTAATTCGTCCCCGGACACCGTTGCCGACCCCGTCAGCCCCGTGGGAAACGTGGTGTACTGCCGGGCAACCTGATCGTCCTGAACAAAAAACTTAACTTCCAGAACCTCGTACCGACCGACGTGGCACATATCCTGGGAAGCGGGTGTCCCTTCAGTGCCCCCAACATGGATTGAGTTCAGACCGGAGAGGATAGTCAGCATTGCCGTGGGATCAATCCCCGTGAAGTCCCTCTGGTGATCGCTGAACAGGGTCTTGTTCGCCCAGGTGATCCCCGCCGTTCCTGCTACCCTCTTGGCCCCGAGACAGTACCGCCTGAAGTCCTGGTAGTAGTAGGAGGACATGTCGACCCGGTGAACATCAGAGAACATCTCCCCGAAGGTGTCCAGGAAGAGATGGCGATAGTCATAAAGGGCGTGGGCGGGTTTCAGCGCCCGGAGCACCAGATAGACGTTCCGCTGGAGTTTGAAGGGGTCCTCAGGGAAGCCGTACAGCGGAACGGAGACCCCGTCAATCTCAACAGTTCCGGCCACTTGGCTGATATTGATCTCAAAAGTGAAAGCGTCGGCTTCAGCCCAGGCGGAGGTCGGGCGAAGTGTGCCGTCCGCATCCCTCACAAGGAGTTTGCGGGCCTCTATGCCCCGCTCCAACACCTGGACGGTGGCAGTCGTGAGCAACTCTACACCGTCCTTCTGCACCGAGGTCGTGGCTCCCCGAAGGAGAAGGACCACCATCCGTTGGAGGAACACTCTGTAGGTCAGGTCGCCCTCAAGCTCAGGATACCCATAGGTCCGGGCGTCGGGGAACACCAGATCACCAAGGATCTGATAGAGCACCTCGGAACGGGTGAAATCATAGAACGAGTCAGCAAAGACCTCTTGGGCCGTGATCTGGAAGTCGGCAATCTGCTCCGCTGCCGACTGGAACTGCGTCATGTAGAAAGGACCAGGCACATTGCTAACATAGTTGCTGGGGATGAGTTGGCGGAACACCGTCATCACCCGCTCTACCTGCTCCTGCACCTTCCGTTTATGATCCTGGGAGTCCTTTTCCCAGAGGGACGGATTCTGCGCCAGCAGTCCTGGCAGGAGGTTTTTGTCCGTAGGATCAGCCATCCCGTGCCCCCCAGATTGAGCCCCCACGCCACCCCTTATCCGTCAGCATCTTCCAACGGGTCCTCGGCCCCCTGAGATGCTGCGTCAAGGCAGCCAACTCCAAAACGGTGGGGGGTCGGTGAAAGATCACCTCGTCCAGGATGTGACCCGTCCAGGGCAGCCTCTCCACGGCCTTCTCCATGCGTTCGCCACCTTCCCGCCATCTGACGGTGATGATTGTCATTAGCTCCGCCCTGTCACCAGAGCCGAGAAGTCCCGGTCCTCATCATAGGTAAACTCCAGGTCACCCAACACCAGATACTCCGCAGGCCCCGGTTCGATGTTCTTCACCCCGCTGTCGTCCATGGCAATGTAGGTCACCTTCAAGGTACCGTCCGAAGGATTCACCCCCGTAGGGAGTGCCAGCAAGATCCTGTTGGCCGTGGCCCCAAGGTACCCTGGGATGCTCATCCCATCGTCACCGATGATGCACGCCCCGTTGGCCACGCCCTTAAGCGGTGCCCCGTCGAATTGAGGCACAACGTCAAAGAGGGTCTGGGGAACGTCGTCAATGAAAACGCCTCGGAATTCGTTGTAGTCGCCGCCCCCATCCGTGGTGTTACTGTACAGGGGGTTGGTGACCAAGTAGATCGTCACAGCATCGTCATGCCAGGCGTGAGTTGAAACGGAGGAAATGTCTACCCAATCTGTGCCTCCCTGCGAGGTCACAACCTCTTCCCGCACCACAGTAGAACCGTCCTGCCTGGCCAGATGGGTCAGAGGAACTACAGCGTAGGACACTCCCTGCACCGTTTCGATTGCACTGATGACGTCGCTCTGACGGAGAGGCTGGGCCAGGGTCATTGCCCCGAACACTCGACCCAACTCTGTGCGGATGTTGCCGTCCACCACCGAGGACTGCTGGTTCCTGAGGATGACAACCGTCCCGGAAATATTCACACCCGCCGGGATGGACTCCTTGGACACCACGTCAGCGGTGGCGTGCCTGCTCAGGTCCACTGCGTTCTGCACGGCCTGAACCACGGCGTTGATCATGTACTCCACCGAGTAGTTTTCGTCGTGCTGATAGTCAACGATGACTTGCATCCCTTCCAACAACCGCCCGCCCGTAACCGGGACAAAGGCAACGGGAGTCTCATCCACCTCCTCTACCAGGGTGTAATCCTTGACTGAGGAAGAGTGGAAGGGACCGTTGTACTCGATGGAACGGTCAAAGTTGTAGACGTGGACCGTGTATGGGTTAATCCCGAGGTTCTCCAGATACTCAGGCCCGGAGAGGAGTACGTGACTCTCCCCCGTGATCACGATGGGGTCACCGGAGGGAATGTTCACAGGAGGTGTCCCGTCCAGAGGCTCCACCACCTGGATGTAGTCCCCAGCCTCTGTGGACCGTCCCAGCACCATTGGGTCGCCTGGATGGAATAGCTTGTATGCCGAGGTGCTGACGACGCTCTTGTCACCCGAGGCCAGCAGCTTGTAGAAGGAGTTGATCTCGCCCACGGGCTGACGGCTGAACACGAACTTGTTACTCGTGCGGAAGCGGTAGGAGCCTCGGAACACGTCCAGATAGTGCAACAGCGTCGGATCATTGTAGGTGGCGGAAAGCTGCAACCCATCCGGTCGGATGATCTCAGCGTCCCTCAGGTCCAGCACAGTCCCCTTCGTTTCGTCCCTGAACTCCAACTCCCAGTCAGGGATGTTGAGCATCTCAATGATGGGGAAGTCCTCGGTCACACGGGAGTTGATCGCCCGGAACTTGAGGTTTCCGATGTCCCCCACTGCCTCGAACTGTCCGTCGATTACCGACTCGAACGAGAAGGCAAAGGAGTCGGTGAGCGTGGCACTACTGTCTCCACGGGTCCACACATCCACCTTGCCGCCCCAGTGCCTGCCTGTTGTGACATCCAAGTCCCTCATCATGAGGGTGTGCCCTGCCTCTACCACGTTCACCTGACGCACCCCAGGCACATCCGAGGCATCCTGAGTGAGACCCCTGTACGTCCCCGAATCCACCGAAGCCAATACGCCGTCTGCACGAATCGCAAGGGCGTAGTTGGACTCCGTGTTTCGACCACCGAAGGTGTTGTTCGGGTTCGTGACCTGTACATCGGTGGGGCCATTCTGAACGGTGCGGATCTGATCTCTCGTCAGGTTCCCTGCTTCCCCCGCCTCCAGCGCCTGGACGTAGGCTCGGGTCGTCCAGCGTCCGGTGGCAGGACTGTAGGTCGTCCCTGTCCCTGTGGGTGAGATACGGGCTGCGGACGTAGTGCGGAACCTCACTGAACCGCTCGTCACAATCGTCCCAATCGGGATAAAGCGGGTAGAGGTCGGTCGGTTGGTCACATAGAAGAGCACCTCACCATGGGCACGGTACCCAGCCCGCCGCTGAACCCCTCGCCTGGCTGCCAGATGGTCGAAAGCATTGTCCACCAGGTTCTGTACCGATGCCGTGTCTTGCAGGTAGAACGCCTGCTTGAGGGCAATCTTGTACGGACTCTGTGTCACAGGTAGCGACGTACCCGACCCAGTGGGGTCATCGATAGCCAGCAGCGTGGTGAAGCTCTGCCCCGCCTGGAGGAACCCCACGATGAAACGGATACGTTCCGCCTCCGTAGAGAAGGGGTCGATGAAGGTGTCCCTGAGGTAAGAGCCGGGCTTCACGTCCACTTCGGGGTGGGACCGGAAGATCGCCAGTGTGGTGTCTCGCACGACCTGCTGCCGGGAAACAGCCGGGAGGTTCGCTACCTGGGGGGTCACGATGAGAGGTGCCCCCGCAACCTCCTGGGACACCTGAGATTCGTACTCCACACCATCGATGAGGTAGATGGCAGTGACCGCATAGTACAGGGGATCCTCATCGGGGAGGGCCTGGAAGTCATTGTATGGAACCGCTGGATTTTTCGCATCCGTAGGCAGTGCCGCTCGATTGTGTGTGAAGGAGAACTTCTTCACGAGAGAAACTGAGTCTATCCCAACAGAGGTGCGGAAATGGGTCGTGCTGTCCGGTATCCGAATACTCTCGTCAAAGTCCGACTGGAGGATGTCGCCCGCAAGATTCACCTGCATCCCCATGGTGCGGAAAAGCAGAGGATTGGCTAGGGGTGTGCCATCATCGTTCAGAGGCACATCCATGTCCACGTCTAGGATGCCGATAAGAGACAAGACCTCCTCTGTGTCATAGGAGATGACAGGCTGGATGCTGACCCTCTTGTACCCGGTGATCCCGCCTCCGGGAAAGGCGGAGGCGTAGAAGTTGTACCCCGTCACCTCCTCGTCCTCCAAACCCGTGACCGTGATCTTTACTGTGCGGTCCAAACGCTCGATGAAAATCCCGGAAGGAGCCAGCACCTCAGCCTTCACATCCCGGTCAACCGCCAGGTTCGCCCGAATGACACCCGCCGCTGTCGTCTCTCCCGTCGTCAATACCGATTTGACATCGATGACGTTGGCACCCTGAAGAAGCTGGAGTCCGTCCGGGAAGGCTGAAGGATTCGGGATCGTGAAGGTCGTACCTTCGAACTGGATGTAATCAGGATTAGACGAAAAGGCCCCGCCCCGAAGCGAAACCTGCATGTCCGCCGTGTCCGCATCCATCTGCCCCGAGAAGAAGCGGTAGGAGACGTCTGTGGTGAAAACGTAGTTCTCCCGATACTGCCCATCGGGGGCCAGGAACTTGGGAGTTGTCGCCATCAGTTGCCTCCTGAAAACGGGTTGGGCTGGTTCTCAAGTCCTGCGGTCTTTGCCCCTAACATTAACCCGTTGGATCCCATCAGAGCCACCACTCCAGGCACCGTGTAGACGATGTTCAGATGGATTGGGTCAGAAGAAGCGTTCTGAACTGTCACGTCGATCATGAAGGTGGTCTGGTCCTGCGTGTGCGGAGAGACCGTCACATTGGTCACGGAGTAGAGACGTTCCTTGTAGGTGACCTGCTGGAACTTGGCCTGCTCCGTCTGGAGGGACTGATACTTGGCCAACGCTTTCCGCACGTCCTCATTAATCAAGGTCGCCACACCGGAAACGGTCTTCGAACCAATCCGAGAACGAAGGTCCGTTCCGTACCAGGGATGGTAGGGATTAGAACCCTTGTCCGTCAGTAGAATCTTGAGGGCCGCTTGATAGAGCAGATCCTCATTAGCCACCATCAGGCTTTGACCGCTGGCTGCGAACCGGATGTCGTTCTCGACATAGGTAGCGCCACACCTGAGGCAGCGGTTACCCGGCATCGAATACGTCACCTTAAACACGGGGTCACCCATTGTGATAGGTGACGTGAACCGGGGGTACCTGGCCGTGATTGCTCCGCCTGGTGTGTAAATGTTCCAGGAGGGAAACAAACGCCGTCCTATGGCCCGCCGCTGGTAGGAGTTGACCCCCGCCGCCCCGAACCCCAAAGCGCCTGCAGCGGTCCCGCTGACGGCCACGTAGGAGGCATCCCCAATCGCAGCAGTGTCCGTGAAGGAAAGGTGGCTGTTGCTTGTCCCAATGAGGACGGTTCCGGTGCTAACCTTCTGGAACAACGCCTCAACTTGTTTCGCCGTATACCTTGTCACTGCCTGAACAGCAAAAACGAACGTCTGGGAACCCGCCGAGGTCTCTACCGTGAAACTGTTCTCACCGGGGATGATGTCATAAGGACCGGACACAGCACTCATCAACTCGGCTTGTGAAAACATCCCTGAGTTGGGGATGTAGAACTCGTCGTTGGCAAGGATCCTGATGGTGCCTGTGTTAGCCACAGGCTGCTTGGTGGCCAAAGATCTCCGATCCGGTCCAAGAGGAATGTACTCCTCTACAGTCAGATGCGGACAAGGCCAGGCCAGTTGGAAATCTTGGGACATGCTCTCTCCATCAAGGTGCCACAGGATCTAAAATATAGAGGAAACACCGCCTAACAACCCAACATGTCCCTCCCCACCTCTGACGCTTCATTCGGGAAGGTGAACTGGAGAAAGGGCATTTCGTCGCTGGGTTCAAAAGTGACCCGCCCCGTCTCATCTGACTGGTACAGAATCTGATACATGTCCTGAATGACGTTTTGCACCATCAACGTCTCGTCAAACCGGGTCGGGTCGAACGGCCCCACCCCACCCAGAGCACCACCGAAGGCCTGAACGAGCACCTCGTCCCGCTCCTTCACAAGCTGCTCTCTGAGGTCACAGAGCTTGACAATCCGCCACTCCAGATCCTGGCGTTCCTTCAAATCTTGATTAGCCCACTCCCGCATCTGCCGCATCGATTTCACGACCCCCTCATGGTCATAAGAACCGGGGTCGATCCGGCCACCTTGGCGAGCCGGGTAGTAGGCATCTGACTGGAGATAACCTCCGGGATGACCACCCCAACCAGGGGATTGATCAGAGGAAATCGGATCGTTGGGGGCTGCCGATTGAGGGGCTACGACTCCGCCAAAGGGGTATTCCTCCTGCACCACCGCATCCTGCTCGGAATTCCCCTGCGTCATGTCATTGGTCTCAGGATAAGTAAAGGGCGAGATGCTAAGAGGATCACCCCCCTGAGCAACGTAGGCTCGAAACAATTTGCCCAAGGCCGAGCCGGGAGTCACATAGAGGCCAGTCCGTTCCTCCGTCCGACGAACCTCTCCGTTTGCTTCCACGGCCCTGTATGTGACTTTGACCACCCCGATCCGTTCAACCTCGGCATTGATGACATTGATCCGCTGTGACACAGTGCGGCGGTTTTTAAGCAACCAGCTTGAGTAAGCTCGGAAATACCCGAGCGGCCACACACACAACTTGGAAAAGCTGGGCATGATTATCTCCTACAAAACATCAGGAACAACAGGATCTGATGGGACAACAGGAACACCGTTGATCCCCTCCACGGTTGTCGGATCCTCACCCATGGGACCATCTGGCTTCCCTGATTTGGGGTGCCAAAAGGCCAACAACAAATCTAACAGGACGAAACTGGGGAACAGAGGAATCACCACTGCGACACCACCCCCGTAGGCCAACGGCGTGTCGCTGGGTTTGTTGTCCGCCGTGATCAGGTCAGACAAAACCCCGCCCGTCCCATTGGACACCATCGTCAACACGGAACATGAGGGGATCTGGAAGGTGAAACCCAGGATAGACTGAAGCAGTGCATTGATCCGCCGGATCAACTGCTGTAGGTCCACGATTCGGGCCTCAAGGTACTCGATGTACTTTCGGATCGTATCTATAATGGACTGAAGGGATGCCCTGATTGCCTCCATCCAGTTTGCCAGGGAAGCCAGGAAGTCTTCCAAACCGGGCATCGTGTCAAACCACCGAACGAACAGCCACTCCCCATCGGACAGGGGTCTGCGAATTGCCGCCCCCGCCACACGCAGGGCAAGAGATGCCTGTTGGAGGATTCTTCCCTTGCTGGCATCCTGTGCCGTCACGAGATCTGATTTGACGAACAACCCTCGACAGTACATCATCTTGTCGGGGATAGGGGGACCATAAAAGAACACAGGGGAAAGATCCGCTGAACCTACGTGCCTCTCAGCCATGTCTGATGTATCCACCCGGTGGAACCAATCGTCGGGTACGGCAATGTCCTTATTGTCAGGTTGCACGACACACTGCTCGTAAATGCTCCGCAGCCCTGGTGGGCACTCCTTCAAGAAGGTCTGGAGTTCCTCCTTGGACCCGAAAGCCATCTCCATGAATTTGTAATTGTCCCACTTCCCAGCGTTTGCATCTACCAGCCCGTCCTGCATGTGGGGATCCCGATCCAGGGTAACATCGGGGTTACCCATCAGACTCCGTGCCACATCCTCAAGCCCCCCAAGAACGGACAGAGGGTTCCGAGCAACACCAATCTTCGGATCGGAACTCTCCAGAGACTCCCACAGTGTCAGATCCAGGAAAGCAGCCCAGCCGCTAGGTTTCCCATCAGATGTCACCTCAGGATGAACTGCATCTAGGATGTCCCCCCACGTTGCCGTGCGGAGGAACTTGGTTCCACTGACTACGGTAGCCTCAACGTCGGGCATTGGGCCAGTCTTGCTGTAGATGTCATGGGCTGCCAGGTTGATCCGAGCAATGAGATCCTGACGGAAAGTCAACACGGTAGCGTCCGACACCTTCATGGCATCAGCGTAGGACAGTTTCTGGTCATAGACCACACCCGTCAGATGCTGAACTGACTCCAACCCGCAGTAGCCGAGGGCCAACCCCTCGGTGATGACTTTGCTGGACTTGAGGTTTTCGAAGGTCTCGGTAGACACCGTCCCCTCAATCTCATCCAGCGGCTGTAGGTCGGGGCGCACCAACACAAGCACCAGGAGGGCCACCCGCAGAGCATCCAGGTACTCCTTGGTGTTGGTGTTCGCAAACACGATCTGCTGGGGATTGCTGAAGGATCCGATATCCGTGGGAGATTTGCCCTCCTCCACCCCATCAGAACTGACCCCCACCTGAATGGGTTGCCCCGTGATGCTCTTCGTCCCCTCCTGAAACTGATATCGGAAGGCCCCGGAGTTGGCCACGGCCTTGGAACAGGTCGCCACCCGGACGTAAAGGGTCGCAGCAGGGCCATCATCCACGAACTGAAGTTCCCCACCCGAGTCGGCTACGACATGGGCTGCACGTGGCATTTCCTCACCCTTCAGAAGGATGGAGTACTCCCCGGTAGCAAAGGCCCCTCCAACGGCCTTGGGGGACACCCAGAAGGTCCGCTGGAGATAGTAGTCGTCCCCGTTCTTCAGGAGGTCGATTGGGATTGGTGTCCTCCCCGATCCCAGCAGACCATAAACTCGGGTTGCCCCATCAACCAACGCCCCGTCTTTGATCCCCCAGTTGTAAGTCATAGAGGCAGGGACCGGATAGATCATCTCCCCCCCACCGTACAGAATGAGGGGACGACCATCGGACATCAGCACCGGCCCATACTCTCGGGGCTGCGCCAACGTGGATGTGCCCGGCACCTTCTTCTTATCCTGGTCCCCCTGAGGACGGTCATACACGATGGGGATGCCCTCGGGCACCGTGGACACCGTAACGATGAAGCCGCCTGGAGGAATGGAGATCGGGGGCAAAAACGCATCACCCTTGAAGGCTTTGTCGACCCGCCACTTCACCAGAGCCAGTGCAGGAGGTGTACTCTCCTTCGTGAAAAAGGCCCCAATGTCTCCGAAGTCCATCAAATTCGCTGCGGATGCCCCGTACAGAACCTCCGTGATTGCTACGGCAGGATGAGAACTAGCCAGGGCGGGGAACTGCTTGAAGTAGGCGAGCAACATCCTGATGGTGCGGTCAAGCCGCTCCCACTCGGACAGGTCCACGGACACATAGAAGAACATGGACAGGACGGTGGTCGCTGCGGAAACGTCAGGGCGTGACGGATCCGTCCTATCCGTGAGGCGGGCGATCATCCTCCGCTCATACTCCTGGAAGCCGCCCTTCAACGTGTCGGGATCCTCCAAGAGGTTCCAATCCCCCGTCAGGTATAACCCTAACTGCCTCAAGTCCCGGAGAAGAGCGTTGATCTCATCAATGAGGGCCTGCACCAATGCAATAATTGGATCGAGGAAGCCAACCAGAAACGCCTTGATGAAGTTCAGAGCGAGCAGGGCGATGTCCAACACCGCAACCATCCATTCGGCCACGCTGTTGATTGCGTTTCGGATGTCATCCAGAAAGTCCGGGATCTCAAACGTCAGTGTTCCCCACGAGTTCGCCATCAGGATCCCCCACCGTGTTTCAGTCGGGCCAACTGTTCATGCAGCCCCGACAATGCGGCCTGATCCTGGGCCACCATAGTCTCCAGGAAGGTGCGGAGCTTGACGAGAGTTTCAGCCTGACGCTGCATCAGGGGAGGAGTGGCAGCGTGCCCTTCCATCTCACCCCAGGCCCCAGGGTCCACCCCGAGTTTGTCCAGCAAGTCCTGAATTTCTTTAGGGATCTCCACTAGGCCTTCTGATACCTTTCCCCCACGCACAAAGGCGTAGGGGTTAGTTCCTGCTTCATCAAAGGCAGTTTCGTTTCAGCTAATGCCAAAACCAGCGCTTCCTTCTCCACAAGCGTAACTTCCCGTGTAACCCACGGTAGTAAGTTCAAAGCGGCATTGACATCTCTGTCAATTTCCCAACCGCAGGCGCACTTGAAGGTACGCTCGGATAGGCTTAACTTAGCCCTCTTTTCACAACACAAAAAACAGGTCTTCGACGAAGCGTAAAAACGATCATGAACAACGACCACGTCATCAAAGATGACCGCCTTATAATTGATCTGCCGTCGAAACCCCCCCCATCCCTCATCCACGATGTGGCGGCTCAACCGCCTATTACGAACCATGTTCTGTACAGCCAAATCCTCGATCCCTATCGCTTGGTTCTCACGACAGAGCCTTGTACTCAGTTTGTGCAGATAGTCGGATCGGACGTAACCGATCCGACGGTGCAATCGAGCCAATTTCATTGTCGATTTACGGCGATTTGCTGATCCCTTCTGTTTGCGGGAATGCCAACGGGACTCCCGTTGCAACTTCCTCAGGTTCTTTTTCAAGGCCTTTGGTCCTTGAATATGCTCCCCGGTGGAGAGTGTAGCAGAGGATCTGATACCCAAATCGACACCGACCTCACTATTGGCAATGCGGTCACGTCGATAGTCACCGACATCGACCTGTACTACAACGAACCAGGCGTCAGCTACACGCTTGACGATAGCACTGGTGATCATACCCTCGAAACGTAGGACTTCACGCAACCTGACCCATCCTATTTTGGGTAAGTGGATACGTTTGTTGTCTAATCGGAATCGGTCATTAGCTATGTAGAAAGAGTCCTTGCACCCACCTCGTTTTTTAAACTTGGGGTAGCCTGGTTTTCGACCCGCTTTCATACGATGGAAAAAATGCGTGAACGCCTTTTGGAGTTGCGTGAAAGACTGGGCTGTACAGTCCCTGTGAACTTCATAAGTCCAGGGAAACTTCTCACGACGGATAGCATTGAACTGTTTCTTGAGAGAAGATCCAGAAGGTTTTTCTCCCGCCTCGTAGGCGCTTTTCCAATGTTCCAACGCCCAGTTGTACGTGAACCTCGCCACACCACAGGCATGACGAAAGTATTCCTCCTGCGTTCGGGAGGGACGGAGCCTTATTTCATGAGCTAGAAGCACTTTTCCCCTCTGCCTGCGTGATAGTCATGCACATGACCAACATCTTAAAGCACCGTTGAACACTTATCAAGTTTCAGAGACCTTCTCCATCGATTCCTTCAGGAGCAGATACTGCTCCTGTTCCTGAAGACGTTTGGGTAACTCAGCGTCAAAGCGGCTCAGTGAGGCAAGCGTGCCCAGAACCTGATGAGTCCGGTAGGCCAACCAGACGTACCGCACGTCCCGGAGCCTCTCAGACTGATCCAGCACATCGTCTACCAAGTCTGGCAGCACAGGGCGGACCATGCTCCCCGTCACTGTAGAGTACTCAGTGTATGGGGTGTCCCCTGGACCCGCCCTTCTCATCCCCGTCCCGCTGGCTGCATCATACGTCAGGAAGTCCAGCTTCTCGTCCAGGATCCAGAACCTCCTGTCCAGAAGGGACAAGCAGGTCGTGTTATTGGCATAGGGCATCACATCCACCCGGCCCACCACGGACATGAGGTAGTCGTTAGAGGCCACACCGAGGCCCAACTCCGGGTCGGTCGGGCTGCCCACATCGTACAGGTGGGTGTCCCGTTGGAAGATGAAATAACTGCCACCCTTGGTGTGCCCAATTTGATTGATCAAAGCGATGAGGGAGAGCATCCGTTCCCGAGTGGACAGGACCAAGTCAATGGTGGCGTCCGTGAAGAACTGCGTCGGACGAATCACCTGATAAGAGAAGGGCCTTACCGAGTGGTTGCTGAGTCCGCTGGGGTAGTTCTTGAAGGAACCATTCGCAGGATTCCTCGCCCTCGTCGGACGAAGATCCATCTGCCCCTCCTCGCCAGTCGCAGCCAAAGAAGAGTCGTGGATCGAGGGGTACACCGCATACGCTCGGGTGTCATCCGTAGGATCGAACACAACGGGAGCGACATCTGTCCCCGTGAATTCCGTAACCGGATTCACCAGCAAGTAGGGGGGTGTCACCGAATCGACCACCTGGAGAACCCTGTAGAAGCCCCTGTTGTCATCCAGAGGGTTCGGGCGTCCAGGCACATACACTCCGGCACCGATCCTGACGTCTACAGAATCGTCCCCCACCGGACGCATCGCCAACTCTTGCGTTGTGGGATCGCCCGCTAAGTTCTGAGGAATCAACCCGATGGGATCCACCACAACGATATCACCCTTCTGTACCCCCAACGCCCCGAAGGTCTGGCCCCCGGTTCCTGGGGCGTTCAGGTCGTCGTAGAGCTTGTTGACATTACCAGCATAGGTGGCCCCACCTGTGACCTCTGGGACGTAACCACCCAACTCTGAGGCCACACCCCAGGTAGCGTCCGTGCGTGTGACAGCCCGAGAAGTAATGACATCCAGGAGTTGCTCGTTGGTCTGCTCATGGGGCACCGGAGCGTGCCGGAGGAAAATCTCGAACCGCACGGTCCCGTTAGAGGGGTCATAGAGTTGCAACCCTGGAGGAACAAGAACCAACTCATGTCCTTCCCTCACGGAACTGATCTCGGCTTCCTCCACTACGTCCCCGAAACGATCCAGGAGCCGGAAGGTGTCCCCGGCGTGGGCGTTCACGTCCTCGTTGTTGAACGGCCCCAGGTTGGTTCCCAGGTAGGTGGCACCGTCATTCCAAGCGTCGTTCGCTTTGGGTGACCCTGCGGGCTTGATCGATTCCCAGTTCATTGTGAAAGAGTTGGCCTGCACGATGCACATCTGGCTGGGCATCACAGTGTAATCAGTGATCATTCCTCGGCGGATCTCGTAGGCATATCGCAGGGGCATCAGGTTCGTAGGAGAACCCCCGACGTTGTGAAAACGACGGATGCGTCTCACAATGAAGGTGACCTCTTCCGGGATGTTCGGTTGCGTAGAAGCACCACCTCCCAGGTAGTAGTCATGAGCGTTCCTCATCCAGATCTCTCGCACATCATCCGTTGCCGCAAGAGTGGGGTCAGGAAGACTGTGGTCCTGGTCAACAACCCGAACGTGACTGACTGCCGGAACCAGATCCAACCCGGCACGAGGCACGGAGGGCTCCAGGAAGATCCCTGCCTGGGCACGGAAGCCTGGGAGCATCACCCCGACATTTTCACTGGTCATAGCCATCTCGGTCCCAGGGAGGATGCACCGGACTCCCGTCGCACCATGGATGCCGCCGTAGGAGCCACCAGCCACATTCAGGGTGTCCCAAAGCTGAAGCAGGCTGTTAAACGCCTGCACGTCCAACGTGTGTGCGACCCAGTGGTAGACCGGAGTCGCTGGACTGGGCAGGAACTCATGCCCCGGTTCCGGGGCAGAGACCATGGGGATCAAGGTGTTGAACCCCGCAACCCTGTCCAAGGCCCCGTCCGTCACGCCGGGTGCCCCCGCAGAGTTGAACACCACAGGTTGAGCGTTATCCGGGGCGGCAGGGAAATGAGTCAACGACGTGGGCGGCCTGAAGGTCAGCCGCCGGAACCCATAGATGGAAAGGGCTGCATCATCAACGCCCACGCAGTTGTCATGGGGCAAACCGTACTCGGCCCCGGAAACCTGTACGGGAAGGAACTGCATCCCCGAGATCTTCGTTCCTACGGTGGCGGAAAGCTCGAACTCAGCCTCCGTGATCACCGTCCCCATTGCATCCTGCCAGTTGGCTACCGTGAAGACGCCCCGTCCAGCCACCATCGCCATCCCAGAGTACTCGGCACTGATCACAGACCCACGGAAAGTCAACTCATCGAATGAAGCCAACCCTGCAGGACTAATCAACACAAAGACTCGGGTGCCTGCCGCAGGGAGAGGGAACCCGACATTGACACCACCCACAAGGGGTCCTCCCGCTGCGGGGGCCAAATCGGAGACCGTCAGTTCATTGGTGACATTGTCGTACCCCAACACCGTGGGATAGACCACTGGGCACCAACCCGTCCCTACCCCCGTGGTGGACGTAGGAGCCACCGCTCGGTAGGAACCACCCAAGGTCTCCACTGCATGCCGGACAAGGTACGTCCCAGCGTACAGGGTGCCCGGATATGTCAGATTACTGGAACCATTGATGACGAGCACGTCACCCTTCTCAACGGCCCCTACGGAACCTGAGCTTGGGGTGATGGCCGTGAGGCGACAGTCTGAACTTTCGACCTCCGCCGGGGTGAGCCAGGTGTTGAGCCTGCTGGATGTGACCCCTACGCCGGAGCAGATCTCAGCGGTCTGGTTGGGTGGGTAGTCACAGGAAGGCACAGTGGCCGAAGCAACAGTCACCCCTTCAATGGGGACGTTGTCATGCCCCTCAAAAGCCATCACCCGGATAGACCCCCGCTCGCTGACGGTACCAGCCGCCATCTGCCATTCACCCACGTAGGGTGGAACTCGCATCAAGAACGTGAAGGGAATCGGGGCACCTGTCCAACCGTTGGCCCTGGCGTTAACGTCGGACCAGTACCAAGTGGCTGCATCCCGCCCAAGCCGGACCTCGTCCACGGTGAGTTGGGTCTCAAGGTCCAAAGCGGGATTAAGAGGATGCACAAAACCCCGCTCTGATGCGTAACGCAGGTCGCAGGTCTCGTGGAAGGTGAGGCGGTCCTCATCCACCCAGGCTGTCAGGGATCCCCAGATCGGCGCTGCGGGTGCCCAGTGCAAGAACCCTCTGGCGTCGATGTCAAAGCTGTACTCGAACCCGTAGATCATCGTATACAGCGGCCCCGGTGTCAGCGTGTGAGGCAGGAACCATGTGTTCGGTGGGACAGCACCCCAGGGGATGATGCCGAGGCCAGGAATGATGATCTGGCGGTTGTCTGAAACGGGGAGCACCGGAACGACATTGTCCCCAAAGATGGGAGGACCACCCAGCGCCACACCGATAGGAGGTGCCAGGTTGAAGTCGTCCTGATAGGTCCACACGAAGGCCATACCCTGCCAGAGAGTAATTCGGAGAGCCTCCACACCGCCCGTCAACGAGGGCAGTGGGTTCGGTCCAACCGGCCCCGCAACTACGTTCGGGTCTGGGCGGGCAATCATCCTGATGGTAATCGGGTTGCCCGCAAAGTAAACGTCGTTCAGGTTCCCCACCCCTCGGGTGATCCCATCGTTCAGGGCCATGGGAACAGAGGTGAAGTCCAACACCGTGATCCCAGCCAGTGTGTCCTCAAAGACCGCAACACCCGCTGGCGGTACCCCCACCTGGGGATCCGGCGGATAGATACCATCCACGAACACCATTGCATTGGTCAGATTGTATCTGACGGCATCTCCCGTCACGGGGCTGAGTCCGGCGGGCGGGGCTGCCGTGTGGGTGACGAACCTCGGGGGTTCAACCGCCGTCCCACCGGGGATGGTCTCCGCTCGTCCTATGGACAGGATGCCGTGCGGCCCCAACGTGTACCCTGCTAACGTGGTGAAGTCAGAGTCTTCAAACAAGGCTGGTTCCTGAACCAAGATCAGGTCGTAGGGTCGGGCATTCCCGATCCCAGGAACGATGGGACCAGGCACCACGGGGAACAGGTCCGCATCCACATCTAGGGACGCAGGAGTGTCCCCAACGACGTTCACCACGCCGTTCAGGCTCAGGATTTCGTCCGGGTACACCGCCTCGGTTGGCACCGTGTCGGACCTGGCTGAGATCGCCTCGGACACCACAACGGAGATGTCCTCGAAGCGATCGATCTCTGTGTTGCCCGTGCGGATGTATGGGACCGAGAAGTCCCCCGAGTCGTCCACCCAACCCCCAAGCAAAGCCGGAACTTTGAGTGGGTTCTGGTTCATGTAAAGGAACTCCAGAATACCCTCCACCGAGGAGGTGGGCTCAGGCACATTCTGTCCCGCCAACTCCTTCAACGGGATGTAGGCGTGGTCCTGAAGGGAGGGGAGGGACTTGTCGATGACTTGTCCGTCTGACTTGGTCCCCAAGTCATAGCCATCCCGATACAGTCCGGCCAGCACCGTACTGTCAGCGAACGTCTGGAAGGTGGGAGCCGTGGTCAGGTCTGGCACCTGAGGAGCCTGCATCGCCACCCCTGAGGGCGAAACCACCATCAGTGTGTCGCCCCGCTCCAAGGGGTACTCGTGGGCGGGTGTGTCCACCACAAGGACTTCCTCAGGGAGCGCCATCGGGGCGGCCAAGTAGTCCTGGAAGGTAATCACGCACCCGTATAGGACTTCTCTGACGAAGAGGCCCGTGGGTTCCGTGGCACCCCACATCAGGACAGTTGTGGGACAGAAGGCACCGAGTTCTGTTCCGTCCGGCTTCCCCCAGCCCAACTGATCTCCTGCCTCGAAACCGGGCACGGCCAGTTCTGGGTCACCAGCAACGGCGTCGCCCAGATCCCCAGGAGGCACTGTGGAGAGGAATCGTGTGTCATCAGGGTAGCCCGTCTCAGGATCCACGGGCACGTCCCTTAAAAGGAGCGGCGTCACGATGATGCAGGCAACAGGGACCGGAGGAGAAGCACCCCCGTCGAAAAGACCACCAGGTAGCCCATCCGGAAAGTACCCCCAGATGCGACCCCTCGCCCGTCTCTCGACCAGATCGATGGAATCTACACCCTGGATGTCCCCCAGCACGGGATTACTGATCTGGCCAATCTGCTCACCCGTGGTCTTCAGCCATTCCCCGTTGATGTCCCGTCCTGCCGTGTAGACGCCAGGGTTGAAGGCTCCCGGCTCCATCTGTGCCCCTGCGCCGGGGTACAGACGGAAGAATGCCTTGGTCCGGGTGGGGAAGATGCGGGAGAACTGATGCTGATCGGACATGCGCCCGAAGACACCCTTGGCCTTGAAGTGGTAATAGGGATCCGCCCCCGTCCCTGTAATGTGCGTCTTTCCGAGCTTGAGGAGAACGACGTCGTCCACATCATTCTGAACCAATGCACCCTGGATGGTCTGCATTATATTCAGCGTGTTTGGACCCAGGAAAGAACCACTGATCTCAGCATCCTCCAACGTGACGGAGTCAGGAGCCACCACCCAATCGTCCAGGGTCAGGAATGCTGGAGCGCCCAGCACCCGTTCAGAATTTACTGCGTCCGCCCACACAAACCTTGACAGGAGACCACCTGAGATGGCGTCCTCGTACCCAGGCGTGGGGTAGTCCTTCCCGTAGCCCACCCAGAACCGGAACTTCCCATCCCGATCCCCGACGAAACCTCCCGAGATGGTCTCCTGGATCTGTTCGAAGGCCACGACAGTGTCATTGTAGAAGCCCAGGAACGTCCTGGCTGCCCGATCCAGGTCCGAGAGGTGTGCCTTCTCCCCCATCAACCCAAAACGCCCCTGCTGCCAGTTGTCGGTCCCTCCGGCGGAGATCTGAATGGAACCCCCAGCGGGAGACGTGGCGTTGATGTCCCGGATAGCCTCCTGGGCTGCCTCGCTGAGGAATTGGGTCAACTCCACGGCTCGGAAGTAGAATGAGTCCGGGCTGGAAAAGGTGAACGTCGCAGCGAGGGTTGCACCCAGTCTGTCATTCGCTTCGCTGGGTGTCGTGACGGACAAGAACGACGCCTGGAACCGAGGCTCCACCAGCACCTCATCCTTGAGATAGGGTTGGAGGGTCCGCAGCTTGGTGAAGGTCAGAAGGAGCCACTGGTTGGGCTGCAGACCAGCTTGCGGAGGCCACAGAAGCTGCACAGCCCCTGACGTGTAGTCCAGATGGTACTCCACGTCAGGCACCAGGGTCCGCCCCGGTGCCTCCTCACCGTTGCTCAGGGTCTCCCCGAACAGGACAAGTTCCACCGTCTCAGAGTCCAGAACCGGACCCACGCCCACGAACTCCATGAAGTTCGGAGGGTACACCGGACGGTAGGAGATTTTGACGATGGGGGCTGCCAGTATGTCGAAGGCCCGATGGAAGCTCCCCGTCACCGTGATCTTCGTGCGTGTCCCATCCTCCGTGATCTCGGAACTACCGATGGTGTAGGGTGCGCCCCCGATCTCGATAACATGGCCCGGCACAGCGAACTCCGTAAGGTCACCTCTGAAGATGACAACCTTCTGGCCTCGCACCACAGACTCAAAAGGAAACTGTGTCAGATCAATAGCTGACATAAACCCAGCGGCTGCCGTTGTGGGCACAGGAGTCGGCCCATCGGGGTCCACCACCGTCGTGAGGGGCTTGTCCGTAATGTAGTTCAGCAGATCGTTACCAGGAGCCCTGCTGCCCACCTCGTTTATGGTAGAGGGGAAGATGTTGACCTCGGTCACATCCCCGCTGCCATCGGTTTCGAGCGGAAAGTACTTCAGGGAGCGGATGTAGAAGCAGTCCTCACCAATCCGAATCATCTGGCCCGGTTCGAACTCTGCTGTCCTATCCGTCCTGAGCCCAAACCGGCTCTGGTTCGCCTTGATGAAAAAGGGTGGACGATAGATGTTTTTCTGACTGGCCTCGTAAGAACGCTCCCCGCCCTGGGCTTCGTACACGGCAAAGGTCACGGTCACGGGGTCCGTGGCGTCCACTGTTTTACTCACGAACGTGACACGCCCGGCTCCGTTCCAATCCTCGGGGTAATCGACAACACAGTCGACCTGCCCGAAGTTCTGCATCATCGCACCGATCCACACGGAAGGTTCGATGTCTTGGAACACGGTGTCTTCAAGAGCATGGTTGAACTTGTAGATGTTGGGGGCAACCAACTGCGCCTGTTCTTTCCGCACGAAAACGGGAAGGAACTCGACCACTTGGTCACCGATCCGCCGCCCCTCAAGGTCCGCCCGCCAGTAAAGAACCTCCACCACCGCCCCCCTCGGGAGGGGCACGTTGGGGGAGAAGGCACCCAGCATTGGATTGATGGAAACATCCCTGTGCCCTTCGGTCTCCAACTGCTCCACAAAATAGAGCCTCTTCCCAGCGTGTACCGTCAGGTCAGCGGAGGACAAGTTGAACCAACCGTCTGAGGGGTCAAACTCCGCCTCTCCACTGACGAGCAGGGCTGCACCCAGGAACTCCTCCTGGTAGTAGACCTTGGCCCCCGTCAGTGAAGTCAACACAGTGGTGCCAAACTTGAGACGCCCCTTCGGTGTCGTCACACCGCCAACAACAATGTCAGCGGTCAGGTACTCAATTCCTGACGGATCCGAACTGAAGGACGCAACCCCCACCAGATCACCGGCCCCGTGGCTAAAAGTTGCCCTCCCCACCTGAACGGAGAACGCCTCCGTGGAGAAACGGGAACTGTTCACATCGGGGAGCGTCAGCAGGTTGTTGGCCATCGTCCCCATGGGGACTTTCCTGAGGGCCGTCAGTGTCGCCTCATTCGTAAGGTTGACTGCCTCCAAACCGAACCGGAGGCTGATAGGACGATCAAGTTCCACCGCTTCGCCCATGTCCACCTGAAGTCGGTTGGCCTCCTGCTCCGCTGGGGTTGCAGGCACAAGCCCGGCCAGATGCAGTATCCTGATGATGAAAGGCTCCTCAGGGAGAAGCTGGAAGTCCTTGTAGACCATGTCAGCGACAAGCGCCGGGTCATACACATCCGAGGTGTGTCCCGTGAAAAGCTCCCACGTCATCCAAATCTGGGACTCCTCTGGGATCGCAGGTGCCAATCGCACTTGTGTAGACGAAAGGATCTCCTCCACAAGATAGGAGCCGGTGTTATCCCCGGAGGTGATCTTCAGGCGGTAGCCAACCTTGGCCTGGGTGAAGTCAGCGGACTGATCCTCAAAGTGAGTGGGGTCGGTCAGGCGGGCACCCTTGGACCCATAGGTCACCAAGGAACCAAACCGCTCGACCAGGATCACGTTCCCGGACACCCCGTCCTGGGGCAGAACGAAGTCCGTGTCAGGATCCTGAAAGATGTAAACACCACCATCAGGGGCCACCAGCAGCCCTGCGGCAATTTCAGGGATCCCCAGCAGGGTCTCCGGCACCAGGCTGGGAACACCCAAGTTCAGGGTCGTGGTCGTTTTGTCCACGACACCCAAGGCGATGCTGTCCTCCACCCAGTCAAACTTCCGCTGCCCAAACCTGTGAATGATGTCCTCGTAGTGCAGGAGGGGCTTGTTGACCACCTCGATCTCGTCCCCATTAAGGGCAAGGTACTGGAGGGTGAAGAAGACCCCGTCGTCATACCCAGCGATGTCCTGCAATGGCACATTGTCCAGGAACGTGAAGGGGCTGGGAGGAACACTCTCGGACAGGATGATGTTCTCGACCCGGTCGACTGCGGCGTAGTCCGGGGTGGCACTGCTGCGGTCCATGTTGGAGGGGCTGCGAGGGAGTCCCAAAGTGACCCCTGAGTCAGGAAGCCAGTTCTGGACCCCGTTCACGGCACGCCACCCAGGCATAAGGCCCAAGGCAGTGCAACCGGAAAGATCCTTTTCCCCGTCCGTCCCGAAACCGATCTCCACCGAGGTCGCTCCTCGGATTGCAACACGACCGCTCACAGCGGTGGCCGTCCCGGCGGGAGGCAACGGAAGAGTGTCAGACTGAAGGGATGCGGCGACCATCTCGGGTGTGAAATAACTGTTGTTAGGGTAGGCTGCCAACAGCAGAGTGGGTGTCCACAGGTATGCCGTACCGTCCACGGCATAGTAGAACACCTCATCACCAGTGAACCTGAAGATGTCCCGTCCCCTGGAGTAGACCACAGCGTCCGTAGTGAAGGTCGCTGGAGTCAGTGACGACTGAAGGAAGTAGACAGCGTTATCCCCGAAGCTCTTCCGATCACTTCGGCCCAGCACCACCAGAGATCCCTCTACACCCCGTTCCCTTGCTACATAGGCTTTGCTGGCCTTGACCTTGAAGCCCATGGTCGGGAGGTCAGCCTCCAGAGTCACCTCCTCCAACGTGATGATGGCCCCTTCACGGGAGAACAAGATGGATTCTCCAACCCCGTCGTCTACCTGACGGATCCGACCCAAGTTCTGTGCCCCGATGGTGTCGCCCCCCGGACGTACCGTGGCTGCAACACCGGGCTGGGAGGGAAGACCCCCTGTACCGTCCGGGGCGTCGAGGATGCCCGAAACCCCGAGTCCTCTTCGGGGGTCGTCCAGCGCAAACTCGGTGGGCAGTTCTACTGCGTCCGGGATGTACAACGGGTCATCCTGTGCCGTAGCCACAGCGCCCGCTTCATCCACGAGTGCCACAGGAGCACGAGTAGGCTGGGGCTGGCTGTTAAGAGCCACCCCCTTGTAAATGACGTCCTCTCCCAGGAAGTACTTGTCAAACAGGGGGGTTGAGGGATCAGCCCGCTGTACGTCTTCGGGGGCAAAACGCAACTTCCCGGTCGAAAGAGACACGGCAACCGTACCGGGGTCCACTGTGTTGATTGATGCCAGAGCCGCATCAGTGGTGACCAAAATAGGGGTCAGAGGATTCCGACTCCCAAAATGGATGAAGGGGTGATCAGTCGGACCAGGGATCGGGGCCAAGTACAGGGGTGTGGCATCTGCAAGCCGCATCGGACCCACGATTCCGTCCGAGGTTGGGCTGTAGCCCTTGTAGGAGTACCAGATGGTCTCACCAGCATGGGCCGTCGCAAATTCCGGGTTAAAAGCGAGCTTCCCACCCGTCTGACCCATTACAGCATTGCAAGGGTTTGCTGCGAAGTCATAGTCCTCGAAGTCACTGTCTGCCACCACACGGACAGACCCCACAGGCGTCCCTGTGGCCCCCGGTACGGACCCCACCCGGATCATCGAGTACTGGTCAGGGGCTGCCGAAGAACCCGGTAGGAAGGTCCCCACGGGCAGGTTGTTGACCTTAGGGCTCATCGTGTAATCCAGGTCTAGCACCATTGCACCCAGATTCTTGACTGCCGTGCCCTTGTATGGTGCCCAACGCCGAGCCTGTCCGTCCCACCCGAACCGGGTCTCGTAGCGGTCGTTCCTCGTCCACCAGAAGCGGGACGACGCCAGTGTGTAGTGGACGGCCACCACGTAGTCCCCTCTGCGAAGGGACAGGCCCCCGGCGAGAGCGGTCTGCTGTACGTCCGTGAGATAGGCCATCCCAAGGGTCGGACTCTGCTCGTCGGCCTCGAAATAGAGGGTGACGTAGGGGGCGTTGCCCTTACGGGGCTGGCCCCCCGGATGGTTGGCTGGGTTCACATCGTCAGGATCGATCCAACCGTCATCGTCGTAGTCCTGATCGCCCCGAGCGACAACAACCGCCAGGATGCGACTGAGGCTCCTGTTCCCCTCGTCCGTAACCACAAGGTGGGCTGCCCCATCCGTCCAAGTCTCACCCGCTACGACGTCGGTCACGCTCAGGGTACCCGTGGGGTATGTCGCTGTTCCCGTTTCCAGCCACCAAGATGGGTCATCCACCCATGACAGGGATGCCGTGTTCTGCGCCCATACCAGATACTCAACCGGAGTTGTGCCCGGTGCATCTAGGATTCCGGCCCTGTACTTATCAGCCGCTGCGTCCACAAAGGTCGGAGGCTCACCCAGGGGTGACCCGACCTTTAATGTGTATGCCGTGGGGACAGAGCGTGGATCACGGATGACCCCCGTGACGGGCTCCCCTGAGGTAACAGCGTTACTGGGAGCGATCCGTGCCCCCCGCAATACATGACCGTCGAAACTGAAACCCATTACACCACCACCGAGTTCGTAGTGCCAGGGACAGGAACTCCCGCCACAACGGGGGGAGTCGCAGGCAGCGTCACAGAGGCCGTCCCGACTCCCAACAGAAGCAACGAGGCTATCCCGATCCCAAGACCTTGAGCCATCATCGAAAGTGCCGCTCCAGCACCAAGCGAGGCCCTTAAGGTACCCTGTAAGATACCCACCAGAGCAGGACCGTTCGCCACGATGACCTTAGAGACATCCTGCCCCACGCTAATCCCAGCAGCGACACCGGAATACTGTCCATAACTGCTAAATCCTTGCGAGATCCCCATGGTCACCGCCGTCGCCAGAGAGAGGGACAAAGGCCCCTGCATCCCCGCTCCTGATAGGGCAGATACCACCACGTCCACAGTCGGAGGAACGACCAGTTTGCTGCTCGCAGCCTCGATCACACCCATACCGGGCTGTCCCGTAGCCACCCCTTTGAGCGCCAAGTTCGTCGGTTGGTTGATGCCCCACTGGATCACGCCCGAAGCAATCCCCTGTGCGAGACCATCATAAGGAACACCCCCGAAGGGGAAACCACCCGAAGCCCTATTCTGGGCCAGGGTCTGGTAGAGCTGGTTTGGGGTCAGGGCCATATCAGTCCCTTCGGGCACTGTGCGTTACAACAGCTTTACACAAGAAAACCAATTCAGCCTGGGCCATATCCCACTTCATCTGTTGCACCCGTTTCTCTACCCATTGGATGTTATCTATCTCGTAACCCTTAGTGCTGTCGATGCGGTCAAGCGATGCATTCCCGCTTGACCGAACGCCAATCCTGTCAAAGGTCAGTGCAAATCCCGTTAGGGCACATCTTCCGTTTTGCCTCTGATAAAGCTGCCAAATCTCCTGGTGTGTGACAGTGACGGACAATCCTCGTTGCTCCGCCCCTGCCAGGATTTGCTTCCAAAAACAACCGGAAATTTCACCGACACCTTTCCAGTTGTGCGCCCGTTTGCCTTTGTTCGACTTCCCCATGGAAACGGCATTATCGTGGTGAAGACAACCACAACTACGTGTGATGCCAGTACGAAGGCGATTCAGTGGCACAGTGGTGGGGTGACCACAATCACAGAGGCAGTCCCATTGAGTACCACCCTCCCGTGTATTGTTCCTGTTTCTGCCGGTCACAGTGAGTCGCCCAAACCTTTGTCCCAACATAGACGTTTCGGAAGTAACCCCGTGTGAAACCCCCCGAAGACACCCGCAACTACGGGTGTGTCCCGACATCATTTTGTGCAGGACTTTGACCACGACGGTGCCACAGTCGCAGAGGCATTGCACCTGAGTTTGCCCATGGGGGGCACGAGGGGCATCACCAGTGATCACCAAACGCCCGTACCGCTGACCGACTTGGAAAGTTGCTCGCTTTGGCATTTCCGCCCCCAACCCTATCTTCCCTATACCAGAAGGACAAATAGGCTAACTAGCGATCAGATGGCCCTTGGCCCCGATACCCCAAGTTCCGAACGGCAGCCCCGTGAAGGGTTCCAGAGAACCGGCGCAGAGAATTGGGCCACTGTCCGTTCCAAAAATCGGCCCTGCCAGCAACACGCCCGAGGATCCTCTCACAGTCGCCACCCCCGCAGTCGCTACAAGGAAAGCAGCCGCCGTGCCTGTCATTGTTGCCGTGCCCGCCGAGGCCGTAAGGGAGAGGGGGCCAACACTTGCCGTGGCGTTGATCCCAGCAGGGCTCATCGTCAAGGTGCTGGTAGCAGCCTTGGCCTTCCACACACCCACCAGGGTCTCATAGGTCATGTTACCGACTTTGATGGAAGTCTTGTGATTCCCCAGGTTGAAGGTTTCCTCACGATCCCCCGCCACATAGGTCACCTTCTCACAGACGAAACCTGGCACCGTAGGGGCGTAAGTCCGCTCGTGGAGGGGGAAATTCGTGGGGAGACCGTACTTGGGACCACCGTAGGACTCCTGGCATTTCCCACCCACAGTGATCTGGAAGTTTTCGGAGGAAATGGATGTCCTCTTGACTCCGTCGAGGCTCAAATCCTCATGCCCAGTGATCTGCACGGAGGTCGCACTGACCTCGGTCTGGTGCCCATGGATGAGCACCTTTTTGCCCGCAAGGAGGCGAAGGTTGGTTCGGGCCTCAATGTCTACCGCAGGAACGTCCCCTGCGCCCCGCCCCGTGCCCAACACGGCCTCCATCTCAGCTTCGTGTGACTTGATAGGTCCCCCACCGAAAATGCGAACTGAGCCCTCCTGCGCCGTGAAGGCCAGGCTGTTCGTTCCAGTGGTTCCGAACTCGGTGTGCCCATCGAGCAGCAGTTGGAACTTTCCTGCAACGCCCAATTTGAGGCCACCCCTCAGGAACGCTTCCACTGCGTTGCCTTTCGGGTCGCCTCCGATGCTGGCCCTGAGTTGCCCTTGCTTGTTGTAGGACACGAACGTCTCGGACACACCTCCAGTAGGGGGTGTCAACCGGAACAGCGTAGCGGCTTGCTCCAAGATGGGGGTTGAACTGGCCCCACCCCCAACGAATGTAATGTTGGCAGGTTCTATCCCTGGTGCGGGAGTGTCCCCGTCAAAAACGGAGGCCACCAGAGGAAGCCCGTAGCTCTTCCTCCCGGCAATTGAGAAAGGGTCGTTCCCGACCACGGATCCCAGCACCCACTCTATGTACGGAGCGTTGACGTTCGGTGTCGTGGACCCCGTCTTCGGGTCGTTCTCCGGGATCCGGTCTACATCGAGCATGTCCGTCTGCTCGGTGACGGGCAAAATCCCATCCGAGGTGTGGGTAACCTCAATACGGTACTCCGTCAACGTCCGGGCATCCGGGTTGGTGACAGCATTTCCCTTGCTCTGATTGGACACACGGAACAGGGACTTCGCCCCGTAGATTGCATCGGTTTTATGCTTATCATCTACGACCTGCCCGAATTCGTTGATGAAACCCCCGTACCGAAGAAACTGGAGGGGATCCAGGTACGGGTCCGGGGCAAGATAGCTTCGAGTGAGCGTCGAATCCTCAGTGCTCTTAGCCAAGTTCGCTGATGGTGTCAGGAACCCCTGGGTTTCACTCAGACTTGAGGGGAGTGACTTGTCCGTCAGTGGGCGTCCCAGCCCCGCCTGAAGTCCATCATCCCAGATCTTTCCATCGGACACCATGGTGGGAGGAAGGAATGTGGCATCCCGCTGCACCATCCCGGCGTAGACACGGGCACCAGCCAGCGCTTGGAAACTCTGCAACGCCCGGAGTACGGCAGCCTGGTCCTGGTCCCGTAGGCGGAACTCGTTCCCCCGCCTGTTGGACAGTGTCACACTCTCATCCAGCACAAGGTCTGAACCCTGGGCAGAGGAGCCTACGATGTTGCCGGGTTGGATGTGCCGGAGCTTGTGCCGGGTGCGATCATAGGAACCCTCCCAGAATTTCTCTTCTCCCGGTCCCAGTTCGTATTCGTCGGCGGTCGTTTCCGCCGTTGTTACCCAGTTCCGGCCTGGCCAGATGCCCGGAACCATCCAACCCAGAATCACAGGAGTCTTGGTACTCTCCCCCACGTCCGATGTGGCACTCTCCTGCACCATCCAACCGATGATGCAGAAATCCCCGATCTGGGGCATCGCCCCGAGGAAGTGGCGGGCACCGGCCCCTGGGAAGGTAAGGGGAACAGGCACACGCTCATAGGTGCCCGAGGCACCCGCTACGGTACGGAGCGTAGCGAGGTGGCCCTCGTAGTCCAAGTTAGTGACCTTGGCGATCCCCAACCCGTAATTCTGGTCAGGGGAAGCCTTCTTCAGATCCTGCTGGGCCTTCGTGGTTGTGGACCGCATCTGCCCACGGGTAACAGAGGGGGCACCACCTGGACGTCTGGAACTGGTGTCTGATGGGGCCATTAGTTCTCCTCACCCGTGAAAGCGTCTACTACGCCCTCGTTGGCCTGACCGATGACGTTTTTGCTAGTGCTTTTCAGGTTGTCCGCCGCTGCCTTCTGCTGGGCGGCGAAGTCCTCATAGGTCTTTTTAAGATCCTTGATGGTCCTCACGACACTGCTGGGCTTCATGTCCGGAAGGGAACCCCGCAGAGCCTCCTGGGACATCTCCCAATCCAAGGCCGGACCCATCGATGAGGACATCAGCAATCTGGTCACATCATCCAGTCCCTGTTCCCCCAAGGCCAACGGCAACGGGGAACTAGTCGGGGATCCGGGAGTGTCCACCTGGATAAAATCAGCATGCCCCGCAATGTCCAACAGGATGTCAGCCTCCGCTGCCTTACAGGTGCAGGTCGTCGTCTTGAGTCCTGATGTCAGTTCAGCCAGTGAATACCCAGCATTCACCAACGGGATCTTGTGGACCCCATCCTTGGCCTTGTCCGTCAGGAAGTTGATAAGATTGATCTGTAGCTCCGTGGGGTCACCAGTCGTTCGGGCCAACCCCAGGTCCAGGATCTGCTCATCCGTCAAGTTGTCTCGGAGGCTTTGCAAAACCTTGCGCTCAACCTCCTTCACGGAATCATCACCTTTACCCAGGGTGATGACGTCTACAATGTCCTCCACCAGATCTTGGCTCAACAGGGAGAGAGGGTCCTGCCTGGTCAACTGATCCAGGACACCACCGGGGTCTGTGTCCACGTCCCGCCCGTAACGATAGGAGCCGATCACGGTGTAGCCACGAGCGTCGGACACGGGGAACACAGGAGGGTACGCTAACACCGTGATGGGTGTCCTGACCGTCCATGATTCAGAAAACTTCTTGGGGACCGTGTCACCGTAGGGACCGGCCAAAGTTTTCACAAAAAGGTCCAATCTCTCCATTGTGGTCTGGTGGCTGGTTTCTTGGGCTACGGTGCTCTCCAACCACTGGTCCTTAATGGCTCGCACCTGCTCCTGCACATTCCCAGCGAACCACTGAGCCACGTTCTTCCACACATCGATGGAATTCCTGGTAGAGGAACCCCGAAACAATTTCTTGGAGGCACTGGGGTTGTCCGCCAGTTTGTAGGTGCTGAGTGGGGTGGTACTTGGCCACACGGCACCAAAGGCATAAAAAGCGTCGGGAATCACAACAAATGTGGAAAGATCTGCAATCGGCGCTGTGCCATGAGCGTTTGCTGCAAGAGCAGCCAGCACGAGACCCGTACTATTGAATAGGGTCAACCACACCGAGAACAGGCTTTGCGGTGTTTGCTCCAGAGTCGCTTTGGCAGCCAGGGTCACAATCTGACTTTCCACCTTGGAAAGGAACCCGCCCCCAAACTCCAAACTCCAGGAACGCTTTATAGTCTTGGACTTCCCCCGTGACAATGTGACCTCTACGGGACTAAACATCATCTCCCGGATCTCGTTGGTAGGAACGAACTCACCCCCCGCTATCCTGTTGGTCAACACCTTGATCCCCCAGATGGGAACTCGTGCCCCCAACTGCGCCTGGGGCAGTACCCCATTAGGCTGGATCTCGATCTCATTGGAGGGCAGGAACGTCGGCACGGGCAGTGTTTTCCCCGCCATGTCATTGGGCGTCAGTGTATCGCTGCTAGTTCCGGTGTCCGTTTTTTTGATCTTCTTTACGGGTTGCCCTTGGTACTCTTTCTGAGGATGTGACGCCGAGTAGTAACGGTACATCCCAGGCAGTGAACCATTGGAAAGAGACGCCTTCTTGTCCCCCAACAGGTCCAGGAGGGTCGTGGTGGCGTTGGGATCCTTGTAGGCTGTCCCGAACTGTGCGTCCTTGAGGAACCGATTCCCTGTCCTTCGGATAAGCTCCACGAAATAGCCTACCGAGGCGGTGTCGGATGAGTCCCCCAGGCTTTCATCAAAGGCAGTTATTGCTGAGTCGAACTGGGCTCTGACTTTAGCAACCTTGGCCTCAGCCGCAGTCACCGCTGCCTGTGCCTTTGTTTTGTCCTTCGCAGTGGACTGCACATCGTTTTTGTTCAAATCAGACTGTTTATTTTGGGCCACTCCCAGTGCCCTGTTGGCTTTTTCAAAGTCCTTCCGCAATTGTACCTGGTTTATTGTGAACTTTGCCTGCCTGTCCTGATACATTGCAGCAACCACCTTGATGGGGATCCCCCCCAGCTCATTTGGTTGCGACGGGTCCGTGGGGTACCAGAAACTGATTGTGTTCCCATCATCAGCGGACATCGTGAACAGCGGTCCTGGATTTCCCTTATCCGTCACCGTGAGGATGTTGAGATCCACCCCCATCTTGAGAAGCCCAAAGAGAGACTGGTAGGAGTCCAAGGAGTCGATATCGGATCCAACAAGGAAGAACAACGGATTGAACTGTTCCGGGTCAAGGGCCATCACCACGTTGGGGAACCCCGACAACTGTGGTCTCCCGTCCTTTCCCTGTACCTCAAGCGGAGTGGGTGGGAAGGCTGGATAATCCAACTTAATAGCATCGATGCCGGACAACACGGGGTTCGTCCCCAGGGTCTCCACTTGCGCTGGATCCCCCGGAGCATAGAACTTGGCCCGCTTCCCAATAAGTTGTAGCGTGGTGGTACACTGGCCACCCACCTGATAGGCGTGAGCGAAACTGTTGCAGTAGTAGAAACAGTCCAGATAGGGGATGTACACGGGATACCCAGGACGCAACTCAGGACGCATCGGGATCGTTACCGAAGCGGAGTTGGCAGGAGCGTTCATTATGTCCATGCGGTTGATGGCGGAGAAGAACATCGACTTGGTGTCATTGAAATACGCCGTTTCATAATTTCCTGGACGCCACCCAAATTGTGCGACCAAACGGTAGTCGATATACTGGCCCTGAACCCCCCACTCCCCCTCGACCCCATGCCCCACGATGTTTTTGGTGAACGTCCCCTTCACGGTCATGTAGGTGACCTGGGGTTCCTTCTCGTCAAAGTTGATGGAGATGATGTCGATGTCCTCCAGCCGGTACACACGACTGCCGGAGGTGTCCAGATTGTACATTGGGGGCTTGAAGACGAAGTCCCCATCCACATCCTGGTAGAACTCGAACCCCGTGACCTCACACACCTTCTGTGCGATGTCCAGTTTGGACTCGTAGGTGCTCTCGAAAAGCTGCACCTGGCCCCATTGGGAGATGTTGTTCACGAAAGCAATCATTTCGGCCAGGTTCAACTCGAATGACGGAGTAGGAGAATCAGGGTTGTTCGGGTTCGATCGTGCGAACTTCAGGGCCTCAATCATCTGCTTCCGGCGGTCCTCGCTAGAAGGTCTCAGCAGCCCTAATGTCAATGCAGCAGAAAAAATGTCACCCGACCGACTTGTACCCTTGTCCTGGAAGCGACTTTTCAGTAACCGGGTAAGCTCTGAACCCTTAAGACGACTCAGGAAGGTGGCCTGTGCCGAGTTGAACAACGACCCTGAAGCACCGTGGAGACGGAGCTTCGTTTCCCGCTGATTGAAACGGTGCTGCCAGTATCTCAGGTTCAAACTGAAAAGGCTCTCCCCCGTAATTGGTGAACGAGCAGTCTGGTTCGTCTTCTTGGACAAAGCATAGGCGACACCACCAGCCGCCCCAGCGGTGTCATTGTGCAGCGTGTACATGATCTCGTAGGGGTGCATCCCCGTGAAATTGTGCCCAACCATGGACACACGGGCTTTAGAGTTTTGAGGGCGTGCCCCGAAGAGGGAAGCATTGGTGCTCATCTGGTGATACTGCCAGAAATGGAGCATTGAGGCGCACTGGATGGTGATGTTCTGTGATCCAGCGCTCCAGGAGTGTGCCACCGACGTCACCACCCCGTGGAAGGTGTGGTAGTAGGGGTAGGCCAACATGTTCTCAAGCTCAACCCCGGACAATCCGGCCTCGTTCACCAAAGAGTCACCCCACGACACATCCGAGGGGTTGACGGTGGACCCCGGTGTGGGTGTCACAACAGGGGCTGAGACCGGCTCAGAACCCGGTGCATAATCGTCAGTAGTCACCCCTGCTGCCTCGCCCTTCCAGTATGCCAGGTGATCCTTAAACTCCCCAATAGTTTTAGCACGCTGTTCTGCGGGTGCATTGGAACCATCAAGACCGACGTTTTTCCCCCTCCACAACTCCCCAGCCCACAGATCCGTCAACGTGTCAGAATCCTTGCCCTTCATGGCGTTCTGGTATGTGTAAGCCATCGTCCAGGTAGCCAACCGGGGGTCAATCAAATCGGAATGTTCCCAAGTGATCCGGGGATCTTCGGCAAAGTTGTCAAACCACTTACTTAAAACCTGAGTGGACCCGAAAGCCGTGTTAGTGTCCGGTTCCGTTTCCGAATCCTTCTTCTCTTGATTCCGACCCGCTGGCAGGATTTTGCTCTCCCGCATCAGATTGCCCAGCAGCCACTCTAGGGGAACCCCCGTTTCCTCGGACGCTGCCATCGCAATGTAGAGAACCCGTTCCCGAGGAAAATCTTGGATTGTCTGAGGCCCCTCCAAGGCCCACAGTTGATCCAACTGCGCTGCGTAAGCCTCCAGTTGGACATTCTTTTTCAGGTCCACCCCAGGAATGAGGATCGGTGTCTCGCCCAGGGTGGACTCCATGTGCCCGCTGTACGTGGTGTTGCTGTAGTCGATGTTAGACTCACCCGAGGCTTCAAACGTGATCTCGGGGTTGTTCATGGCTGTTCCCAGATTGGAATACAGCCCCTTCACAGGGAAGTACCCCCGCATGTAGATGTGAACCTCCAACCCTGGGTGCAGGAGGAACTGGGCATCACGAGCGAACGAATCTATGTGGTGGACCGGAACGCTCAATGTAAAGTTACCTGACGCCCCCGCTGCGTCACAACCAGCGTCCACTGACACCGATGTCACAAACTGCTGGATGTTGATTGCGCTATGGCACTTCTGGCAACCAGGAAGAGAGATGTCCCCGTTGATGTACACGAGGGCATCAGGTGTGTGCTGGACAACTTTGCGCTGGCCCAACCTCCAGGTGCCAACATAAGGTCTGTGCATTAAGCCCATCCGTTACCTCAGTCCAAAAGGCCCGGAAAACTGCGTGGCCTCTGTCGTCACGATACGTTGCCCAAGGGGTTCATTAACTTTGGGGTCCTCAAAACCACCGGAACCCACAGGAGTCCCACCAGTGCCTCCTCCTGACTTGGTGAACCCCGTTCCTTTTTCCAAGGGGGACTCCAAACCACCAGGCACCAAAACCCCGAAATCATCTCCGGTGGCAATGTGTCCCTGAGTTGTCACCCGAGGCTTCCCATCAGGACCTAACCCAACCGAGTAATTTCCTGGCTGGTTCTGGGCCTGATTTGCTTCTCCATAGTACCGAGGATCACTTGGACTGAGCGTCGGGGACTTCATGGGCATGACTACGAAAGGCTGCTGTGCCATATCCGCCATTGCCGACACGGTGAATTCAATGGAAAACTCCACACCACCAAGCTCATTACCCTCATCATAGGTCCAGTTGAAACTCTCGATGTGTCCATAGTAGACCCACTGGTCATAATGAATCGACAAGGCCCCAACGAAATGGTGGGCGTTGGACTTGCCAATGGTGTCATAGATATACCCGTTGCTCTTGTAGAGGTGAAAAGCGTTCATCAGGTTCTGCCAGGAAAGGGAGTCCCGCTTGCTGGCGTACTGGACCCCCCGGCCCCCGGACACAAAGGCACCGCAACGAGCCGAGATGGAAAGCGTCGGCTGCTCCTCGCCCCAGGCATGGAATACGAACCCGTACCGGGTCCGCTCCTGGAACTGTTGGATCTTCGTGTAATCCATAGAAAGAGACGCAGGGTTGATGAGCATCACCAGCGGTGGGATCTGCATGATCCCTGAAACCTGTCGGGCGATATCAACCGCCGCCAGCATATCAGCGATGGCGGGTTCTCCAAGGTTCGTTTGGCTTGTGGTGGGCTGGACCTCCCCCCAGGTCAGATGCTCCTTCTGGGAGTTGGCCTGAATGAAACCCTGGAGGGATCCAGTCTTCCCGTTGACTCCTACAGCCAAGGCAGACTGAGCCACCGCTGTCCGAGCGGCCTCGTAACCCTTGTAGCCCGACATTGCATTGGCAAAGGCATCCAGGCTGATGTTGTTCCCCTGTCTTGCCAGAAATCCACCGTCCTCACCGAAAGGCAGCGGGGGTTCCACCTGGAACATGAAGGGGGACAACTGACGAAGAAGCGCCTGAGACGCCTCGGGGGAGGGCAGCAACGAGTTCTCTACCTCGATCCCCACCTCGGGGCCGACCTGAAGGGGCAGGAACTCAGCGGGTGCAGGCGGAGTCTTTACTGATTGGGCCACCAGTTCGTCCCTGCTGCGATTGTACAGGTTCAGCCTGTCCCCAGGGTCAGTACTGCCGAAGCGGTCGCTAGGGTCCAAGCCCCCTAAATGATCCTCATAGTCCTGCTGGAGAGCACCCAGGTTCTCCTGTGTGGAAAGGCCAGGATCATCAGGAACTGCGGCGTCAGGCTTGGCCGGATCGTACACCTGAGCCTGTGGGGGTGCCGGTGCCTTTGGCTTAGACCCTGATCCCGACTTTGCAGTAGTGCTTCCAGGGATTGACTGAGCCTGTGAGTTGTCTGGGAATTCCTCATGATGGAAAACCCCGGAATCTTCCTGCCACCACTCCTTTACCAGCGCCCATCCCTTTTTCGCTAACTCCTTCTGTTCCTTCTTGTAAGCCTCATTTCGCTGCTTGACCAATGTGTCCTGGTAGTCTCGTTGCTCTAGCTCATCAGCCAATGCCCATGGGTCATCAAAAGGCATGCGCCCCCCTACCCGACCAGGCCGGGAACACGAGACCGGAAGCGTAGCACCTCTCGGTCAATCGTGAAGTTCGCCGTAAGCTGAAACTGGAATGGTTCCGCAGCGTCCTCTGACACAGTAAAGGCAGAGAACCAACCCAGATGGACACCCCCGTCGAAGGTCACCTTGATGATACCCTGGAACACGATTTTACCAGCAACGTCGTAGATGCTTCCGTTGTTGTGGAACAGGGCCAACAGGTCTAGATACTTGTCGTAGGCAATGGTCTCCCGCCGGGTGCCTCCGGTGTCAAAACTTCCGGGGCCACCTGTGATGTTGGACAACCCAGAGTAAGCCCGCATGAAGCCACCCGTGACCATGTTGAAATTGATGGTTCGGGCACCCTCCCCCCAGTGCTGCTCTACGAAACCCCCTCGGGTCTGGATGCGCTCGATCTGTTTGGCGTAATTGAACTCCACGGACTGAGGGGGGACGTGAAGGAGGAGCTTCAGGCTCTCGGGTAGGATGCTGGTCTCCATGTCCGGGCCGAGGATGTCAAAAACAAAAGGCCGGACGGCAAGGCTCGGGTCAAACTCATCCTGTGCCGACTTGAATGCCGACCTGAAAATGGGACTCGTTTTGCCTGAACCTAGTGCCATCTTAACTCAACAGCCCCGCATCCTGTGCCCTGGTGATCATGCTCAGAACCCCTGGACCTTCACCGTAGAGATGGAAAGTATTCGACCCCTTACCGCCGCCTTTACCCGCTTGACTCAAGGCCCCACCAGGCTTCGAGAAGACCCCCACGTCGTTAGCGTCCACCCGCTGGGCAAACTTGATGCCGCCCCGACCCACCTGCATGACAAAGTCCTCAGCCTTGGGTTTGTCCAGCCACTCATTCAACTGCAAAGCAGCAGCGGGGGAAAGAGATTCTGAATCGCCCAGGTCTCGGAGGATCAGTGCCGCTCGATCCTTCAGCCCTGCCTGCGACCCCACCCCCTTGCCACTAACGAGCGCCTCCGCTCCACCCTCAGCCGAGGTCTTACTCATCCCTGTCTGCCGCAGGTAACTGGTGATGTTTTCTACTTGCTCTTTCCGTTTGTCAGCCCTGCCCTGCTTCACAATCTCCGTGGCCAGTTCTGCGGCACGGGACTTGGCGTAACCCTTAGTGAAGAACTTGTCATCAGCGACCTCCAGCACTCTCGTTTGATCCTTGAGGGTCTGGTTCTGCTTCGCTGTGTCGGCTTCCATTTGGGAGATGATGTCCTCGGTGTTCGCTTTTTGAACATCCTCCCAAGCTTCCTCCATCTGCGAAGGCATATAATACGTGCCGTCAATCGTCTGCCCCTCCGAAGTATCCGGTTTGGCAAAAGTTCCGCCACCGGTCTCCGCCGTCATCTTCCTTTTTGTCCAGTACTGAGCAAGCTGGGTACGTTTGTCGAGTCGCCTCTCTGCTACATCGGCAGCATCCCGAGTTGTTGGGTAGGGCTTCGCTGCTTGGGCCACCTCAGAAGCCTTCGCAGCCGCAGCCAAGGCTTCCTTCATTCCGGCCTTTCGGGCACTGGTAGGGATGGCTCGTGTCTGTGTTGCGTCTGGAGCGCCCAAATGAAGTTGTGACCTCACCTCCTCTTCGGTACGGCCAGGTGTGAAAAGCCCTCGTGACGTCTGTCGAGACAACGTTCGAAGATCCTTGTCCAGGACGGCAGCCTTTGTCCTTTGTCGGGTAAGCGTCATTTCGGCGGCACCAATCTTGGCCCGCAACGCATCCTTCCCCTCAGCAGTTTCTGTAGGGATTTCGGACTGCCACTTCGAAATCTTTTTTGACAACTCTCCTTGCTCGTCCCGGTTCTTCTCCAGTTCCTTGTTTATCTTATCAGACACGGCACCACGAACGGCCTTATCATCTCCACCGCCAAGCCAATTGACGATGTCCTCAACACCATGATGGATCTTCTCCAGCCAGTATTCGACACCTTGCTCCAGGACTTTAGCGATCTCAGTGGTGTTGCGGGCAATGTCCTGGGCCAATTGGATGTCCGGGGCCAGTCCATCCTTAGCCGCCTGGGCAAAAATGTCACCCTGGCCCTGGATGTAATCCGCCATGTTATCCAGTTTCTCACCCCATTGGATGGTACCATTCTCTGCCAAGTGCGCTGAGTACACAGCGCCATCCTTGACAGCAGCACCGTATGCCTTGATCTGGTCCTCCATATCGTCTCTAGAAAGCTGCTGCCCCTCTTTTGCCTGCTTGTCTAGTTTTTCCCAGTTGCCATGCATCGTGCGGTCAATCCGAATCAACTGCTGAAGCGACTCACCAGTAATCCCTGACATCTTCTCAAAGGCGATGAGCTGTTTTAGCCCCATCTCGTGGAGGGGTTTACCAATGAAGGACTGACCTTGAGCCAACGTCATCGCCAGCTTGCCACCTATGTCTAAACCCCCCAGGGCCTTGGCCATCGCAAACTCATCACCACCTACGCCCCCAGCAACCTGTTGTAGATTAGTCAACTGCCGAACCAGATCTTCATTCCCGCTCAAAGCAGCGTCAGTCAACAAATCCGTCAGTTTGTCCTCCGACATTTTACTGAGTTTGTCTACCAATTCGTCCGCCGCCGCTGCCCTGTGGGCCTTAGACATCTTGGCTAGATTTGTGGGATCCAGATCGACCCCAATCCCCTTAAGGAGACCAGCAACCTCAGCACCACCCGCTGCAGACTGATTAATCAATTTCTCCATGAAATCTCGGGAAATGTCCTCGGCAGAACCACCGATGATCTGCTGCGTTTTTCTTGCACCTGTTGTTTTCACCCGAACAATCCTATCCGTCATCGACTCGTCAGTGAAACCCTTCGTCAGGCCCTGGATATACTCACCAGCCTTGGAGGCACCCAGGATTTTGCCGAGCGTCATAAGCATCCCAGCAGTTTCATTCAATCGGACATTGTACATGGACATGCCGGAGGTGGCCTGTAACACCATTCCGTAGAACCGTTTAATCCCGAAACCCGAGTCTCGGGCTGCGATATGAATAGCGCTCAACCCCTCCTGCACCGTTTTGAAATCAGCGCCCAACTCCTCCATCCAGGTAGCAATGTTCCCCGCCATGACCTGAGTCCCCTGCCCGAATAGCTTGGAGTAGACCATGGTCAATTGGGTAGCGTCCCGAAGCTTCTCCATCTCCTCCCGAACGTTTTTGACGTTGCCCCGGATCTCCCGGAAAGTCAGACCGGCCTCAGCGTAGGCTCCCAACACCTCCAGGTGGTCCTTGGCTGTGGTGCCCCAGATCCGATTAAAGTCGGAAGCTAAGGTGAAGGTTTCTCGGACATGACCAAGTTGTGTGTCTAACTCCCCGAACTTACCCGTCAACTCCCCTGCCGCCACCCCCGACTCTAGAATAGTGTGGTGCAACTCCTTGGCATGGGAGTCTACCATCAGAAGGATAGCCACTATGGCAGCGAACCCCGCAGCGATACTCCCGATGGCGATGAGAGCCGGACCAAGCTGGGCGAGGATTTTGCCTACCCCCCCCATAGCGCCACCGTCCTTGCCCTTCTTCACCATTCCCTCACCAGCCTTCTGTGTGAGGGTACCTAACTGAGTCAACGGACCTTTCATCATCCGAGAGAGATCCTTCGACGTCAGATCCTCGAAGGCACTTTGGATCTCGGTCCCAAATTTCTCCCCCAGCTCTCCCGCTTTCCTGGTGACCGCCTGGGAGGACATGACCTTCTCAAGCGACTTGGTGCGCCGCTTCTGGATGAGGCCCTCCTGCCGAAGTTCCTTCTTGAAGTTCTTTTCAAGCAGTCCTGTTCGGACTTTGTGCTCATCCAGTTGAAGCTGAAGCCGGGCCTTCCTTTCCACCGAGAAGTTCTTGGTCCTAAGTGCCGTTTCGATGGCCACAACCTTACGAGCGGACATCTCCAGTTCCTTGTACTGCCCCTTCATTGCCGTGGCGATCTTGGTGGCCATGTTTTTGGTCATTGTGGTAGTAGCCTCAGCAACCACCTTCACCAACCCGGTCTTAAACGGCTTCAACCCCTTCAGGTCAGGGTCAATCATAACTCTGAGGGCGGTGTCGTTCGCTTGTGCCATCAGCTTTCAGTCTCCTCAGTCGTGAACGGCACCCTGCGATTGGCCAGGGTTTCCGTCAGATCCCTTCCCTCCGCCGGTTCAAGCCGTCCACTTTCCGGCTTCAGCACACCCGAGTCGGGATCCCTCTCTAGATAGCGATTATAAAGGTAATCTCGGGAACCACCCTCGTCCATGATCTGTTTGACCCCCGGAGCGCCAGCCCCACGCCCCTTCAGAATCTCCTGCAGTTGTTCCGGTGTGTACCCCACCAAAGCCATTGGCGAATCCTCAGAGCCTGTACCCAATTCCCTCTCCTGTATAGCTCGCCTGCGTTCTGCCCTGACTCTTTTCTCCTGTTCATAGCGTTCTGTGACCTGTTTCTTGTAGGCGTTGACGATGGCATCGTGTTGGTCCTCATCCCCCACCACCCAACGGTACATCTCGTCCGCCAGATCATCCGGGGACTTACTGCCCAGCTTGGCTACAGGGGCGTCACCGTCAGTTTCTTCCCCCTTCGGTTTTATAAGGCCCAAGGTCTCATAGTAAAACCTGTCCTGTAGTTCCTGCCTTCGATCCTGCTCTTGTTGATGAGTTCGTTTGTCCCTTTCATCGATTTTTTTGACACCCTTGGGAGCTTGAGCCGATGTGGTCAGTTTGAAACCTTCCCACATCGTTTCGTCTCGTAGGCGCTGATCTTCAACGGAGTTAAAAAAGGCCCACATCCGTTGGACCCCGTTGGACCCCAGCGTTGAGGCACCCTCTATTCCCGAGTGGGCTGTGGGATGATGGCCCCCGTAACTCTTCCAAATGTAACGAGAAGAACCCTCATAACAAAAGGACTCCACTGCATGCAGAGCCTTCGTCTGACGGGCAAACAAGCCCAGCAACACCGAAAACAGTTTTGCTATAGCCTCAGAGGGGAGGTTACGAAGAACAGGAATGATAGCGGTTGCAGCGTTGGCCTCCCCCAACACCACCGCACCATTCACCACCCACACAGCCGAAGCCAAGGCCCACATCTTCCACTCGTTGTCTGACCCATACCCGACACGGGAACGAAGAAGAAACAAGTCCCCTGGCCCTAACGACCGGACAGCCAACTTAACTGAACCAACAGAAACAGAGTGGGTTAGAAAACCGGGGGAGATCAGCGTTTCGACGTCCTCATAAAGAGGCAGTCGTTGTTTCGGGGTAGACCTTGGGAGGGAGACATTCATCCACCACTCTCATCACTTCTGAGGGGGCTTGAACCGTGGATTCCCTGAACCTTTGGGCGCTGCGGCTTGATTGAGAGGAACACGTCCCCCCCGAGATCCTTTGGTCTGTGACAGTTCTTCCGTAGGCTGCATCTGGACAGCGGGCGCACCGTCCGGAGCCTTGCTCACCTTCAGTTGGGAATCGTCAAAGTCCTCCGGGTTGTAATCGGTGCTCGGAACATCCTGTGCGGCCCGATGAGGAGGTGGTCGCATCCCATGGGGCTGTTGCGGTACCTCCCCAGCCCGATGCTGCTCAATGGCCCGACGTCGGATTTCGATTAGACGCCGGTTCTCCGCATCCACCGCTGCGTCCATAGCCTCGGAATCTCCGGCATCCACAAAGGAATCCTCCTCGGGCAACGGCTCTGGTGCCCGAGCAACATCAGGAGCGGTCTCCGGGGGTGGAGTGGGTTCCGGGGGCGGTACTGCTACGTTAGGCTTCACAGCGCCGGGGGGAGGCGCAGAGGGGGGGAGGATAGACTGCCGGGGAACGGGGCTCTCGGACGGTGCAGGGGCCTCAGGGGGGACCTCCGCTCCTTCCTCAGAGGTAACGCCGACTCTCGCCGCCGCTGCCTGGTCTACATGTTCCCTATACTCGGCTTGATCCTGCACCCCCTGACGAGCCAAGGATTTGGCCAGCTTGGCAACCTGAGAGGAAACCCCGTCCTCCGCATCCTTGCCCTGCTTTTTCTTCTCCTCCTGAAGTGTCTTCAGACGTTGCTCGACCCTCTCTATCTCCGTACCCAAATCCGCAGGCTCAAAGGTAATGGCCGACTCGGCTCGGCGCTCCACCTTTTCCAGCAACTCACCATACTTACGAAAAATACTAATCCGAACTGTTCCAGTCCACTGAAGAAGCATTTTTCGCAAAGCCTGGACTTTGGGAAGTTTGACGGACTGGCCATTAGGAAGCTTCTCATCCGTCTCTACGACATCCACGTCCCGGAGATCCTGGTCCCCAACGGCAATGATGGCGTGGGAAAGAACTGCGACCTTGAATCGCTCCAGGTAGTCAGCAGTGGTCGAGATGTTCTCGTCTTCATCCCCTTGGATAGCCTCACCAGCATACCTCTGGACGTCGACCTCCTGTTCAGGTGTTAGCACCTGGAGAGTGATGTCCACACCTCCAACCGGGAAAGTCAGTTCCCCCTGTCCGATGTCCTTGATAGGAGCTAGAGCTTTCTCTAAGGCTTCAAAAGAGATCTGCATATTTCCCTCACGTCAATTCGCCCGTCAAAGGGCGTAGTCCTTAAGGGGAAACAGCAGGTGGTAGGCCATTGACAGCACACAATGAAACATCCGTGGACATTTGAACCCATCTCAATCTGACCACCTCCCGAGGGAGGGGAAAAAAGCACAACAGGAGCATCCACATCTGTCCATCGGCTTTGTTTAGGCCGCCAGGGACTGTTTCCTCATCTCATCATACCAACCCGTGCTCACACGGGCGGAGACACTAGATATCCAGGTTCAGATCGTAGGCGGACGCAGTGTCACCGCCACCGATGTTGCCGCCCGCCTGGGCAATCGTGTAGCCCTCTGAGGACTCAGCGAAACGGATGGACCCAAGCTGACCGATGGTGGGGTCGTTACCCGTGGCCAGGAACTCACCGTACACGGAGGCGAAGTCGTGAACATCAGAGATGGTCACGTCGCCGGTCTCCATAATCATCCCGGAGTCCTTAGCGAAGGTAGCAGACCAGGACGTGAACCAGCACGCCTCGTAGATGGTGATGACAGCGGAATGGCCTCTCTGGCTGGGATCCAATCCGGGACTCACGGAACCATCGGATGTGACCTGAGGGAACTGGGTCCGCTTCACACCACCGTCGAACTGACCACTCTTCCCCTGTGTACCGACGTTGGGCGCACCCATATCGATGTCCGCCAGGGTTGAGAACACAAGCTGCTGCTCGATGTCGAACGGCCACTTGTGATGCGAGAGGCTACGGACGGGACCGTCCACGCCGCCAGCATACCCGGAAGCCTGCCAAAGATTACAGAGGTACAGAAGGGCTCGTTCGAAGGAACCCGTCATCGGTTCCGTGACGGACGGGACCAACTCTGCGATCTTGTCCCCGAACCCCACACCACGAACCGGCTCAATCGTCCGGCTCTCCGTGGGGTTGAACGAACTGATCACACCCATCTGGTGCATCGCAGCGTTGTTCCCATAGTGCGGTGTCAGGATACGCACCTTCTGAGACACCGCCGTCCGGGTGTTGGGGCTGGTTCCGAAATCGTACAGGTACGACGACCCACCCACACCGTTAGAGGGGTTGTTGTCCATGTTGTTAGCAGCCATGCGCTCCTCCCGTTACACACGAGGTCGTAAGACGGTATCCGTCCTCACTCAGAGTCTAATATAACCGGAAAAACGATGAGGGTCTGCGGCTGGCCTAAAGGAGGATCAGAGACTGTTTCGTGGTAGAGGCGGACACTCGGGCATGGGGCACCTCCATTAAATCACTTTACCGGAAAGGCCCCCTAAGAGTCACCTGGAAAGGAAGGCCATCTGGACGGAAGCGATAGTGGCCTGAGCCGCCGCACCGTCCAGGTTACCCTGCGGTACCCACTCCCCCGGCACCTGGGAAGATGCAGCCCTGAGCCTCTTGGCCAGAGGGGGCAGGAAGTCGTAAATCGACCCCACCGCCTCCAGGAAATCAGCCATCCGGGTGAGGTGCGCCTTATACATGCTCGTCTGCGTCAGCACCGTAGTCTGGAGCAACTTGAGTGCCAGGAGCAAAGTCTTGGCCACCCTGATCTCGTGGGTTGCCCCAGGCAATCCACCATCGGACTGGATCTGGGCCAGCAGGGTCATATGCTGCACAATGGCACCCAGGGTACTGGATACAACAGGGGACTGGCCCAAGGTGTTCACCGAAGGGGTAGTCTCACCCGGATCCTGATCGAAGAGCAGTTCCACTCCCAAACCGTCCGAGCCGTAGTCCTTGTCCCCCGTAGTGGCGACTCCCACATCATCCGCCCAGGTGCCAGAACTATCCGCCCAGGTGCCAGAACTATCTGCCCAAGTGCCAGAAGATCCCTTCGTGGAGGCACCAATGGACGAACCCCTCACAGAGGAACGACGGATATTCATCCCGGTGGACCCGTAGGTGTCCGGGGACATCGCATGGAGGACACCGCCAAACGTAGGGGGCTCGTGAGATGCTGCGGAGGCAGCGAAACAATGGTTCACCATGATGTCGTTGGGGCTGGCACTCCGAAGTACGCTGCCCAACACCTTGTCGTAGGGGACACCCGTGGGTACCACCCGCTGCTCCGGGGTCACCCCGGCCTGATCCCCGACCCGTTTGACGATAGCACAAAGGGACATCACCCGACTGGCGATACCAAAATCGACCGAGATCTTCTTAAGGCTGGTCTCCATTGCCACCCGAGCCGGGCCACTCCCAGCCATATCGATGGCGGTTTCCAGATCCTCAACCTGCCGCCCAGCCCACAAAAGGCTCACAGCACCCTCTGAAAGCTCCCGCTGGGTGGGTACGTCCACCACCACACTCATCCCAACAAGGCCCATCCTGACGGGGTAGGAACCGTTCTTGGACCCACCGTTGTCCGTGATGAACACAGGCCGACCGTCCCACACGTCCCCGACCTCGTGCATCTGAGGCTTGGCCGAACCGTTCATCTCCACCAGCACCTTCACGTCGGAATGACGGGGGCACTTGACGGCGTTGAACAGTTCCATAGCCCCTGCGAGCACGTTCTCCGAGGGGTTCAGCATCTTCTGGACGCCGCCGGTACGCCGGGCAAGCTGGGCCAGGAAGCGATCCTGGGCAGCACCCCCGATCCCCAGCACATGGACACGGCTCCCGGAAGCAGCCATGGACTCCACGATGGGGCCGGTCTCCCACACCTCACCGTCCGTGATCAGGAAAATGTCTCCATCACCATCCAGGATCGTCAGAGCCTCCGACAAGGCCGTAGCCAACTGCGTCCCACCCTGAGAGTGTGTCCCCTGCAACCAGCGGGCCGCACGAGCACGATTGTCATCGGTAGCCTGCGCCAAGCTCTTATGGAAGGTCTCCGTCATACTGTCGAACCGGAGCAGACCAAACTGATCCTCCGGAGCCAACCCGGAAAGACACGCCTTCACGGACACCAGGGCCTGCTCGATCCTCTTCCCCCGCATGGAGCCGGAGCGATCCACCATGAAAATCACCTTCCTGGGCACCTGGGTGGCCTGTGGGACGAGTTCGGAGGGGAGGGCGACCATCCACCGGGGATGACCTTTTTTGCCCTTAGATGGCTTCCCCTTCACTATGGACTGATCGGCAAACACCACCGGGGCCACCTCACGGGTGGACACGTCGATGACCAGATCCCGATCCGGGGACGAGGAGAGGCCCGCCAGCCAAACGTCAGCGGAACCATTGATGTTCTGCTGCATCGTCACGTTGTGAGAGGGGGAGGACACGGTACCGACCAAACCAGCGGCCTCCAGGTGAAGCCTGAAACTGATCTCGTGCAACTCCTCGGCGTTGTCCTTCCACTCGGGCAGGACCAACTCATCGAAGATGTCCTGAGGCAATTCCATCTTGGAACCACCAGAAGTGGGCGTGATGCGGGCAATGCTGTGATAGCTGGGGGCCAGGGTAAAGGGGAACCGGAAGCGGTACCGCCCGTCCTGCAGTTCCACCCCACCGATCACATCAACAGCGACCGTGACCGTCTCATCGGGCTGGACCTGTCCCACCATGATGGTTACGACCCCGTCCAGGCTAGTCTCCGCCAGGGTGGACAGGTGACCGGCCTCCACGCCAGCCTCGTACTCCTTCCGGGCGTCCTCCCTCGGGGTAAGCTGGGAGTCCACCTCGAAGTCCTTTCCCTTCACCTTGTACCGCCGGACGGCCCCACCACGGGGAAGCTGGAAGATGTACAGCGCCTCCATGGGCTGGTCCCCGGCGCACTTGAAGCTGTGGACGATGGTCATCAACCCACCCGCAGGAGTGACCTGACCTGTCATCTCCATCTTCTCCATCGCCAGGGGCACTGGGACGTGCGTGTGCGGATTCACCAATACGTTTCCGAGTTCCTGTGCCATGCCTCTCATCGTCAAATCTCCTCGTTTTCGTCTGCAATATCCGGGATCTTTTGAATGTCTCGCTCAAACTGAGCCAAACCAGAAAGGATGCGGTTTTTTCTCCAAGGGGAAAGTCTCTCTGGAATGCGTACAATCACATCATCGGAAACAGCATACACGATCTCCTTTTGAGCCGGAGTTTGGGGTAAAGATCTGGTTTCTGTGGGCAGTGACTTTTCCAACAAAGAGCGGATCTCAGTGAGACTCAGCCGCTGTGCCCTCTTCTCAGAGATAAAAAGAAGCATCACCCGATGTTTTTCGGTGTAGTAGGCCCCCGGTCCAGAACGACAAGGACCAGGCAAAAGGTAAATGGAGATGTAGTACCTGATAGTTCGGGCGGAGACCCCCACCAATTCTGAGAGTTGGGGCAGAGACCATTTGTCATCCGTGTCCAAGGCTACTGCACAAGATGACCTTTGACCCTGAGGAACAAACTGCGGAACGTCCCCCCTCAGAGCGAACTCCTTGAGTTCCGGGACATTCCGAAACCACTCCCCCCTGATATAAAGATGTTGAAACTGCCGGTGCAGAAACTCCTCCACATCATAGGGAGCCTTGACCGGGACATAACGCAAAAGAACCACATTAGACGGTGTGGACACCTGAATAGCAGATGCTCGGTCCCGAGGGTTTGTGGATGTCCCTATCTTAATGGCCTCATTTTTTGCGTCCTCTAAAAAATAGATGTAGTGCTGCATTCCTACCCCCGTCCTTGCTCGCTAGAGTAGGCTGTCAACTTCCCGCTGTCAAGTTTGTCAAAAAAGATTTTTCAGAGGTTTCATCTTGACAGGAGGCATAGCCCTGTTACCTTCAGGGTTGTAGGCAGCAAAAGGAGGCCACAATGAAGGACAGATGCGGATTCGATGGGGACAACATCTTCGGCCCCCGGTTCGATGAGATGTTCAGGAAACTGGACGATCTCTTCGGGAAGGACACCCCCGAGTGGAAAAGCACCGAGGTAGGAGTACATGGGATCGTCCACGATGACACGGGGTCCACGTACCAGGCGCTCATCCCCGGAGCCACCCGTGAGGATGTGACCATCAAGGTCGAGAAGGGGTCGCTTCAGATCGACGTCACCTACAAGCTCCCTCTCATACAAGGCGGCAAGGAACACACCTTCTCCGCCAGTGTACTGCTCGATGAGAAGTACGACACGGCCAAGATCGACGCCAAGTGTGTGAACGGTGTCCTGACCGTGAGGATCCCCTTCAGGAAGACCGCCAAGGTCCAGCCCGTCGACATCAAGGTCGGCTAATCTCAGTTTGATCCTGAGCGGGACAAATCAACCTCGTCCCTAACCAAAGACCCTGTGCCTTCGCTTCAAGAACACCGAGGGAAACTAACCGTCCCTGTAGATAGGACACGTCTCGGTAGGGCTCATCCTCAGTAACCTCCAGGTAATGGAATCCGGACGAAGCCTGGACCATCTCCCGCTTAATCCGGTCACGCTCCCGTAGTGCCTCATATTCAGGCAAATAGGACTCGTCAATCATAAAAGCGTTAGGGAACGTGTAATGCTGATGACCCTGGAATTCAACTATTAGGTGGGTAGCGTCAGGGAGAAGGAAATGACCATCGAAACGGAAACGACGTCCAGTCGGAGGGTTGGTATATCTCATGGAGGACCATTCCATCTCATAGGGCACGTCACCCAAAGCCTTACTAACAGCGTCCAAACAAAGAATTTGTCGGATATGCCGATGAAAGGTAGGCAGGCCATGCCGGTCACACTCCCTCTTGATAACGGGGTAATGATGCCCCGTCACGGACATCGCTTTACCAATGGAAACCTTCCCGTTCTTCAGTTTGAACTGTTCCAGTAATGCCTTATCCAACCGGATCGTCCGGTCATCAGCAGCGTTCCTGACGTACCGCCGAGTCTGAGCCAACCCCAGGTCCACGATATACTTTCGCACAGTGATCCAAGAGACCCCCGTAACTTCCGTCACCCGATGATGATCAACACAGCCATCAGCATCCATAAAGGGTTCGAAATCCTTCAGGGTTAAATTAGCAGCCAACCCATTATCCCAAGGACGGTTCTCTCCAGTATAGAATTTCAACTTCCGGGCAGTTTCCGCCAAACGAGGATCCTCTGCTGCTGTCAATCCTTTACTCCAAGAAGGCCGTCCTAACATTTTTTTGGAACTCCGGGCGATGCTCGGATGGTCCTCCTTGGTTAGTCCCTTGTTCCAACGCCCGGCATTCTCGGACATCTTCTGTCGGGTTTCATCCGACAGTCGTCGCCCTCGTAATACAGACTTGTCCCGTATTGCTGATGACAAAGCTACCATTAAGGCTTTTGGGTGTTGCTGTCGGTACCCAGGATGAGCGTTCTGTATGTGGCTAGTTAGGTTCTCCGCTCTGTACCCACACTCTAAACAAGTCACGTAATCCTCAGGTTCGAACTTGTCAGCCCATCTGGTATCCTCGGCTTTCTGTTGGCAGGAGGGACAACGACTGTCATGCATCCAACCCAAAAACTTGGAAACGTCATGGGGCGTACCACACCCCGGACAGGTGACGGACTTAACCTCGCCTGTACCATGTCCACCATCCCTAGTCCTAGCAGCGTCAGACATTGCCCGTTCAACCTTTAGGGAACGAATCTGAACATCTCGACCATACTGAGCACGGTACTGATCCGCCGTAATCCCATGTGCCGCTTTCAAATGTCGAGCCAAAGACTTCGAACGATGACCACAGACAAGGCAGACGACGTAGTCAACCCCCTGTGTGACACTAGCCCAACGGGCTTCCCTTTGGGCATCCTGATAACGAATGTGCGCCTCGTCCCCCGCCTTTCTACGACGTCCGAAATGTCCCGCCAGACCCCCTTCCCCAACTACCTGTAAGCCACACACAGGACAAGCACGATCACAACGGCAATTTTCACAGACGAAAGTTGTTAACTCCATGTGTGCCGTCTGATTAGCTTTCAGAACGACAGGACTATGACACTTTGAACATGCCACTGTAACGTCCTTGTACACACGAGAGTTAGCCGTAGCCCGACATGTTTTGGCAGCCGCAGCAGCCTGGAGCTTTTTGCCACGTGCGACAAAGGCATCTTCCCCAAAAGCGGCCTTCCATTTAACTCGTAAAGTGTTGGGACTCATGCCCAAACGACGAGCAACAGCTTTGAAAGGCTCCGTCGTCGCAAAAGGGTCTAGGATTTCTTCCTGAGTTGCTTTAGATCTTGGTCCACCCATTGAGCCACCTCCTAAATCCACGATACCGGGAAATCAGGAGGTCGTCAAGGATTACTAGGCTCTTTTACGCTGAATAGTGGCTGCCCTACAAACTTGACCTCAAATGAAAGGTGAGAATTAGGTATAATAGTGGGAATACTGGGGAATAGTACGCCTCTATCTCTGCGATTGTGGGATCGTCGGCTGAGATGTTGGCCTTGACTCCGGTGTAGGCACTGATGATCTGGGCGGCAACGAGCCGCTTGAGCATCATCGCCAACCGACCCTCGATCTGGCTCACGACACCGGGCAGGAACTTGATCCCAACGAAGTTCTCCAGGACGTTCCGGGCCTGCCGCTGCACCTCGTCTGCGATCATGATGATCGTCGGCAGCTTGGTCAGGATGTTGGACATGTCCGTGGTCAGACCGTGCCGCACCCGCAGGAACGGAGGCTTGTCTTCGAGGATCGTCACACCCTTCTGTGCCACCTGATTGGCCTCGACCGGGTCGAGCAGGCGGGCAAGCTGGGTGAACCCGGTCAGCCGACGCCCCGTCCAGGGAGTCGCCACATCAAGGTTCGGGGACACAACCGAGCCTGCAAGAGCTGCGGCCAGGAAGGGTCCGTCCACCAGATACTCCCGCACATTGTTCAGGTTGTCCTGAACGGTGAGGGTTGCCATGTCCGGGTACACCAGCCGCATACGGGTGCTACCCAGGGTCTGGGCCAGCGAGATTGCATCCGTGGGAAGCGTTCCCGAGACCGTACCGACGATGGCCGTCCGTTCGGACTTGTACCGGATGCTGCTCATCTTGTCACAGGAGCGACGGAGGATCTGGTACATGTCCGTCGAATCACCCCGCATCGGCGTGATGATATCGGGGGTCACGAAGCCGGGCAGCACACCTTCCATCTCCGCAATCGCTGCGGTGTAGGAGGCGACACTGGCCTGCTCACCAGTCCCTTCCTTCTGGACCTGCTTCACTCCGACCAGGACCGCACCATTCAACATCGCCAGGTAGGTGGCGAGGGACACCGGGTTGTCCGGGATGGGGGAGCCGTAGGCTGCCTCCACCGAGGACATCTTGGTGTAGAACTGAGTCGTGAAGTCCTGCTTCGTGTAGATGTAGCTGGCGTAGTACAGGTCACCGATGGAGGGCTCGTTGCCCGCACGCTCGTAGGTCTTCACCGTCGCCGTATCATCGACAGCCACGTTCACAGTGTTGGCCACCTTCATCTCCACACCGGGAATAACCCGGACCGGGATGTTGGCGTCACAGGTGAACGTCGTGGAACAGGCGACCCGGAAGATTGCCGTGGCACCCGTGGGATAGCTGATCCAGGGACCGACCTTATCCGTGCTCCAGTTCCTCGGGAGGATCGTGAAGGTCAGGCCGGTCACGTCATCGATGTAGGTCTGTCCGACCACACCGTCCTGGCCCGTACCGTTGTTGAGCACCGAGGTGGCAACGGAACCGGACCCAGCGCTGTTGCTGGAAATGACGAAGTAGCCATCCAGTGCCGGGTCACCCACCGCACCGTCGCCGTCCTCGGAGGTGAGGCCCGTGCCGTAGAACAGAGCGCTCTGCACGTTCGGGCTGGGATCCCTGACGGTCACGCTGGATGCGCTCCCCAAGGAAGCCGTCAGTGCCGGAGCGTCCTGGATGTACAGGAACTCAGCGTCGGTCTCGTCCAGGACCACCGTAGCGAATCCATAACGGACGAAGGTGTGGGTTCCACCACCGGGGACGGCGGTGGGATCCAAAGTCCAGTCGTTGAAAGTGGCAATCTGGTGACTCATCAGAGCAGATGCCAGTTTCTTGGTCTCCACCAGGGAGCGGAATGCTGCGGCACCGGAACCGAACCCGATGGAGCCGTTGGCGTTCCCAGACCCGATAACGATCTTGGCCTGCTCGTTCGTCAGGACACCCTTGAGGCGGGTGCCTGCACCTTCCTGGATAACCAGCCCGGCAGCGATGACTGCGGCTGCGTTGCCCCAGGGTGCGCCCGGAACGGCTGCCATCGCTGCAACGATCTGACCGAGAACCGAGGCGACAGCCGTGATCGGACCCAGCGCCGTGGACGTTCCCGTGGGGGTAGCGGTGAAGTTCACCTCTACCGGGGTACCGTCCAACTCAAAGAGGAAGTCGTCGTTCGCTCCCTGGGTGCCCGTACCGTCATAGAACAGAACCGCAGGCTCTGCCGTGACTGCATCCTGACCACCAATGATGCCCACGTTCCCGTACATCGTAGCGGGGTGAACAACAGCGGCGGACCCGGCGTATCCGGTGTCTCCCGTAGCCAGCCCAACGATGTCGTTTCCGACCTGGACCCCCAATTCGGTCTGGGACACCACGAAGTCGGCAGCCATGCTTCCGCCACCACCTGGCAGGAAGCGGTTGCGGAGGATGATCCGGTCATAGGGCTTGTACTCGCCGGTCACGGGGCACTCGTAGGCCCGAGCAATCGGACCCTGTACCAGGGCAGCCTGACCACCGGCAGCGGCAGCCCCTGTGTCAAGACCCGCCAGGATTGCGAAGTCCTCAGCGGCGGTTGCTGCGTCGAGGAACTGCAAAGATCCGGCAGTGTCCACGCCCGGAAGCTGCATGCTGAACTGCAACTGCCCATCGGCGTTCGCTGCACAGGTAATGATCAGTCCTGCGTGCGCTACCGAGGCGAGGGCTGTGACCTGAACAGCGGTCTGTGAGGTGACCTCGGCGGCGAGAAGCGCTGCCGTGGCGAAGGGGCCATCACCCAGATCCACCGTGTTGCCAGCGGTAAACACCAGCGCACCGGACACGTCGCCTGTGTAGACCATACGCATCTTATCATGCAGGCCAACCGCCAGTGTGACGGGACCGTCGAACTTGGTGGCTCCTGTATAGAGCGCCACCGTGTTGGGGTTGTAGATGAAGTAGGGATCCGTGACAATCGGAGACGCTGCGGCCCATACGGGGGTCACCGTCGCCGTCTGGGTGACGCCGTCGTAGTCCGTCACGGTCACAGCCTGACCGGCGGTGCCTGCACCACCGTTGCCGACTACAATGACCCAGCCGTTGTAGTAGTCGTCCGAGGTCGCCGCTGCGGGGGGCGTAGCGGTAGCGCTCAACACGAGGGTACTTGCAATGGATCCACCCTGAGCCAGCCCGCCGTGCCCGCTGGCATGCTCATTAATACGGTCTGCAAAGTAGGTGGCATCCACGGCAGTCGCCGGGGGCAACACCACCGGGATGCTGACGTCGTCCACAATCAGTGTGAGGGTCTCATCCGCCGTGATCGTAACGCTCTCACCCTCCACGGAACCAACGCCGCCTTCGTATGCCAGTTCAGTTCCGACGAGGGAGGCGAAGAAGCCACCCGTGTGGGTGAGGACCGCCGAGGGGGATGCCAGATCGAGGCCCGCCGTCGAGGTTGCCTCAATCCCATGTACCTGGACACGGAGGTGGTCGGACTGACCATCGATGAAGGCATAGGGTCCGGCACCGGAGAGGCCATACTTGGCCGGGGATGCCTTCCGGGCTGCAAACTGGACCGTAACGATCTCGTCAACAGGCCCCGTGAAGAAGTCGCCACTCACGGACTCATAGTGGAAGTCCGGGTTCAACTCGGAACCGGAGGGGAATTCCACAGTGACTCCTACAAGAGCCGCACCCTTACTCCCTGCGGTGATTGAGGCACCGAAGATGGAAGCGCCCAGGGCGTTCTTCACGGCGTACTGACCAACACCCGAGGCACCCGCTGCCTCGTTGGCGATGGTGTAGGTGGCGTCGGTGAGAACGTTGTAGTACACGGTTGCCCACACCGAGGCACCCGGAGGAACGGCCTCCGCCAAGGTGAGGACGGAACCTTCAACCTTCAGCACTTCAACCTTGCCCCGTGCCATCGCATCCTGGACGTCGTAGCCCCAGTAGGCCCACACGACATCAGGACGGTTGGTTGCCACGTCGATCCGATTGTTGCTGATGGTCTGGTAGAGGCTCTGACCGAGCGGTGTATCCCGCCCGTTTCCCAGCGTAGGACTCACGGGAAGCTGGAAGCTGAGGCGGGAGTCCGTGGACACACCACCAGCAGCGGACACCACCGGGGTGCATGCCCCGAGGAAGGTCCGGTTGTCCACCAGGGACAGACCGATCTGGGTGTCATCGAACGGCTCCGATCCGACCGTATTGATCCCCGCAATCACCGTGGCTGCCGTGCCCCACATGATGCGATCATCCTCAAGGATGAAGTCGGCACCCTGGGTGTAGTCGCTGACGCCTGGCACCGAACCGCACTGAGTCACCGATGTGACGGCGATGTGAGCCAGGTAATCGAACGTATCCTGCCAGGTGTTCCAGTAGTACTGGATGGACATCACCGCACCCGCTTTGGGTGCCCGAGACAGGGTCACTGCACGGGAGGCACCGTCCACGGACGAGGGGATGACCTGGACACCATCCACCCGCACCACAACGTGGGAGGGGTCGGTCGTGGTCACACCACCGCCGGAACCGTCCACGATGGGACCTTGGAAGGTGTAGAAGGTGGAGACCCGGTTATCAGCCAGCCCAGCGATGAGGCCGAGCAGCCCGTTGGCACTCCCATCCGCTACAGACACGCTATAGGTGGCCAGCAGGGACAGCGTAGAGTGTCCGTAGCTGTTCACGAAGGTGGTGGCCGTCAGCGTCCCCGCACGGGCCGCTGTGATCGCTGCTGCAATCTGAGCCATCGTGTAGGTGCTGCGTGCCGGAAGGGCAATGGAACGGGCCACACTGTCAACCACCAGGTTGACAACGTTGTTGGCCGCATCCACAACCACACCACCCACCGTGATATCGCCGTGGATGTCCAGGACGGCACTGGTGGAGTTCGGGGCGTCCACGTCTGCGAGACCCGAGAGAGCCTTCACGGTCGCCAGACGGTTGGGCACCTGTTCCGACACGTCATCGGTCAGCAGGGTGTCCGTGCGATCGAAGTAGTAGGTACAGCGGACGACGTCTCCGGGCGAGGGAACGGTTGCAAGCTGTACAAGTCCGGTGGACCCGGCCACGGAACGGACGGCGATGACCTCGTTATTGATGGTCACGGTCACGTCAGTGCGGCTTGTGGTCGTAGTGCCCGTACCGTCACCAGTGACGATGGGGTAGTTTACCACCTGGAGCTTGTCCAGGACTCCGTCCCAGGCACCCAGGGTGATCTGACCTGTGGCAGACTCAACCACGACAGCACGAAGAGACTCGTCCTCACCGACAACCCGCTGATCCACCGTGGAAGAGGAACCACGGACGATCTCCAGGTCTTGCTGGATGAGGTTCTCATTTCCCTCACCAATGATGATGGGAATCTTGAGGCTCTCCAGAGCCGATGCCAAAGGGTTTTCAAATAGTGTCGTCGTGAAAACGCCCGGAGGAGCATAATTTTGACCAGGAAATGGCATCTGTCCACCTCACATGTTCTCTTCAATGTTCAGCCCAAAAAATCGACACATTTAGCCACGGTCAAAACCGGGAATGGCTTATGCCCTTTCTAATGAGTCCTGGTTATTGAAGCAAAAACGGGATGGCACTGAGAAAAGAGAAGGCTACTTGGGAGGTTCTTCTTCCTTGTCCTGGTTCATCGCTTTGTCATTGATGGCAAGCGCTCGGTCATGAACAGCCCGCTCCTCAGCGGTCAGCACCCGGTACGTCCCATCAGGATTCCGGGAGAGGTCATACCCGGAAGCCTCAGGGTGATGACCAAGGATGGTTCGTTTCTCCTGCAACCGCTGGTCTGCAACCTCCCACCCTTGCTGGGCGGAAGCTCCAATAGCTCGGTCGGCTTCTAGATCGTACTGCGAGACACCCGTATTTTGTGGGACCGGGCCACTCACATCCTGATGGAAGCTGCCGGTCACGTCCTCGGGGATCATCCGCTCCGCCTCCTCCCCACACTGACACTTCTTGGGGAGCAGGCGGTGCTTCACCGAAGCGTGACCCTCGAATTGAATTCCACACTGGCACTGATAGGTGTAAAGGGGCAAAGCGCACCTCTTAGCGAATAGTCTCGTATGTACTGTTCCGTCCTGAGAAGAATGGATCCGTGATCGTCTCCAATCCCAGGCTCTCCAACATCTGGATGTTCCCCTGCCAGCCGTCAAGCTGCTCGTCCGTCATCTGTGCCACCAACCGAGCCTGTTCCACCGTAAGGGGGGCCGCTTGGCGGAGGAACACACCAAGGGGCACATGGATAGACCAATCTGTCTCCACCGTCATGGAAAAGTTCGACGTGTAGAAGTAGTCGTCCCCGTTCTCATCGTAGGGCTCTTCGGCCTCCCCACCCAGGGACAGGTCGATCATCTCCATACCCTCAGACGACAGGAACGGACGCAACACACCCCAGAGGTACACAACAGTCTGATCCGCAATCTCCTGTTGAACATAAACGTCACGGGAGGACACATCGAAGTCCAGGGACAGATCCCACTTACCACCGTACTCCAACGCCGCCGGACGACGGAGGCTGTCAACAACAACGGCGAGTCGGTCGCCCTTCTCATTTCGCCTGCCAAACGCCAACACGACCCCTGGGATCGTACTGTTGTCCGCCCTGTCGGGAACGATTGTGTGTGGTCCCGTAGTCTCGCCCGGAGAACGGTAATCAGCCACCAGAGACCGGCCTCCTGTGAGGGCCTCAGTCAGCACGATCTCACCCGTAGGTTTACCTGAACCGTCCAGGGTGAGGGTGTAGTTGACCTCCTCCACAAGCTGGAATCCAGCAGGCATTTCGAAGAGGCGGAGGGTTCCCGTCACAGGCGGCTGTTGAAGCTGCCAGTGCGTGGTACTGACTGCTGTGACGGCTTCCCTGTAGACGTCCAAAAGCTGATCAACGTAGAACTCCGTGTCCCCCGTCAACTCGATGAAGTAGACCCCCGGCGAGGAAGGGAAACGCCCACTGTTGTTCTGGATGGCTACAGAGTCCTCCCGGACCCACTCCAAAGCGGTCCCAGGGTAGTTCTGCACTCGGGTCAGGTAGACGTAGCTGGTAACGATGCCAATGTAGTTGTCCGCCGAGAGGTCAACCCGACTACCACCACCTGTCTTAACGACGATGCTATGCTGGGGTCGTTCCTTGAAGGAATACTTCCCCTGGATGTTGTCCACCAGATCCCTGTACCGGGGGTGATACTGCCAGTACTTCCGCAACTCTAGAATGAAGCGTCTTTTGAGGGCCGCTGTTAATCTGAAATAAATGGGACACCTCCGTCAACAACTGAATACTTTACCCATCAGCCAACGGAAATTATCAGTGTTTTAACGTCAATGGGGGGCGGAGGGGCTCCCCTCCAGAAACTCTCGGAAGGCTCCAGGAGGCTCTTCCTCTACCACGGTGGCCACAATGGGGGGGTCCAGTTCCGTCTTGACTGTGTTTAGCACAAAGCCCTTGAAACTGATCTCCGCTGGTGGGGTGACACCCCGAACGTAGGCGACCGGACTTGGAATACCCGTGGTGCGGACTGGTACAATGTTCGCTGACTGAGACATCTCGAAGGTAGTGGTCATAACCACGTAGGTCATCTCCGACCCATCATCCTCAACCAAAGTCAGACGAATCTCTTTCATCCAGGCAGCCCTGGCCGCACAAGATGATGCTCCCCCACGTCCATGGGTTTGTCGGCCACAGCCTCGGCACACCAAGTGGCACTGAGTTCCGCCAGCTTCTCATCAGACGCAGGCGGTGCAATAGGCAAGGCCCCCCGAATCAAAAGGGTACGACCCTCCCCCGTATGGAGAAGCTGCTTGATCTCCTCAGCGGGCAAGCCCAAACCCTTAGCCACGACCTCAGGAATAGGATCTCCGATATGTAGGCAAACCAGCTTCAGGCAAACCCACTCATCCGTCTCATCCTCGATGAACCCGAACATCCTCGCTTTGGGATCCTCACACACGGCAAGATCGTGCCCCGCTTCCTTTGCCTGCACCAACTGAAGCAGCCAGTCCGTCAAGGACTCGCACGGACGAGGTGTAACGACAGGGGGCCAGGAGACCGCCCGGAAAGGAGCCTCAGCCTCCTCTATCACAGCCCTGGCACCAACGTGGCGACGAGCATTCTCCACCACCTCCTCTCCTGTACCGGGAACAATCTCTCGCCGCCGGAGGGGGTCTGGGATGGTCATCCCGGAAAGGGACAGGAAGTGCCCCATCCCTGCATCTCCATGGCTATGGATATTGACGGAGTCAGGGTCCAGCTTAAAGGTCTTGTCAGACGTCTGCATCGTACCGTCAGGCAACTCCACGGTCGTGCGTGTGATGACCTCGAACGTCTTCACGGTGCTCATTCGTCGTCCTTTGCCTTCCCTCGCCCTGACGTTTCCGACAGCACGGGGGGGTCCTGGGGACTCGGGCGCACAAGCTGATGTACTCCCACGTCCACGGGTTTGTCAGCTTCAGCCTCGGCACACCAAGTGGCACTGAGTTCATCCAGACGCTCATCGGACGCAGGCGGAGCCTCAGGGAGCGCCCCCGTGATCAGAAGGGTACGACCCTCTTCCGTATTGAGAAGCTGTTTGATCTCCTGAGACGTCCTACCAAGAGATTTGGCCACGGTCTCAGGAATGGGGTCTCCTATGTGCAGGTGGGCCAGATCCAGACAAACCCACTCATCCGTCTCGTCATCAATGAACCCGAGCGGCCTCGTTCTGAGATCATCACACACGGCAAGATTGTGCCCCGCCTTCTGTGCCAGCGCCAACTGAATCAACCAGTCAACCAAGGACACGCACGGGCGGGTTGTGACGATGGGTGACCAGGGGATGTCCTGGAAGGGAACCTCTGCCTCCTCGACCATAGCCATCGCCTCAAGATGGCACCGTGCATACTCTCGCTCCTCGGAGAAGAGGAAAGGACCCTGTGAGACCTCCGGCACCCTCAGCCTAGAAAGGGACCGTGGTGAGTCTGTGAGCACGGGGAAATCATGGCAACTGGGCATCTCATCAGGGGCCTGGTCCCGATACTCCTGAACCTTGTCCTCAGAGATGGTCTTCTGCGGACGTTCGTGCCGTTGGGTCCGAAGGGACTCCTCCATCGCTTCGACCTCATCCACGTTAGCCTTAGAAGCCCAGGACGCTTCCCAGATGTCCCCCAACAGGAACATCTCCAACGACTCCGCCTTGTCCCATTCTCCGAAGACATCTTGGATGTCCTGGTCCAGTGTCGGAACGTCCACGTTGTACAGGTCCACCTGATAGGCTTCATTTGTCAACCCGTCCTCAACCAAAAAGCCTATGGCACGGACTGGAGCGGTCCCTCCAGGGACACTTCGCTCCTCGGAAATCTCGTAAGGGGTACGGGGTTTCTTCCGGTAGTACATGAGAGCCCGGAAAAAACTGTTCTGATCCGTGCAGTGGTACACCACGGGGTGGATGCACTGGAGGCCCCTAGTGGGCTTGGTCCAGCCGGTCGTGTGCGGCGTAGCGGAAATCCCATTCATTCGTCATCTCCTTCCTGTTCCTGAATGGCCTGGACAAGCAGACCGTAGGCCACACAGTTCAAAGGCTCCTTAGCCTGCCGGATGTCCAAGATCTCAATCGGGAACTTCTTCCGTCGCTCCTCGAACACCTTGGTGAAGAACTCCATGAAACCCCCCGCCATGCTCGTGCCACCGGACACGATGAGAGGGATTGGACGGGCAAGAGCAAACTGACCCTCGATCAGCTTAAAACGGGCCACGATCTGATCGAAGACGTACTCTACCATCGCCCGGTAGTAAAAGGCCAAAGCCTCCTGGTAGCGACCGTCCGGCTTGTTCAGATCAAATCCTGCCTCCTTAACGGCACACATCCGGGCCTGGGTAGCTCCTACGGATGAGGAAGCACCCTTGTCAATCCAATCGCCACCCCTGCCAACTGAAAAGGTTAGACCCTCGATGGTGTTAATAGCCAGAGCGACATTCACCATACCTGACCCAAAGGACAAGGAAAGTCCTGAGAAATCATCCGCTGCAGCTTCGCTGTAAATGATTGCCATCGCCTCGTTACCTGCGTATGGGGTGTACCCACACTCCTTCACGATACGTTGGAAAACACCCTGGTGGTAAATCACGTCTCGATCCGGCTGATCCAGCGGTGCTGCCGGGACCGAGTAGTAGCAGACCTCATTAGGAACCTGAGGCTCACCCAGCACGTTCTTGATCAGCAGACCCAGAACCTCCAGGCTCGATGCCTCGCTGGGAGACACAATGCCCGAAGACAGGGGCCTGCGGGGTTCCCGCCCGAACACATTGGCAATCTCCATCGCTGCATCCCCAAGGATGAGGACGTCGTCCCCACGATCCACAAAGGACTTCCCGGAGAGCTTCAGCATCTTCTTGGCACTGGGGGACAAGTCCAGGAAAACATCCCGCATCCGCTTGGTCTCAACACCCTTGACTGTCCGCCGGGCAGACACCAAATTCATAGTCCCTATGTCGATGGAACAACCCAAAGGCACCTTAGATTTTTTTTCTGTCTCAACCTTCGTCATGTTTTCTTCCCCGTCTTCAGACCCTTTCTCTTTCTAAGGGCAGCAGTAGCTTTTGCCACCGCCTCGTCATTGGACTCCTCAGCCGTCACCTGGACGGAATCCTCAGTCCCTTCAGGCACCATCCCTGAGGGGATGAAATGAAGGGGCTCATCTACAATACCCTGTTGGGCACCCAACGCCACACTACCGAGAGGCAGTGTGGCCAGCTTTGCCAGCAGTTTGTCCGTGATTTCTTGCACTATCGCCCCTGTGTCCACATCAACCTTCACGACCTGGGTCGTCAGGGTAGCCGGAGGGGGCTCTGGGAGCGCCTGGGGTGCCTTCAGTGGTGTTTTCGGACGGAGCACTGGGGGACGGAGCTTCCCAACCCTCAAGGTAGTGTCAGGGGCCTCCCGTTGCGTAGTACAAACGGTCACGTACCGGACCCGCACCGCTTTGATCCGCACAGCGGTCGCCAGATCCCCCGAAGCGATTGCGATCCCCTCTGCGATGGACACCTCCTGCCCTTTCACAAGAATGATTTTGAGGTCAGGCAGCCGCAACGACCGACAAAGACATTTGATGCGGGCTTCTCTCACGGCTTGCCTCCAGTGGCAATTCGGATGAACTCATCCACGATGATCTGTCCACAACGAGCTTTCCATTTCCGCACTGCAGTCTCGAAGAACGTGAACTTTGCGATCCCCGGATGAATCCAAGCGTTCCCAAGCTGAAGCGGCGCTCGCCGTAGCTCTACTGTACCGCCATCAGTCGTGATGGGCACGATCAGGGGCATTCGGGTACCCTTGGACACCCGACCCGTCTGCTTCATCCCCAACCGCTTCTCCTGGTCCGTCAGCTTATACTTGGTGGGTTGCCTGTCCTTCGCCTCCTGGGTGAGCCAGGTCATCTTCCGTTCAGGGATGTCCCCCCTTGCTAGAACATTCATCCCATAAAAGGAAGATGTGATCTCCAAGGTACTCTTACCCCGTAATCGACATGAGTAGGAATCCCATATGGCGGGACCTCCCATTGGGTCTCTGCCGGACCAACCTCTTTTGCTGAAGTACTTTTTGGACTCCTCAGCCAGAGCATCCGTCAGGCACTTACCCACCTTCATGAGCAGCTTAGGCGTGACGGGAAGCCCCGTCATCTTTGCCAAGGGACCACCCAGGATAGCTCGGACTCTCTTGGCTGACTCGGCCATCAGTGGAACTCCTCTGTCGGAGGAAACCAAAGACGGAGGATCCGGTCATCCCCCTGTAGTGCGGGGAGCACCCTCTGCAAATGGGACAAGGCTTGGCCGGACCCGATCTCAGACTCAGAGTATCTACAGACGGAATAACCCAAAGAGAAAAAAGCCCATGCTGTTGCCACGTCGTCTGCAATACGAGTCTGGGGATCCCCATATAAGGTGTTTGGCCCGTGGAAAACCTCCCCATCACAAAGCACCACCAACTTCCGCCCTTTGGGGAGGCCCACCTTAATGTCTGCTTCCCGATGCGTGCGGACGCCTGCCACCTCTAATGTCAACCAGTCATTCCGAGACACCACGGGAACACCTGCAACTTGCAGGTCGGCAACAAAACGATCCTCTAGTCCACTGCGGGTTTGGGCCTTTTTCACCATCCGGCGGGCAGACTCAACTTTCCGTTGCCTCATCAACTGCCGAACAACCTCTGCCCCAAAGGCATGTACCGCCACTGCCCGAAGTACCTTGTAGGAAATCCCCAGCCGAACCCTGAGGGCATTTAGGTGTTCTCCCCCCTTAACTCCTGCTACGACTTGGCGATAGATTAAATCCCCAGGGGTCCAGACAAGATGTCGGCTTGAAAGACCATCCCACTTAGCTTTAGACCCTGAGGGGCTCATGACTTGGCGAGGATCAGGTAGTTTATTAAACGTCAGCTTTTCGTATTGCCGTTTACTCATAGACCGGCGGAGTTTCTCGCACTTAGGGCATCGTTTAGAGTCCTTGGCCCCTATGTCTGAGATCTCCCAAAGTTGCCCACATTTGCGACAACAAAGAGTTGCTCGGTACTCGGCCCGCCAGGTGTCCCATTTCTTACGCAAACGAGCATGAGATGGATCTGTGGCGTGACGTAAATGTTGGCCCAGTGAACGGTAAGTTGGAACCAGCCGCCCACAAACTCGACAGTCCCCTAAAAACTTCACGGGCTCCTCTTAGTACGAAGTGTTTTCCCAGACCGGAGTGCGGCCTCGCTGTTCCTTCTCGTTCGGGGTACTATCCTTCTCCGTTTCCATCGGGATCTGGGCACTCTCTCCCTCAGGGTACGGGGGTATATCAGGCTGTGCCCACTGCGGAGGCTTCAACTCGCCGTCCACTGGCATCGGCGGGTAAGAGAGTTGACCATAACGGGTCTCGGGCCACGGGAAGGATGCTGTCCCATCAATAGGCACAGAGTACCGAATGTCCTGCTCATCGAAGTAGGCGATGTTGAAATGTTGTTGGAGCCTGTTACCCCTGTTAGAGGGCCGACGTACCGGACCCACAGAATAACGCTCGTTAGTCTGCTTGGCTATAAAGTCCCGCTGGGTCACGACGGGAGACGGTCCCGTCCAGATCTCGTAGGTGTGTTCTTTACGTCGCCCCTGAGCCAGTTGGGAGATCCGTCGTTCCGCATCATCAGGGACGATGATGATCGAGTATGGTCCTTCATAACCCCCGATGAAACCTGTCCCGTAGCAGATTGTGCAACGGTTGGAGGGCTGCTTCGAGTATTCCCTCATGCGGTCGTCCAACTCACAAGAACAGGGCACACCAGACTGTCGCCGGATAAACAGTTTCACCCGCTCCCCACCCTGTTGCAGAATCCAGTGATTCCGCCTGACGGCTTCCCGCCAGATGTAGTCCATGGTCTCTACATCGTTGAGGGTCAGCGCTGGACAATAGGAAAGGGCCGTCTCCTTGTATCCGCTGGGCGTGGTGGCATCCAAAACCACCGTCGTCAATCGATAGAAAAGATTGGCATCCAGACCTGACCGGACGTGGTTCCTGGTTACCCAGTAGGAGATTTCCACGACGCTAGTCTCAGATGGGAGGATCGCCGTCTCGTTCTTCTCCGTCAACGAATCGAAGGTGGCCTGGTTGATGAGAGTCACCTCCCCAGAGGGACCAAACACGTCATCAACAGGAACTTCAACCCCATCCACATAGACTGTCACGTCCGAAGGGGCGTTGGCTGCCGTTGCCGTTTGGAATGGACCCTGAGGGATCTTCTTGGCGATAGGGCTGTGAGTTTTTAACACCCATCGACGGTCGTTTGGGGCGTTCCCCTTGAACAACCAGGACTGGTTCCACAGTACCGGCTCACGGGAGATGAAGACGTTCTCCGTCCTGTCCCGAAAATAGGCACCACCAATGGGGTATTCGTTGACTCGGAAGTAGGGGCCACGGTCGGAAACATCAGACCGATAGACATTCACCCCAATCACTGTGTACAGGGTGTTCCCCGCCAGCAGCGCTGGATTGTCCCACCGCACATCCAACACCCCCCGCTCGAACGGCGTAATAACCTGACCGTTCTGCGGCGGTATTGGTTGCGCTGTGGGGTCTGGATCCCATCCGTGAGCCATACTTCATCCTTTAGCCCTGGGGCATCCCCTCTGGCGTTTGCGTCACGAGCCGTGCCCTGCCGTCCGGGAGCACCTGCCAGGGCTGCCCATCAGGGATCCCCATCCGCTTCGCAGCGACTTTCAGCAGATTCTGCCCCTGGGCCTCGACGTCCGAGATGGTCCCCAGGACACGGGCCTTCCGAAGCTCCAGTTGGCCGATCTCCATCGTAAGCTGACCACCCTTCTGGCGGAGCATCTGCAACTGACTCTGCTCCTCGGGGGTCAACACACCAGCGATGTCAGGATCCTGCGGGGCCTCCCCGGCCACCTCAGGAGGATCCTCCAGGGTCTCCACCATTGCAATCTCGGGGGTGACCTCTTCGGTCCCCTTGTCATCCACCACTTTCAAGTCGTTGTCTTTCATTCCTTGCTCCTCCGGTTAAAACCTTCCGCTACTGTACCGTTGTACTGCCACTCCCATTGGGCTTTTGTAGCGCCAAGGCACGTATCCGAAGTTGGGCAATAAACTGCCCCACTATCGTCCCCTTCTTCTCCTGGAGGAGAAGGCGGGTCGGGGGTGATACTATCTGGGCGCTCTTTTTCAAGGACCAGTAGATGGTTCCGTCATCTGCGATGTACTCGTAAATCCGGGTGGTACCTGTGGTCTTATCCATTAGCGACTCCAGTGTCATCAGGGTGATCGTATAGGCGGCAAAACGGATCAGACAGGATGTCACACGGTGTGTCAGACTATGGCGTTATGTCTGATGGTGATATAGCAGACCCGACCCGGCGGGAGTTACCGCCCGCTTTGTAAAGCTGCACGGATGATGGTCAGTCGCTTAGAGTCCGTTCTCCTAAACTGACTCAATCGAGGACAAGCCTTGATTGAAGTTAGGTTCCTGCCCAACCAGTAGTTTCACTTGATTCAAATGAATCAAGCCAGAGCTTCCAGGACAGCAGGCTGTAACCGAGGAACTCCCGGTCATTCACAATCGTTAAGACTGCTAAGTTCTTCAACGATTTGGATTTTACGGTGAGGTCTTTCCTCACCAACCACCAAATCCAAAATCCCAAAGAACAGTTTGAAGAGCTTGGCTATCACCTTTACGCTAAATACGATAGGAATGAGGGATGACCAAGTCAAGGACTTTTGAGTCCCTTCCCGACTGGTGTCCTCATTAAAAGGCTGTTTTGACCTACTGTTAGCAACCCTACGAGACATGTTCCAAAGCCTCAGGATGGATGTGCCAGGAGCCCCAGTCGTCCTTACAGACAACTCTGAGGGATGGTGTCAGGGCCAGCCGTTTCACGGTGAAGGTCACACCCAAAAGACCCCGCTCCATTGCGGAAACAGGGTGGGCAACGATCACGCTGTCCCCTGGCTTGAAAGTGACGTCGCTCATCTTGTCCTCCTACACCACAACTACTCAGCGGATCGGTAGGATGATCCCCTGTCAGGCATACCCCCGTCTACCCCAACGAGAACCCAACGGGATCATCTCCGGCGCTGTTGGAGTAGACCCTTGTAGGAGGTGACCAATGTCCGATTTGACCACGGTGGAAGGTGTCAAGGCGCTCATGGCGAGTTCCAAGTCCTACCCGGAATGGGACAACAACTGCATCAAGGTAAAAGCGGCCAACAACGGCTGGCCTGTTTTCTGGGGCGAAGCGATCCTCGGATCGGGCCTGATGATGCAGGTCGCTGCCTCCTGGTAAGGGAAGGAGATTACCATGACTGACATTGCGGAGAAACTGGTAGCCGAACTCGACAAAATGGGGGTCCACATCTACACAGTGGAGTCCTGTACAGGCGGAGCGCTGGCATCTGCCATCACGAATATCCCCGGAGCCAGCGAGGTTTTCCGGGAGGGTTCCGTGGTCTACGGCAACGCAGCCAAGGAACGTCTGGATCACCGCCTGGGTCGTGAGGGACACGTCGCCCGACTCATTCAAAGTCACGGTGTCTACAGCCCCGAAATCGCCGCCGACTTGGCGGAAATGGGGGCGGAAATGGCTGACATCGGGGTGGGTGTCACAGGCACCCTGTCACGGGAAGACCCCGCCAACCCCCGCTCAGATGTGGGAATCGCCTACATAGGTGTGGCGGCACTGGGGAACAAAGCGATCACCTGCTTCGTGTACGTAGACGCCAAGCTGTCTCGGACAAAGGCCAAACAGCAGATCGTGGAGGAGGCGTTAGGGATGGTGCTGGACGTGCTGGAGGCACAAAGAACCTAGTTGATCCAACCGTACTTGCCGGTATCCAACTTCCAGTACCACTTCTCCTTATCAACATCCCATCCGACAGATCCAATGTTCAACCCGTTGGAACCACCAGAGGGGTGGGTGTAGCCCCACTGAATCTTACACCATGAGGGTTGCCACCACTCCACGCTGATGTAGAGCTTATCGAACAGGGACCCAAACCCCTTGGGGCTCTTCACCGGATACTCCCGGTTCTCTATACCCTGGATGGCGAAAGGCAACTCAGCCTTCTTAGCGAAGACCTTCAGCGCCTTCAGCGCCCCCTCTTCGTCCTCGGGGTGTGACAGAGCAGCCCCCTTCCAACGCTGCTTCTCGTAGGTCTTCCAGTCGCCAGGCTTCGTAGCAGGGCCGGGCTTTTTCTGCCCGCCTGGGCCACCATGTTGCGTAACGTAACAGCGGTCCTTCTCGTCGCCGGTCTCGTAGTAGCACTTACCCTTCGGCTTGGGTTGCCACTTACCGGGACCTCGGACATCGGGACCAGACTCACCGTAGCCCTTGCCCCCCTCACCGTGCTCACGCCCGGCGAACAGTTCGTCACCGCAATCGCAGGCCACCATGTCGAGGTAACGGGCAGCAATCCTTGTTGCTGAGTTGGCCATAGCCTTCTTCTTTTTTCCCATGTCCCATTCGATACCGTAGTCATTCCACCAACGAGGGTTCTTTTTAGCTTCTGCCCCCCAGTCTCCGGCGTGAAAACCCCGGTCCAGAGTCTTAAGCATCTTTTCGTTATATGTTCGGAGGTACTCTACAGCAGCAAGCTCCAAGTCCCCATCACGACCCACATCATAACGATGTGCTAGTTCCGATGCCAGACCCTCGTAGTTCCAAGATCCTAGTTCGGACCAGATCCATTCAAGTTGAAGTGGCGTGGCCTTTTCCACCACCTTAAAGACCGCTTTCTTCTTAGCAGCATCGTCCGGTGCCCCATCTAAAACGGCAAGGAAAGCGTCAGCAAACTTCTTCGGAACATCCCAAATGGGAAGATCGTCTTTGCCTTCCTTCTTACTCAGATACTTCAGCATATCAACAGGGTTATCTACGGCTGCCTGCGAAAGCTTCTCTGGAACTTTGAACGACTTCATCCGCAAAGCCTCAGGAGAGGGCAGTGAACCACTAGGGGCAGTCTGCTCCTTTTTCTTTGGCTCCTTTTTCTTTGGCTCCTTTTTCTTTGGCTCCTTCGCATCAGGCTTCGCTGCCGGGGACTTATACATGGGGGAATCCTTAAACCCCTTATTCTCCAAAAGAGCTTTGACAAGCCCCATGAACTCAGCAGGAGTCATAGTCTCCACTTTCTTTTTAGTCCCTGGTGAGGCCCCAGCCAAAAACTTCTTCATGACCTGGGCATCTGTCTGCTTATCTCCCGACAGGGATTTAGTCTTCTTGGCAAACGCCTCGACCTCATCGGCGTCAGTGAAATAAAGGTTACCTTTACTCATCAGGGCACTAGGGTACCTGTATCTCTTCTGGGGCTGTTTCCCCTCCGGTTCCTTCTTTTCGGACTCCCCACCAGATTCCGCCACCGAGTGCTTTTTCGGGTCAGCCTTAGGATGTTCCTTAAGGTACTTCTTCAGGGCCTCTTCTGAGGGGAACTCCGTGGCCATTCGGGTACTCATCGAAAACCTCCAGTTAGACCCTTCTGTCACATCCTCAGAGGTTTATAGAGGCTCTACCGCAACAGTGGGATCTGCAACCCAGGGATGGTCCGGACCAGCACCCCTACACCATTTCGAATCAGTCGAGGCCCAGCGACAACGGTTCTCTCCACGCTTCCCATGCTTCAAGGCGTACTCAGCCCGCATAGCCTCCCTTCTGTCCTGATAAGGTCCGAACAAGGCACGAGGTATCCAGGGTCGCCCCCTGAACGTACTCCGGGCACCACCGGAAAGGTCGCCGTTGTGCTGGCGTAAACGGCGACGTGGGTTGTTTGTGGCTCCCACGTAGGTGTATCCGACCCCCTTCTTCGTCAGGACCGTCAGAGACTGAATAACATAGACATGCCAAAACTTACAGGGCGGCTCAGAGTAGGCTTCCCTGAAGAGCTTGGCGGGGAACGGCTTCGATGACTTCCTGCGTCTTCTTCGTTTCATGGGATCATCTTACCACAGGCCAGAGTAGTTAAGGTGAGGGGCAAATGACCCCGTAAAGGAGACCCACCATGGACCCGATGGTCACGTTCACGAAGACCGGAGACAAGGAAAGCGGAGCCAACGTATACAAGGTTGCAGTCGACGGAGTCGTCCAAGGCTACCTCTACAAGGGGTACGAAATGGGTGCCGGACGCTGGTGCGCCGGATACTTAGGCCACTTCGAAGGTGGCTTCAAATGGCAATTCCAGGATGAGGAACACATCCACTACCCTCACTACATGAACCGCCGGTTCGACACCCTCAAGGACGCCAAGGGGAAGCTCCCCGCTCTCCTCGCCACTGCCGCCAGACGGAACGCCGCCGCAGGGGGTGCCCTGTGAACGCCATTGACTGGACCCTCTGGGACAAATGGCTGGGAACCTATCCTGACCCCACGATTGCCCACATGGTCGGCACCTCAGCCACCGCCGTATGGGAACACAGGACAGCCCTCGGCATCGCAGCCTACACAGGATACGGTGACAAGGACCGCAAGGACACAAACTGGAACTACTGGGGCCAATTCCTGGGCCTCTGCTCCGACGCTGCCCTGGCCCGTGCAACAGGACTCGCCCGCCTCACCGTGCGGAGCCAAAGGCTCAAGAGGGGCATCGCTGCCTTTGACCCTTGGGCGCATCTGGACTGGACTGACGTGCCCCTGGGACGGAAGTCGGACAAGGTCATCGCCACACAGATGGGCTGTCCCACCAACGTCGTCAAAAAGGCAAGACGGGAACGAAACATCCCACCCACGAATGAGCCCTACATCTGGGACGTTTCCTTGTTTGGTGTCCTATCAGACTGTGAGATCGCTCGCCGTATGGGTTGTGCCCCAAGCGCAGCCACTCTCGCCCGCCACAGGTTCGGCATACCCTCTCTCACCCCTGGCGTCAACAGAGGGTCAAAGGGCATTGACTGGGACAAACAACCCCTCGGCCAAATGCTAGACGGACACCTCGCCCGTCAACTGGGTGTTGACCCCGGTGGTCTCCGGCGGCAGAGAATAAAACGAGGAATCCCGAACTATGTCGCACCCCAAAACACCTACTGGGACAAGCAACCCCTCGGACAAATGAAGGATGCGGTTCTCGCCCGTCAACTGGGAGTAGGGGCCTACGTTGTGAGATTGCAACGGGTGAAACGAGGGATCCCGAGCTACAAGACTCCCAAGCCAGCGAAAGTCAAAAAGGTCAAACCTGATCCCTGGGTGAAGGCTGAACTCGGAAAAGTCCCGGACAGGATAGCGGCATCCCGAATGCATGTCAGCTTGGCGGCAGCACGAAAGGAACGCCTCCGCAGGGGTATCTCCCCTTGCCGGAAGCGTATCCCGAAATACCCGGCACTCCGAGCGATGAAATTCAGGATTGGTGTGAGGATCTACTAGCTAGGGGTCAGCGCTTCATCGGCATCTTCCCGTCAGAGTGCTGCAACTGCTTAAGTACCAGGGCACGCTCAACCTCACGCCGCTCGTCACCCTCCATCCACTCAAGCATCCCTCGCAGATCAGAAGCTGGGACTCCCAGGTAGGGGTTCGGCTCCAGGGTGTCCTCAAAGACGTGCCCCTCCAAGCTATCACCGGGCAGAACCGCCCTGCAGGCATCCTCGGCATCCGTCCTGGGGAGGAACACCTCAGGCTCGGTCTCAGCAGCCACATCCTGGAGGGTCGGGAAGTCAGGGCATCCCTCAAGCAACTTCTGAACTTGGTTTCGGGTGTTCATCGCAACCTCACCGCCCGTAGTATGTGGGCACTGAGGATTATAGACTGAAGAGGGTTACTTGTCCAACGATGCAGGTTGCATCAGTTTGCTGTAATCGAACCTCGTACCCAGAGCGTCCGTGATGGATACGGGGTCACCCTGGTACTCGAACACCCGCCTATTGTACATGAGAGCATGAGCAGGACATTTGATTTTTCCCTCTGCAAAAGCCACACCCTTAGCCGTTGCCCGCCACATCCCGGAGGTCCGCTTAGTGCCCCCCTCAACCTCCGCCTGAGTGACCGCCAACCCCCAAGAAGCAAGGTAGGAATAGTCCCGTCCCGTATATGTGCAATCTCGGTGATGGACCCA